CTAGCAGACTTACACACCCATAGGCTCTGTTAGATTTTGGGCCCGCCTAGGTTCTGTATCATCTTATACTACTAATCTCTCATTTGATTACATATATATTATATTATATTTTTTAATAAAAATCAATAAAAACAAAATGGCGCCCCCTCAGGGATTCGAACCCCGGACACACGCCTTAGAAGGGCGTTGCTCTATCCTACTGAGCTAAGAGGGCAAGTAAAGCATATTATTTATGCTTTGTTTCAGTATAATTATATCCATTTTGTAACAATAGGTCATCAAATGATATACCCATATTATTAAATGGAACATACATTCTACAAGTTAATTCATAAATAATAGCATTATACTCTTCCTTTGATATTTCTTCACTTAAATGTTTCATTAATTCAACAGTTGGTGCTGTTCTTAATTCTAATAGTGTCATACTTTCTCCTTATCTTTTTGGTGCGGGAAGCAGGACTTGAACCTGCACGAACTAGGTTCACTGGTTTCTAAGACCAGCGCGGCTGCCGTTACGCCATTCCCGCATGGCGTCCAGTGCTAGATTCGAACTAGCGGACCGCATAACGGCCGGCACTTTAGCAAAGTGCTGGGTTAAGCCATCTCCCCCAACTGGACATTGGAGCACCCAGTAGGATTCGAACCTACGTTGCTGAAGTTGCAGTTCAGTGCCTTATCCAGCTTGGCTATGGGTGCATATGGTGCGGGATCTAGGATTTGAACCTAGGACCCCCGACGTATCAGATCGGTGCTCTAACCAACTGAGCTAATCCCGCATGGCGGAGAGCCAGGGACTCGAACCCTGAAGTCCGCAAAGACCAACGGTTTTCAAGACCGCCCGACTACCAATTATCACAACTCTCCATATGGTGGCACCGGGTGGAATCGAACCACCGACACAGGGATTTTCAGTCCCTTGCTCTACCGACTGAGCTACAGTGCCATGGTGGGTAACAGTGGATTCGAACCACCTCAACCTAAGGTAACAGATTTACAGTCTGCCGCGACTCGCCATCTTCGCCGATTACCCATAAAAAAACTTTTTACCACCATAGGTAGTGAAAAGTTAGTTTAAAAATATCTAATAACATATCAACTTTTTCATCAACATCTTTTGAGTAATCATAATAATGTTGTTCATAAAGTAATCCATCACTTATATCAATCATTAAATTAAGTAATGTTCCTAAATCATATTCTTGTTCCTTATACTCAAATTTATGAAATTTTAAATCAATAGTTTGACTTGCGTCTTCTCTAAATACTTTTAATCTTGTATTCAACCACTCTATGAAAGAGTAACTTACATCATAACATTCTTCTTTAATTTTTTGCTTTTTACTTTTAAATAACATAATATCCTCCTATTAATTAATTATTTGCTTGTGCTACTCTTTGTTCTATTTGGTTCATTTTTGCTTGTCTTTTCTTTCCGCTACCTGGAGGGTGTAATTTTACATACTCTGCGGCAGCCTCTTTTAGCTCTCTTCCTCTGGCTGTTAAATTCTTTTGAGCCATAGGATTTCTCTTTAATTTCTTATTAGTTTTACCTTTTCTATCTAAATTTAATTGCGTAATAAGATATTGAGATTCTCCACTACCAGATTTACCTTTCTTTCTTTTAGCCATTTTATTCCTCTCCTTTTTAAATTTTGGCAGGGACACTAGGACTTGAACCCAGATACGCGGTTTTGGAGACCGCAGTCCTACCATTGAACGATATCCCTATTTAATAAGGCTAGTTATATCATACTTCAGCTATCAATTCCCCGTCGGATGCGGTTCAGTTTCGTGCAATCACCATATGGCTGCTTCACATTAATAACTATTTCCAATTAACCTTAAATTCATATGGCAGAGGCTGTAGGATTCGAACCCACACCCCGGGTTTTGGAGACCCGTCTTTACGGTTTTGAAGACCGTTGTGCTACCATTACACTAAGCCCCTATTTAACTAATAAATATATGCCATCTTTAACAATTACATAGTCATGGTTTTCATCTTTTAACCACTCTTCAAATGTAATATAATCATTTATTTCTACATAATCGTTAATATCAATGTTTAAATTATTTCTTTCAATAAGATTATAATAATCTTTTTTTAAATCATCAAATAAAGATTTTTCATCTTGTCTAATAATAAAACCACTCTTTTGAGCTAATTTATCAATTACATCAAAAAAGAATTCTTTCCAATACCTATTTACTTCATATGTATATAATAAATCCATACCATATTTATTAATAAGTAATCTTTTTTTACCTAATTCTTCTAATTCATAATCTTCTATTTTCTTTAATTCCATAATAATCTCCTTTAATGGACCAGAGTGAGGGGATCAAACCCTCGCCTTCAGTGCCACAAACTAACGTGCTATCATTACACCAACTCTAGTATATCTTTACAAACCTTGTTAATAGGTTCGATTTCATCAAACATACCACATAAATATTTTTCATATAAATTATAATAACATATTTTTAAGTATAAATCATTCATTTTATCTTTATACACATCTTCAAGAGGTAATAATGTATAATCAGGTTTTAAACTTACAATCTTTTGCCATACTGAATCCATAGTTCTAATACCCCTATTTTTCATTTCCTCTCTTAAATAATATGCATATGAAATTAAATTATCATAATCATAATCTAAAACAAAGTTTACTAATACATGATTTGGTGTCCCATTCTTTTGAATAGCTCCCGCAATAGCAGAAACTTCTCGCCATTGAGCCACAAGATGTATTTTTGGTAATGCTTTAATTAGTTTTGTATGCCATAATCTCATAATTTTCTCCTATTTATACATATATTATATTATAAATAATTTAAAAAGTCAAATAAAAAATGGTCGGGGATGAGAGATTTGAACTCCCAATCTCTTGGACCCAAACCAAGCGCCTTAGCCAAATTGGGCTAATCCCCGACAGAAAAAGCTCTTTTCAGAGCCATATAAAACATAAATTATGCTAAAATTTGTGGTTGATAATTTTCAAAACCTTCTGGTGCTTCAACTTCATCGATATTAATATCTACTCTTCTAACAGTAGATGGACCAGTTGAAAGTTCTACAGGTACATCTTCTTCAGTTCTATTATATTTAAACCATTTTAAATTTCTAATACGAACTGAAAAACCTGAAGTTGTATCTGAAATAATAGCGTAATCATAATAACTATCTTCACCTTTAATAAAAATAGCATTCTCATTTGCCCTAATCTTTTCTTCTGCTTCTTCTTCATCACTAACATAACCTAGTGTTTTAAAATCTGTTACCTCTCCATCATCAATATTTAACATTGATAAAAAATACATACTCTTTTCCTCCTTTAAATTAAATTAGTAAAGCTCTATATTAAGGGCTTAACTAAATAATTTCTATGAATTTTTCTTCAGGCTCTTTAGCCTCTTTAGTTGCAATGGTAATATATAATAAACCATTTTTCATTGTAGATTTAATATTATCTAAATCACAAGCGTCAATGTCGCAAGAGAATTTAGAGTTAACAGAATATATTTTCTTAGTAATTTCATCTTCTGTTTTACCTTCAATCACAATAAATACTTTTCCACCAATTGTTTTTGTAGATAATTTTAAATCTTTCTTATCTAGTCCTAATACATTATGAACAATAGTAATAGAACCATCTTTGTTTTTGATTACTGAATAAGGATGCATATCCTTTTCATCTCTCATAAATTTGTAAAAATCTTTATCCCAATCAAATGGGTTAATAGGCCAGTCTAATAATGCTGGCTTGTCTAAAAATAAACTCATATTAAAAAACCTCCTAAAAATAAAATAAAAAATAAAAAACCTTAATATAGAGCTTACATATATATTGGCTCGGGAGGCTAGATTCGAACTAGCGAATGCAGGAGTCAAAGTCCTGTGCCTTACCGCTTGGCTACTCCCGAATATAATTGCGGCCGCCGGTTAATCATATGACGAACCGCGTTCCGCTAAATCTTTATAGTATTTAACTTTGTAATCCCATTCGCTTTTAACTGTCTTTTTGTCAAAGCAGCTGCAAGTCTTTTCATATTAGTTATTTTTTTAAATTTTTTAAACCAATATGAAGCAAGAATATCCTGACCATTTGCAATATAATCGCAATATTTCAGGAATGCCTCCTGTTCTTGCTCTAAAAGTTCTTGTTTTTCCATAAGTCCTACTTTCTTTGCATAACGCAATAAATTTCAAAATGGTGGAGAGCAGGGGGATCGAACCCCTGACCTCCTCGGTGCAAACGAGGTGCTCTCCCAGCTGAGCTAGCTCCCCATTAAGGTGGCTATTATACACCTGCCACGAGGCTGGTTTCATGTTTCTTTTTAAGGAGTTGGAACATCACCACCGCAGTCTCTCCATATAAACTAGGCATAGGAAAGGTGGGAGTCGAACCCATAAAGTACCGCCAATCGATAACCCCTCCCATATGTCTAGTTATGCCTATTTTGGTGGCTCAACTAGGACTTGAACCTAGAACCTTTCGGGTATGAACCGAACGCTCTAGCCAGTTGAGCTATAGAGCCATAATTGTTGCCTTTCTCACGGTCCACGCGGGTTTCCTGAGCTTTCACGGGCGGTCCTAAAACTTCCGAGGGCATCTATTCTAATTTGGTATTGAAGTCTTTTTTGTAATTTCTATCTTAAATATATAATCATAATGTTTAAATGATATAAACTTACCACTATTAACAGTGCAATCTACATTATTTTCTTTTAATTTATTTACTATCATTTCAACTATAACATCTTTTGTAGCATCTCTAAATGCTTTTTTACCATCATTCGCAAGTAATGAAGTTGCTTTTTTTAATTCAATATCATAGATTTTATTATCCATAAATACTAAATTATATATTCCATTACCTGATAATGAATACTTATGTTTATAATTATCTTGAAATAAATTTTGTAAAAAGTTGCTGTCAAAAGCCCATTCATACTCAGTTAAACAATCATTTTTAGCAAAAAACTTAAATTTTCCCATAAAATCATCACTTCCTATATAATAATTATATAATAATTTTATGAAAAAATCAATATATATAAAAAATGGCAATCTATTAAGTAATCCTATGTCTTAGGTCAAGTTGAGTTTCTCCAAAGATTACACTTCGTTACCAAAATTGCACTTTCGTTTTAAAATCTCGATATGCGGTTACCCTGCATATGACTTGATTACCACTTAGTACACACTTCAAACTTAATAAATATCGCTCTAGAAGTTTTCCTTAGCAATAATTTGCCTTATAACTAGAATAGCGTGCCATTTTTAAACAAATTGGAGCGGATAAGGGGAATTGAACCCCTACAAACAGCTTGGAAGGCTGTAATTCTACCATTAAACTACATCCGCATATGGTGCCAACTGTAGGAATTGAACCCACAACCTACTGATTACAAATCAGTTGCTCTACCTATTGAGCTAAGTTGGCATTAAAGGATGTGTTTCCACATCCGCCGCTCTTTTAACACTTGGTCAATGAGCTAAATCTTATGACAAAAGTCATAGATATGACTTATCTACCTCTTGAGTAGTAAGTATAGTAAGAAACTTTCCTAATTTATATTGCGGTATTCAGCCCTTCTTACTAAGTACCTGGTCCCGCCCTAATATTATTCTTCGTCGTCCTCTTCAGTATCGCCGGCAACGACTTTCTTAACTTTAAATTTTACTCCTGTAAAATCATTTTCATCAAGAATAATATCGCATTTATTATAAGCATGCTCAACTTTATAAATAGCCTCATCTTCACTTGGGGCTTCTACTTCAACCCTTTTTTTAAGAGTTTCTATTATAGTAACATAATATGTATTATTTTCTTTTGAATTCATATTATCACATCTCCTTTTTATATATTAATTATATTATATTTTTAATAAAAAATCAATATATAAAAAAGTTCCTCCTTAATACTTTTTCAAAAGTAGGTAAAGTAGAATATTTAAAAATACCCTTTTTATGTATTTTATTAAGTAAAAATACAACGGCGACCCTTTCTATATACGATCGCCGCATATACACTTTAGGAAACCTCCAATTCATTTTACAAATTACTTTACTGCATAAAGTAAATTATTTTTCTTAAAGAGCTACTCTAATACTTATTCATTTACTTATCGGAGGAGTCTGTGCTGCAGTTAAACCCTGACTTTTAGCAAAGAACCTGATACCAGGTCCGAGGTAATTTAACCATAATGTATATTTCGGTAAGTTTCCTTAAAAATAGGACTTAGGTTAAGATTTTACCAAACTTACAAAGATTTTCTTTAGCCCTAACCAATATTGATATTGCCAAATATTACTTAAAAAATAAAATCCATATTAAGTAAACCTATAAACTCTTTAGGAGCGTATCGCTTCCTCCTAATATTTCTTTTATTTCTTTTTTCATACTGACATAAATATTATACAATATTTTTTTTATTATATCAATTATTATAAACCTAATGCTTTAAGTAAATCATTAACATTGTTCTTTTCTTCTTTGGTTGCTTCTACAACAGGTTTAGTTGTCTTTGTTTCACTTTCAAAATCTATCTTTTCTGCGGCAGCACCTGGTACAGCATTGTCAGTACCTTGTTCAACATTTTCTTTAGCCGCAGTTAAAGCAACTTTAATTTGAATAAGTTCTCCATTTTCTTGAATTGGAATTCTTATTTCTTTACCATCATTATATAGAAAAGAACCCTCAAAATTACTCAATATCTTCTTTTGTATTTCCGCTTTCGCTACCTGTCCTCTCGCCATCTTCAAAATCCTCCCTTATGATTCTTAGTGGGGTTTCACCTAATGATTTAGCTAACGCAATAACATGATTACACATTCTACAGTTCCCGCCCTTCATACAGCTACGGCCGCATGTTATTCTTTTTTTACAAAATCTAGGAACTAAACAAGTGCTATCTAATGAGTTTTCTAAATCAATAATAATCTCTTTAAGGTCGCCCATCCACTTTTTATCTTTGCTATATATATCATAATATAAATTTTGTTTATTTGCATCTCCAAAGAATTCAAAAACATCTATATATGGTTCATAGTCCTCAACATCTTCAGGTCTGATCCAGAATTTTAATATATCATCTAATGCTTTATATTGTGATTGTGCTACATTAGGATATACCCTAATTTGAGCACCTTTATCATGAACAACTTGAGCTACTTTATCTAATTCAAAACCTAATTGTTCAACGATATAAACATCTGAAACACCTCGATCTAAAAACTCATATAGTAAATCCCAATCGTTTATATATAAATTAAAATATATTTTGCACTCAGGATATATTTTTTTAACATCTTTAAAATATGCTTCATCTCATTCAGGTAATCTAATCTTTACATTATATGAAGGATTATCTTTTTGAAAATCAAAAGGAACAAAGAACTTTTTATTATCTATTGCATCATCATAATTGTTAATACATAAATTAATTCTTTGGTCTTTATGAAGTTCACAATATTCTTTTAAATCCTCTAAATTAGTTTTTAAAATATCAATATTTATTTCATCAACTTCATTAAATATATCTAATTGTTTTCCCTGAAAATCAATACAATATTTCATTATCCACCTCTTATAAAAAGAAGTGTTGTTTCCAACACTTTTATTTATTATGCTAATTTATATGCTTTTCTAGTTTTTCCACTTTCATCTTTGATGTCAGTTTTTTCAACTTCACCTAAGTTAACTAATTGTGTTAAACGAGCAATAACTTTTGCCTTTGTAATTTCTTCATTATCAAGAGCAGTTACAATAGTTTCTACAGTTTGGAAATCATTAGTTAAAACATTCTTTACAGTTTCTCTTAACTCGTCTCCTTCAACCTTCTTTTCAGCAGCTCTTTCTTTTGCTTTTTCAGCTCTCTTATCAAGAGTGTCAATTTGATTTCTAACGAAGTCTACTAAAGCACTTGTTTCATCTGTTAAATCTGTTTCTGTTAAAATACTTAAAATTTCTTCATAATAATCTCTTTTTGTCATTTTCTTTTCGTTTTCCATAATCTTAAAATTTCTCCTTTTCTTAATTTTTTTACATTACCATTATACTATAATTTTTTCAGTCTTTCAACTGAACCCATTAACCTATCCAGCTCATATGAGATTGGATTGCCTCCAATAAATCATGTTCATCTGCAACAGTTAATTCATCTATTCTATAGTTATATGCAACTAACATTCTTTCTAGTATATCTAAAGCACTATCATTTTCATTTGCACAATAGATGTAATATCCAATGTGCGGCATTAATTCTTCTTTAATGCTAACACTATTACGAATATGAAATCTAACTCCATCTAAAAATGGATTATCTCCATCTTTACTTGGGTCTAGTGGGTTTTCAAATCTAAACATATCTATCACCTCTCCTTTTTACTAACCAATTATTATTTTTACAAAATAGTATGTTCCAAGACAAAAGATAACAAACATAATAACCATTATTAAAACACCAAACAGAGTTAAAAATAAATCAGTTGCATCAGATTCAAATTCTTTTCTCATTTCTTGTTCTTCTGCTTTCATATAATGTTCTGCTTCTCTTTTTTCTCTCCAATACTCTTCTCTAGTCATATCTACTATTTCCTTTCTACATTTATATTTTATAATATTTTTTATAAATAATCAATAAGTTCTTGCGGCGGCCGGTCAATCATTTCTTTAACCATGAGTGTACCCCAGGAAGGACCTGCGGCCGCATTTCTTTTATTGATTTTTATAAAAAAATATTATATAATCACGCGTGCACACGCGCGCGTATATTAAAATAAGGTTGGGTAGCGGCCACCCGCACCTTTTTATATAATTGAAAAAATTTTAAAAATATTATATAATATTAATATATGAGGTAAGAAAGAAAGGTGATAACAATGAATATATCTCAAAGCAGATTTTTTTGCACTGAATGTGGAAATGAAGGTATTCCTATAATGCGTCCTGCCGGACAACAAAGAGAGCCTGGACATTTAAAGAAACTTTATTGTTTACATTGTGGTAAAGAAGTAAATCACGCAGAAGTGCGAGAAATAGGTGGATACACAGAAGAAGATTTTAGAAGAGAATTTGAATTAGGTAGATTTCAAAACGGACAAAGAGTTGAAAACAAAAACTTGCTTCAATGTTCTAATACAGCTTGTCGTTTCAATATAAATGGTCGTTGCTGGAATAGTAATAATTCAAATAATTGTGGATATAAACCAATCAAGGAAGGTGATAAAAATGAGTAAAATGTATTTAATGGTAGGATGTGCTGGAGCGGGAAAATCATCTTTTATTAAAGAACATATTAAACCAAATGAAATAGTTATTTCAAGAGATAAAATTAGATTAAGTATGATTCAAGACGGAGATACTTTCTTTATAAAAGAAGATAAAGTTTATAAAGAATTTATTTCTCAAATTAATGCAGCAATCACAGCTAATTTAACTTTTTATGTTGATCAAACATCTCTTAATCAAGGTTCACGTAGTAAATTATTAAGTCATTTGGAAAAAAAGCCAGATAAAATTATTGCAATATATATTAAAAAACCGCTTGAAATTATTCGTAAACAAAATGCTCAAAGAACTGGTCTTGCATTAGTTCCCGAAAAAGTAATAGATGATATGTACAGAATACTTACTCCACCAACAAAAAAAGAAGGATTTGATGAAATATGGACAATAGAATAGAGGTGAGAAGTTAATGAAATCAATATGTAGATATTTAAAATTAAAAAAATTAAAATCAGGAGTTGCAAAAGAAAGTTGGGAAAAATTAGAAGGACAAGAATTTATTGTAGTCTTTTGGGATAATACAATAGAACATTGTATTGGTAGGGACGAATTATATCACTGTTTAGAGCAAGACCATATTAAAAAAATTCATTATATTTTTGATATGACAGATAGAATTGCTATAAACAGAGATGTAATTATAAATACAGATGAGGTATAATATGGAAAAGAAAATTTGGTTTACGAGTGATACTCACTTTGGACATGATAAAAAGTTTTTATATGGACCTCGCGGTTTTGCATCAATAGGACAACATGATTGGGAAATTATTCGCAACTGGAATTCTGTAGTAGGACCAGATGATGAAATATATCATCTAGGTGATATGATGCTAGTAGATAATGAAAAAGGATTACATTGTGTTGGTATGCTTAATGGACATATTCATATTATCTTAGGTAATCATGATACAGCGACAAGAGCAGAATTATATAGAAGACGCCCTAATGTTGTTGAAATAACTTATGCAACTCAATTAAAATATAAGAAAAATTATTTCTTTTTATGCCACTATCCAGTGATAACCGCAAACTATGATGACCAAAAACCGTGGGCTATGCATTTAATTAATCTATTTGGTCATACACATCAAAAAGAAAAGTTTTATAATAATAATCCATATATGTATAATGTAGGACTAGATGCACATAATAATTATCCTGTTGAAATTAATGAAATTATTGCGGATATTAAAGCAAAAAAATTAGAATGTGATAACTTACAAGATAGTATTGATAAGCAATAAAATTTTTAATATAATAACCATAGGAGAATAAAATTATGAAATGGAAAATTAAAAGTGCTGTTTTTGATGAAGAAGATGGTGTTTCTTGTGTTTCAATTTCAACTCATTTAGGAAGATTTGATGGTGTTAGTTGTCTTCACCCCGATGATAAAGATATTGCTTCTGAATTTGAAGGTTGTCGTTACGCAGAACTAAGAGCTGTTATTTCATTCTATAAAGCAGAAATTGATATTTTAAAAATAAAAATTGAAACTTTACAAGATGTATTACTAAATTTTAAAAATATGAAATATTATAGTGAAAATAAAAAAGAAGTAAAATGTGTTAGCACAAAACTTAATGATTTACTTGACAGAAAGAAAAATTTAGAAAATGATATAATTGCAATAAAAAAACATCTTAATTATTCAATGGAAAATTATAGAAAAGACCATGAACATTTTATAGAAACAATAAATAAAAACAGAGAAAAAAAGAAATTAGTTCCTGAGGACTAATTTTTTTATTAAGGAGTTGATAATATATGAGAAAAATTATTCGTTTATACACTGACGGAGCTTGTAATAACAATCCTGGTATCGGCGGTTGAAGTTGTGTAAGATATGACGCAGAAACTAATACTATATACGATGCTTATACAGGCGGAGAAGAGACCTATATGGATGGACACCTTATGCAAAAGAAAGAAACAACAAACAATCGTATGGAATTAAAAGGTCTAATACAAGCATTAGAATTAGCCACTACAAAATATCAAGATTGTGATGTATTAATATATAGCGACAGCGCTTATGTCGTTAATATGTTTAATACTTGAATATACAGTTGAGCTAAAAATAATTGGATAAATAGTTCAAAAGAAGAAGTTAAAAACTTAGATTTAGTTAAAAAAATATATGAATATACAAAAGTAGATTTCCCCAACTATGGCGTATATAAAATTGCGGGTCATAATAATGAAATTGGAAATGAACTTGCGGATGCCTATGCTGTTGCGGAAAAAAGCGGAGATGCAACAAAATTAGCCAAAATTTTAAAAGAAAATAATATTACTCTTGCCATAGAGTAATTTTTTGATTTTAGAGGAAAATTTTGATATAATTATATTAGATGATTTTTAGAAAGGAGAAAATATGGCGGATAAAAAGTTATATACTAAAGATAGTATTGAATCATTATCACCTCTAGAGTTTACTCGTCTTAAACCGGGTGTTTATGCAGGTGATACAACATATTCAACACAATTATTAGTAGAGATTGTATCTAATGCTGTTGACGAATATAGACTAGGTCATGGTGATAAAATCAATATTACCATTTCTAATAAAGATAAAGATACTACTGTTACAGTTGAAGATTTTGGTCAAGGTTTTATTCCTAATGAAATTCGAGATGACGGTAAATCTGTATTAGAGGCCGCATTCAGTGTATTAAATACTTCAGGTAAATATCGTGAAGATGGTACATATGAAGGAACATCACTAGGTTCATTTGGTATTGGTTCTAAAATTACAACTTTCTTATCTCATAAACTAGAAGTAACGACATATAGAGATAACAAATATGAAACTGTTATTTTTAAAGAGGGAGTATTTCAAGAAAGAAAAACTGGTAATTTAGTTCACCCATCTGGAACTATTGTAAAATGGTCTCCAAGTGAACAATTCTTTACACATACAACAATAGAAGAAAATAAAATTAAAGATTTATTTAACACTATCACTTGTTTGTGTCCTGGATTGACTATTAACTTGAATATTAATGGTGGTGAAACTTTAATTCAATATTATTCACAAAATGGTATAAATGATTTAGTTGATGAAGCAGTAAAAAATAAAGAAATTATAGCTAACAGATTTAATTTAAAATATGAAGAAGGTAAAGAAAAAATAGATATGGTATTAACATATACATCAAACTATTCTTCTATATTAGTTCCTTATGTTAATACAGGTCTTACAGAAAAAGGACCTCATATTACGCAAGTTAAATCTATAATTACAAGAGAATTTAATAAATTCTTTAAAGATAAAAAATGGCTAAAAGATAAAGAAGAGAATTTAACAGGTGATGATATACAAGAGGGTATGTATATTGTATTTAATATTACAGCCCCTAATGTTGCATATGATGCACAAGTTAAATCAACTGTAACTAAATTAGATATGAGTAATTTTGCTACTGTTATTGCAACAAACTTACAATATTGGTTAGCAAATAATGAAAAAGAAATAAAAATAATATTTGATAAAGCGGCGGCCGCACGAAAAGCTAGAGAGGCAGCTAAATCTGCTCGTGAACGAGTTAGAGAAAATAATAAGAAAAAAGAAAAAGCATTAAAATTTGATAGTAAATTAGCTGATTGCTATTCAAAAGATAGAAGTAAATGTGAAATCTATATCACAGAGGGTGATTCAGCAAGTGGAAACTTAAAATCAGCAAGAAATAATGAATTCCAAGCTGTTATGCCTGTTCGTGGTAAGATACTTAATACACAAAAGGCTAGTTTAGATAAGATACAAAAAAATGCAGAAATTATGACAATGATTGATGCCTTTGGATTGTATATCGATACTAAGACTATGACCGTTACTTATGACAAGAGTAGTTTAAGATATGGAAAGATTATTATTGAATCTGATGCGGATGTTGATGGCGCCCATATCAAAAACTTATTTTATACTTTTATATGGAACTTCTGTCCACAATTAATTGCAGATGGATATATATATGCAGGTGTTCCACCATTATATAAAGTAACAATAGGTAAAGAATATAAATATATTAAAAATGATGAAGAATTAGAAGAGTTTAAAAAGACAATAGGTGATAAAAAAATAACTGTAAATCGTATGAAAGGTTTAGGTGAAATGTCTGTTGATGAAACAGAAGAAACATTAACTGACCCTAACAATAGAATTATTAAACAAATTACAGTTGAAGATGCGGAGGCCGCAGATGAATTATTTAATGACCTAATGGGAACAGGAGTTGTTGCTCGTAAAGAGTTTATAAAAGCTCATAGTGAGGAGGCTACATATAATGCAGAATAATGATATTTTAAATGAATTAAGCACAAATTTTATTGAATATGCAGTAGCGGTAAACACAGATAGAGCAATTCCTGACGCAACTTGTGGATTAAAACCTGTAGCCCGCAGAATTTTATGGGGAGCTTTTGAAAAAGGATATACATTCTCTAAACCTCATGTTAAATCAGCTAAAATTGTTGGAGATGTAATGGGAACATATCACCCACATGGCGATAGTTCTATTTATGGAGCTCTTGTAAGATTATCTCAACCTTGGATTATGAGATACCCGCTTATTGATTGGCACGGTTCTAATGGAAACATTGATGGCGATGGACCAGCTCATATGCGTTATACTGAAGCAAGATTGTCAAAACTTGCGGAAGATGGTATGTTAAAAGGAATTAAAAAGAAAAATGTTGATTTTATTCCTAACTACTCTGAGGACGCTGAAGAACCAGTTACATTACCTGCAATATTCCCTAACTTACTATGTAATCCAAATACGGGTATTGGTGTTGCGATGGCGTGTAATTTTGCCCCTCATAATTTAAAAGAAGTTGCGGAAGCTATATGCGACTATATTGAGGGCAAAGATCCAATGTTACCAGGTCCTGACTTTCCAACAGGTGGTGTAGTAATTAATAAAAATGATATACCAAACATTATGAAAACAGGTCATGGTAGTGTAAAAATTAGAGCAAAATATAAACTTGAAGGACAAAATATAGTATTCTACGAGATACCGTATGGAACTTCAACTGAAAGTTTAATTGCGGAAATCGGGGAAATAGCTGAAAAGGATATTCCTGAGATTACAAATATTAGAAATGAAAGTAATAAAAAAGGTTTAAGAATTGTAGTTGAATGTGGAAAAGGTATTAATCCAGACTCAATAGCAAATAAACTATTCTTAAAAACTGATTTACAAAGTAGTTTTTCATACAATCAAGTTGCTTTAATTAATAAAACTCCAACAGAAGTTAATTTAAAAGATTGTATAAAATTATATTTAGACCATAATGTTAATTGTTTAGTTAAAGAATTTGAATATGATTTAAAAGCTGCGGAAGCCCGCCTAGAGATTGTAGAGGGCTTGTTAAAGGCGTTAGCAGACATTGATAATATAATTGCCTTTATTAAGCAGTCTGAATCAAGTGCAGCCGCACGTGATGGATTAATCAAAGAGTATAAATTTACTGAACCTCAAGCAAAATCTATTGTTGCTATGAGATTAGGTAGCTTGGCTAAATTAGAAAAAGTAGAATTAAATGAAGAAAAAGTTAGTTTAGTTCAAGATATAGAAGATATGAAAGAAGTATTAGGTTCAAAAGATATTCAAATTTCTATTATAAAAGATAGATTAAATGAATTGGTTAAGAAATATGGAGACGCTAGAAGAACTGAATTAGCACAAATAGACCTTCCTAAAGCTGAAAAAGAAGTTCAAGCAGTTGTTCCTGAAGATGTAGTTGTAATGTTATCTCAAACAGGTGATATTAAGCGCATACCTAAATCAAGTTTTAGAACACAAAGAAGAAATGGTAAAGGTGTAAAATCTGAAGATGATGCAACATTAGCCTCTATAAAAACTAATACTGTTGATAACTTACTATTATTTACTAATAAAGGTAAAATGTATAAGATATTAGTTGATAAGCTACCTGTTGGAACAAATGTTTCAAAAGGACAAAATATCGCTAGTTTAGTATCAATAGAGTCAGATGAAAAAGTGATGGCGGCAGCATCATTAGATAAAGGTGTGGACGCTGACTATGTAGTATTTGTAACTAAACAAGGAACTGTGAAAAAATCTTTATTAACTGAATATACAGGTCTTAAAAAATCAACTGGTGCTCAAGCTATCAAGTTAAAAGATGGAGATAGTATTGCTAATGTATTGTTTATGAAACAAGAAGATTTAATTTTAATATCTAAAAAAGGTATGATGATTAGATTTACAACCAGTGATATTGCCCCTATTGGAAGAGTAACAGCTGGTGTAAGAGGTATTAAACTTAATGATGGCGATGAAATTCTTGCCGGAGTAATAGTAAAAGAAGGTCAATCATTAGCATTAATAAATAAAAATGGAACTGGTAAAAGATGTGCTTTAACTGAATTCACTCCTCAAGGAAGAGGCGGTAAAGGGGTTAAAGGATGCGGTGAAGAGATTGCGGGTGCCGCATTAGTAAGTAATGAAGATAGTTTATTACTTATTGGCAAACCTAATAGCATATGCATCGAAGCTAGTGAATTACCTGAACAAAGTAGAACAACTATTGGTGTAAAGGTAGCTAAAAATGAAATTAAAAATGTTGTTAAACTATAACAACATTTTTTTATTGATTTAATTTAAAAAATATAGTATAATTTATATATAAGGAGATAAGTATGGATAAAGAAATTAGAGATTTAATTGATAAATTGAATTATTATACTAAGCTTTATGACGAAGGACATCCAGAAATATCTGATGCAGATTGGGACTGGATGTATTATCAGTTGCAAGCAAAAGAATTAGAGTCTGGTATTTTCTATGAAGATAGTCCTACTCAATGTGTAAATTATCAAGTTGTTAATGAACTTAAAAAAGTAGAACATAATCATCCAATGTTATCCCTTGATAAAACAAAAGATATAGATGTTATCAAATCTTTTATTGATAATAAAAAATATATCGCTATGGCAAAAATGGACGGATTAACTTGTTCAATTAAATATCAAAATGGTAAACTTATATCTGCGGAAACCCGCGGAAATGGGGTTATAGGTGAAGATATTTTACATAATGCTTTACAAGTTAAAAATATTCCTAATAAAATTAATTATGTAGATGAATTAGTTTTAGATGGAGAAATTATTTGCACTTATAATGATTTTGAACCATTTAAAGATGAGTATAAAAATCCTAGAAATTTTGCTAGTGGAAGCATAAGATTATTAGATAGTAAAGAAAGTGCTTCTAGACATTTAACTTTTGTTGTTTGGGATGTAATAAAAGGACTAGAATGGTGTGAAACACTATCAGAAAAACTATATGAACTACAAGATTTATTTGCTTGTTTCACAATAGTTCCATATTATACAGATGATACAATAGAAAAAAGTATTGATTTAATACAACAAAGTGCTAAAGTTTTAGGATATCCAATTGATGGAGTAGTATTCAAATATGACAAAAACAGTGATTATATTGCCGCAGGTAAAACTGACCATCATTTTAAAGGTGGTATGGCATATAAATTTTATGATGAAGAATATGAAACATATTTAAAAGATATTGAATGGAGTATGGGTAGAACAGGAGTTTTAACACCAGTAGCCATATTTGATACTATTGAAATTGATGGAACAGAAGTATCAAGAGCAAGTCTATCAAATGTATCAGTATTAGAAGATACATTAGGCACCCCTTATATCAATGAAAAACTTTGGGTTACAAAAAGAAATATGATTATACCAAAAGTTGAAAGAGCCGAAAAATTAGGTTATAATGAAGGTGTAATAAGGATGCCAGAAGTTTGTCCAATATGTAACGAACCGGTTGAAGTATTAGACAACGATGGTGTTAAGGTATTATATTGCGACAATCCGCAATGCCAAGGTAAGTTTATAAACCGTCTTGACCATTTTTGTGGCAAGAAAGGTTTAGATATAAGAGGGCTTTCAACGGCAACTCTCGAGAAACTTGTGAACTGGGGCTGGATTTCTAATTATGTAGATATATATAAATTAGAAAACAAGTCAAATGAATGGAAAAACAAAGCTGGTTTTGGAGAAAAGTCAGTAGAGAGGATCTTGGAAGCCATCAACAATAGTAAACATCCAACTCTTGAAGCAGTAATTGCGGCAGCCGGTATTCCTTTGATAGGACGCGCTGTTGCGAAAGAGTTGTGTAAATATATAAAAACCTATGAAGATTTTAGAAATAAAATTAATTCAGGTTTTGACTTCACCCAATATGATGGATTTGGAGAAGTAATGAATGACGCTCTATTAAGTTTTGATTATACAGAGCTTGATGAAGTTGTTAACTATGCTTTTACAATCCAAGAAGAAAAAGATGAAGAGGAAGGTTCAAAATTAAAAGATATAGTATTCTGTATTACAGGAAAAGTTCATACAGTAAAAAATAGAGATGAGCTTAAAGCATTAATAGAAGCGCAAGGCGGTAAAGTGGTTGGCTCAATGAGCGGAAATGTTAATTATCTAGTTAATAATGATATAATGAGCACCTCAAGTAAAAATATCGCCGCAAAGAAAATGAATATTCCAATTATTACAGAGGAAGAATTAAGGTTAATGTTTTAATACGTTGATACTATAAAAAATTTTGAATATAATAATAGTATGAAAGATGAAGAAAAAATAAAAGAAATAGCACAGCAGATTTTCAATTTAGAAACACAATATCGAACTACTCAAAATACAGATATTGAACAAGAAATTGAAAAACTGACCGAGACTCTTTCACTCGAAGAGCTATTAGAAGTAGATGAATATATATTTAAAAATTATCTATTGAGAAAATAAAAATTTTTAGTTATAATATTCATATATAAAAAAATAAAAAGGTTTAAAGAAAAGGAGACAAAGAAGATTATGTTAAAACCAAATAGTAAATTAGTTTATGACTATGTAAAAGAAAATGGAGACAAGAATATTACAGCTAATGATATCGCTGAAGGAACTGGATTAGCAGTTAGAAGCGTAAATGGTATCGTTACATCTGCATTCCAAAGAAAAGGATTAATGGAAAGAGTTCCAGCTGAAATTGAATTAGAAGATGGTACTCATAAAGCTATCAAATTAATCAAATTAACTGCTGAAGGCGAAGCATTCGATCCAGAAGCTGAAGATGACGCTGAATAATTTATAAAAAAGTTTTAAAAAAGGTTGAAGGATGCTATTCAATCTTTTTTTATTAGGAGAATTTATGCAAGATTTTATAACTATATTTTTGGGTATAATGTGTTGTATTCTATTTGTAATATTAATATTTAAAAAATGAAAAATTTATGAAGTTAATAAAGATATAGAAAATTACAATGAAAATTTAAGAAGAGAAAGAGATTTAATTACTGAAGATATATACACTTTAAATAACTCAAAATTAGAAAAAAGTAAAGAACTAGAGAAAATAACAGATATTACAAAGGATATTAATGCGGCCGCCTATGACGCTTTTACCCAATATTGTGAATCATTAGACACTAATTATAAATTAACAGAAGAAGAATATGATGAAGCTATTGATTCATTGCAAGAGGCTTATGATGAAATACAAAAAAACTTAATGGCGGAAACAGATAAAATCAGAAAAGAACTCGAGAAAATTTCATCAACCCGAGCTGCCGCAATGGATGCTCAACTTAAAGAACAAGAGGTTAAAGATAAACAAGCATTCTATTGTCCACAAGTTCCTGAAGCCGACCTTAAAGATGCTAAAACTCTACACGATATAGAATATAAATTAAACAATCCCCGCATCTTGCGTATGTTAATATGGCAATCATATTATCAAAAACCTATGAACCAAGTATGTGCTAATGTATTAGGCGGCAATACTGCAGAAAAGTGCGGCATATATAAAATTACAAATCAAAAAACTGATTTAGTATATATAGGTCAAGCTGTTGATATAGCCACTCGTTGGAAAAACCATGCGAAAGCCGGTCTAGGAATCGACACTCCCGCAAATAATAAACTATATAAAGCTATGTTAGACGATGGACTAGAATCATTCTCTTTTGAGGTTTTAGAAGAGTGCAGCCGCGATCAGCTTAATGAAAAAGAAAGATTTTATATACAATTATATCAGTCCGATAAGTTCGGCTATAACAGTAACACAGGTATAAATAAGTAGTTTTGATAACTATTTATTTTTTTTATATAATATAAGTATCTAAGAAAGATTGCTGAAAGCACCGGGATAGACACAGACTTGACATCAGCAAAATTTTTTGGTATAATTATTATGAGAATAATTGTAAATCATAAAGATAAATAAGATTGAGATTTAAAAATTATTTGAAAAGAAATTTAAGTAAAGGAGAAAAAGAAAATGAGAAAAGCACAAAACACAGAGAGAATTGAAGGTAGAATTTATCAACATGATTTAACAGTAAAGCAAGTTCAAAACCAAGCATCTGAAAATTTTGGTAAAGATTTCATTTCTGGTAATATTGAAGTTGCTACTGATGAAGAATTATTAAATGTTATCAAAGTTCACTTCACTTATGTAACTGAAACAAGTAAGAGTGGAACTAAAAATGCAACTTATGCAACTCTAAAGAAAATTATTGATGAAAATAAAACTTGCGTTACAGTTGGAAAGGATGCAGCAACTAAAGTTAGAATTGATACTGCATTAGCATTAAATGATTTCTATAATAATAATGATGAATTAGTATCTGCAAAGACAAATGAGGGTGGATTTGTAACTATCGTTAATGAATTAGGAGAACCTAAAGAGAGAAATACATTCTCAGTAGATATGGTTATCACAGGTGTAACACATGTAGATAAAGATGATGAAAAAAATGTTAAAGAACATGCATTAGTTAAAGGAGCAATCTTCAACTTCAGAAATGATTTATTACCTGTTGAGTTTAAAGTTGAAAATGAAGCTGGTATTAAATATTTTGATGATTTAGGAGCTTCAGGTTCTGAACCAGTATACACAAGAGTTTGGGGAAAGATTATATCTGAAACTAAAACTACAACTCAAGAAGTTGAAAGTGCATTTGGTGAAGCAGCAGTTAGAACTTATAGAAATACAAATAAAGAATGGATTATCACAGGAACTGCAAAAGTACCATATGACTTCGGTGATGAAAATATCTTAACTGCAGCAGAATTAACAAAAGCAGCTCAAAATAGAGAAGTATATTTAGCAGATGTTAAGAAGAGAGCAGAAGAATATAAAGCTAGTCGTGCAGCAGGAACAACTCCAGCTACAGGTACAACAGCAACTAAAACAGCAGAATTTAATTTTTAATAGGAGAACTTTATAATGGCTATAAATTTATTAGAAATTGAACCACATAAAGTTAGCCGAGATTTAAAGGGATATTCAGTATTCTTTTATGGAGAACCAAAAAGTGGGAAGACTACAACAGCTTCTCACTTTCCAAAGGCTCTATTATTAGCATTTGAAAAAGGTTATAATGCTATTCCTGGTATTATGGCTCAACCTATTAATAGATGGTCTGACTTTAGAAGTGTTCTAAGAGAATTAAAAAAAGAAGAAGTTAAACAAAAGTTTGAAACAATTATTATAGATACTGCGGATATCGCTTATGATTATTGCACAAAATATATTTGTGATAATGCAAAGCGTTCTGATGGCGGATTTGGTGTAGACTCAATCAGTGACATTGGATATGGTAAGGGTTATGGTATGGTTGGACAAGAATTCGATGAATGTTTAAGAAGTATCGTTCAAATGGACTATGGTTTAGTTATTATATCTCATGCAACTGATAAAACATTTAGAAATGAAAATGGTGAAGAGTATAATCAAATCGTTCCAACTTTAGACAAGAGAGGAACAAATATAGTTTCAAGAATGGCGGATATCATTGGTTACTCTAGAATTGTAGATACAGATGCTGGAGAAAAAACAATGTTATTTATGAGAGGAACTAATAGATATATGGCAGGATCAAGATTTAAATATACCCCTGACTATATTGAATTTAGTTATGAAAATTTAACAAATGCTATTGCCGATGCTATTGATGCTCAAGCTAAAGAAGATGGACAAGAATTCTTTACTAATGAAAAGAGTAATTTATATTTAAAAACTGAAAAAAATGAATTAGATTTTGACAAATTAATGTTAGAATTCCAAGACATTGTTAATAGATTAATTAAGAAAGCTAACAGTGAAGAAGTGTTCCAAAGTGAATATTCTCCAAAAATTACTCAAATTACTGATAAATATTTAGGTAGAGGTAATAAAGTTAGTCAATGCTCAAGAGAACAAGTTGAAGCATTATCATTAATTGTTGAAGAATTAAAAGAATTAGAAAAATAATAGAAAGGCGCGACTACATGTGCGTCTTTTTGATTATTTATAAAATAAGTAGTATAATATTATTAGATATAAATATGCAGATGGGGAGGTGCGGCAATGGCTAAACTACTTGCAAAATGTTATTATTGCGGCGAGCAGTTTGATAGAAATAAAGAAGAATTTGTCTCTGTCAATTCAAGAAGATACGCTCATAAAAAATGTCATGAACAAGCTCAAGCCGGAAAAAGTCAAGACGAAAAAGACTTTGAAGCACTAACTGAATATATTAAATTAAAATTTAATTATTCAACTATCCCCGCAAAAATAGCAAGACAAATAACAGATTATAAAAAAGCCTATAATTTTACTTATAGCGGAATGCTTAAAGCATTAAAATGGTGGTTTGATGTTCAAGGACACACGCTAGAGGGGACCAATGGCGGTATTGGTATTTTACCTTACATATATAATGATGCTCGAACTTATTATTATGGTTTATATGTTGCACAATTAGTTAATGAAAATAAGGATTTAGAGCATTATAAAACTAAGGTTGAAGTTATCGAAATCGCGCCTCCACAAGTGTATGTGCAACCGCCGCGATTATTTAATATAGAGGGAGAAGATGAATATGAGTAAGTATGTAGATATTCCAGCTATTGTTCAAGTTATAGGTAATATATATTTAAATCCGAAATTATTAGATAATGAAAAATATAAATTTTATGAAGAAGATTTTCCTAGTGAGTTTCATAAGATTATGTTTGGAACTATCTATAACTTACATACGCTTGGAGCTAAAGAAATAAATGTTAATACTATTGAAGATTATTTATATAATCGTCCTAAATCATATGGTGTATATCAAAGTAATAATGGACAAGAGTATTTACAAAAAATATCTGAAACAGTTCAGTTAGCAACTTTTGATTACTATTATAATAGAATGAAAAAGATGACATTATTAAGAATGTATAATAAAGCTGGACTAGATTTAAAATGGTTATATGACCCAGATAATATTTTAGATAGTAAAAAGAAACAAGCACAAGAAGATTGGTTAGATAATACCTCTCTTGAAGAAATAGCAGAAAAGATAGATAAAAAAATAGTTGATATAAAATTAAAATATGTAGATGGAACAGATGAAGAATATGTTCAAGCTGGAGATGGAATCACAGATTTAATTGAAAGATTACAGCGTAATCCTGAGGTTGGTTATCCATTATATGGACCTCTAGTAAATACAGTAACAAGAGGAGCAAGATTAAAGAAACTATATTTAAGAAGTGCGGCAACCGGTGTAGGAAAAACAAGGGCGATGATTGCTGACGCATGTAATATAGCTTGTGATGAAATATGGAGTGCGGAAACAAATAAATGGGAAGTTAATGGAACGAAAGAACCTACATTATTTATAACTACCGAGCAGGAAGTTGATGAAATTCAAACAATGATGTTAGCGTTCTTATCAAATGTTAATGAAGCACATATTATATATAATAAGTATGAAGCAGATGAATATGAGCGTGTTATGCACGCGGCAAATCTTATTAAAAACTCTCCGCTACATATAAAAAGATTACCTGATTTCAGTTTACAAGATATTGAAAATGCAATAAAATATGGTATTCACGAATGGGGTATTAGATATGTATTTTTTGATTATCTACATACATCATTAAAAATCTTAGGTGAAGTATCATCTAAGGCAGGAATAAAGGGTTTAAGAGAAGATAATGTTCTCTTTATGATAGCAATAAGATTAAAAGATTTATGTAATGAATATGGTGTCTTTATTATGACATCAACGCAATTAAATGCAGAATATACAACAGCACAACAATATGACCAGAACTTATTGCGTGGTGCAAAATCTATTGCGGATAAAATTGACTACGGTGCGATTATGCTACAAACTAGTCAAGAAGATAAGGAGGCATTAAAGCCAATATTAGTTAAGCAAGGCTTCCCTGAACCAATTATTAAAATGTCTGTTTATAAAAATAGACGTGGACAATATAAAGACATATTATTATGGTGTAAAGGAGACAGAGGTACTTGTAGAATAGAACCTATGTTTGCTACAACATATCAATATGAACTTGTTGATTTACCTGATTTAAAAATTAAGATAAATCCTAGTATGTCAGCAAGTGCATTTTAGGAAAGGAGAGTGCGGCAATGGATGATAAAGAACAATTAGAGCAAATAAAAAATAATTTATCTATTGACCAGATATTTGATTTGCTTATATCTTTAGGTGCGGATCCCGTGCTTAAGGATGATATAATCATGTGCCGTACAATCTGTCATGGCGGTGATAGTCATAAATTATACTATTATGATAACACAAAACTATTCCGCTGTTATACAGAATGTAGTGATACCTTCGATGTATTTCAACTCGTGGTTAAAGTACAATCGACCGGCGGCCGCACATTCTCATTACCGAAAGCTGTCAACTATATAATTAATTATTTTAATTTAAGCGTAGAAACTAAAAATTTTCCTGACGATAAAGATAAACTATCTGATTGGCAAATTTTAAACAGGTATGGCAAAAATTTAAAAGAAGAGGATAGCGAAAGAAAAATTGAGATAAAGTTTTATGATGATAAGATTTTATCATTCTTACCGCGTCCCCGCATTTTACCATGGGAGGCTGAAGGAATTAGTAAGGAAGTTATGAATTATCATAATATATGTTATAACCCTTCGTCTCAAGCAATAGTAATTCCTCATTATGATGTTGAAGGTAGATTAGTAGGAATCAGAGAAAGAACTCTTATAAAAGAGAATGAAATCTATGGTAAATATAGACCTATGTATTTGAATAAACAAATGTATAATCACCCGCTAGGATTTAATCTATATAATCTTAATTATAGCAAAGAAAATATAAAGCAAACTAAAAAAGCAATTATATTTGAAGGTGAAAAAAGTTGTTTATTATTTCCTAGTTATTTTGGACAAGAGAATGATATATCTGTGGCTGTATGCGGCAGCTCGTTATCTAGCTATCAAGTTCAACTATTATTAGATTTAGGAATTGAAGAAATGGTTATTGCTTTTGATAAACAGTTTCAACAACTTGGTGATAAAGAACATCAAGGTTGGGTTAAAAAATTAAAAGATATTAATAAAAAATATAGTAAATATATAAAAATTAGTTATATTTTTGACAAAGAAAATCTTTTAGGTTATAAGGATTCTCCTATCGACAGAGGTAAGGAAGTATTCTTAGAATTATTTAATAAAAGATTTAGTTTGGAGGAGGAATAAAAATATGAACGATAAACTCGAGTTATGAATAAAAACTTGAGACAATCCTACGTTCACGTTCTTTGGTTGAGTAACCGAAGCGGGGCAATATGCCGCTTTAAGTCAACTTGATGAAAATCAAGTTAAAGAAGCTATTATTATAACTCGTGGAGCCAATGACCAGATACGTATGGTTAATTATCGAGACTATGAAAACAAAGGCAAGGTGAGATAAATGAAATATAAGTTAATCAATGAAGTCGATCCAGCCCTAAGTCCTATTCAGCAAATATTGTTGAATAGAGGTATTAAGTTAAGTGATATGCATCATTACTTAAATACAACAGACGCAGATATTTTGGACGCGGAGATGCTCGGTTCTGAGAGCATCAAAGCGGCCGCTGCCGCATTAATTTTAGCGATAAATAATAATTCAAAAACATTAGTATTGGTAGATTGCGATTGCGATGGTTATACATCTGCCGCAATACTTATAAACTACTTATATGATTTATTCCCTACTTTTGTAACAAATAATTTAAAATATTATTTGCACGAAGATAAAACGCATGGTTTATCAGATTGTATGGATTACATAGAAAAAAATGATTTTAAATTAATTATTATTCCTGATGCCGCAAGTAATGATTATGAGTATCATCACAAACTAAAAGAAGAGGGTCGTACAATTATTATTCTAGACCACCATGAAGCACCAATGGTATCTAAAGATGCTATTGTGCTTAATAATCAATTATCAAATTATCCAAATAAACAATTATCAGGAGCTGGTGTCGTATGGCAGTTTTGTCGTTATTTAGATAAGATACGTGGTGGACATACAGCAGATGAATATATAGATTTAGCCGCACTAGGAAATTGCGGCGACATGATGAGTTTACGCTCAATCGAGACCAAACATATTATAACCAAGGGTTTCCGCAACGAAAATATAAAGAACCCATTTATATATGGTATGGCTGAAAAGAACGCATACTCATTAGGAAATAAAATAACACCAATAGGTGCAGCATTTTATATAGTTCCTTTTGTTAACTCAATGGTTAGAAGTGGAACTCTTGAAGAAAAAGAAATATTATTTAAATCAATGCTTAAAAATGAAGCATTTAAAATGATATTATCTAATAAGCGTGGACATAAATTAGGTGAAGAAGAAAAATTAGTTGACCAAGCACTAAGAACTGCAACTAATGTAAAAAGTAGACAAACAAGAGAACAAGATAAAGGTATGGCTCTTGTTGAATCTCAAATTGAAACAAATAATATGATGCAACATAAAGTATTAATATTCTTACTTGAGCCAGGTCAAATAGATCCTAATATTGCGGGTTTAATTGCAAATAAGATAATGGCTAAATATCAAAGACCAGTACTTATGCTAACTAAATGTGAAGTATTAAATCCTAATATGCAATTATTAACAATGCCACCTAAACCAGCTTATGATATATATTATCGCGGAAGTGCCCGCGGATATTCTAAATCTGGAATTGAAAATTTTAAAGATATATGTCAAGAAACTGGCTTAGTGGAATATGCTGAAGGACATCAAAATGCTTTTGGTATTAGTATTAAAAAAGCATATATTGATAAATTTATAGAATTAACAGATGAAGCATTAAAAGATTTACAAAGTGAACCATTATATTATATAGATTATATATTTAAGGGTGTTGATGTTAAAGCCGAAACTATTTTAGATATAGCTAATCTAAATGATATATGGGGTCAAGACATGGATGAAAGTTTAATCTGTGTTGAAAATTTAAAAGTGACAAAAGATAATTTAGTTTTAATGTCACCAGATAAAAAGCCTACTTTAAAGATTACATTACCAAATAAATTAAGTTTTATCAAATTTGGTAGTTCACAAGAAGAATATGAAAATTTATTAAGCGATGGCTATGTAGAAATAAATGTCATTGGTAAATGTAATCAAAATGAATGAATGGGAAATGTAACACCACAAATATTAGTAGAAGATTATGAAATTATAGGACAAAGTAAATATAACTTTTAATTGATAGAAATGTAAAAATATAATATAATATAAATGAAAGTGAGGCGGCAAATGATTGAGTTAAATAAGAAACAGCTTGAAGGTCTTAATCTAGCTGTAGCCAGATATAGAGATGGAGAAAAGACTACTATTATCAGCGGATATGCCGGTACAGGAAAGTCAACTCTCGTTAAATTTATCATTGCCGCATTACAAAATGATGGCATTGACCCAGATAAAGATGTTGTTTATACCTCATTCACAGGTAAAGCAACTCAAGTATTACAAAAGAAAGGTAATAAAAATGTAAGCACATTACATAAGTTATTATATGAATACTTTCCTAGAGCAGATGGAACATTTTATCGTAAGCCTGTAGCAATAGTACCATATAAAATAGTTATTGTAGATGAGTGTAGTATGGTGCCTAAAGAATTATTATTGCAACTTGCAAAATATCCTGTGCATATAATTTGTTTAGGTGACCCAGGTCAATTACCACCAATTAACAAAGATGAAGATAATCACTTGCTTGACATTCCGCATGTATTCTTAGATGAAATTATGCGTCAAGAGGAACAAAGTGAAATAATTAAATTAACTATGGATGTTAGAGCTGGTAAACCATTAAATCATTTTGTCGGTAAAGAAGTTCAAATATTAGATAAAGAAGAATTAACAACAGGTATGCTTATGTGGGCAGACCAAATCATTTGTTCAACCAATGCAACTAGAATAGCATTAAATAAACAAATGAGAGATTTATTAGGACGCGGCGATAATCCCGAAGATGGCGATAAAGTAATTTGTCTCCGCAATTATTGGGATGTATTAAGTGAAGATAAATCACCTCTTGTAAATGGAACAATAGGTAAATTAAATAATAGTTTTGAAAGTGCATTACACATTCCCGCATATATAACTGGCGGCAGGCTATCACAAATTAAGACTATTAACGGAACTTTTGAATCTGATGATGGAATAACTGTATTTAATAATTTAAGTATGGATAAAAAAATGATTTTAGATGGTGAACCAACATTAACAACTAAAGAAAATTTTAAATTAAGTAAAAATAAAAAATATATAAATAGCATACCATTAAATTTTACTTATGGCTATGCAATAACCTGTCATAAAGCACAAGGTAGTGAATGGGATAATGTCTTAGTTATTGAAGAAGGATTCCCGTTCCAGAAAGATGAACACATCCGCTGGTTATATACGGCGGCAACACGTGCAGCAAAAAAATTAGTTATTATAAGAAAGGATTAGGAGGTATAATTAATGAATAACAAATATGAAATAAAAGGTGTTATCAGTGATAGATGAGCAGTTTGGTATAAAGATTTTGATAAGAAAAGAGGTAATCGAATTGGTGTATATAAAATTGTAGACCTTCACTCTGGAACTAGGAAATGCAGATTTGCATTTAGATATAAACCTAGAGAAGGTCAATCTCAAGAAGTATCAGATTCATTAATTGTATCTAACTGCATTGGCAATTTTAATAAAACGCCATATTTAAATCCTAGAGTTAGAGCCAAAGGCGGAAGACGCAGCTCGTTCCCTCAAATGTAGGAGCGGCAGCCGCATGAAACTTAGATTATCATATTTTTATCAAATAAGAAATTTTAAACCAAATATGATTCCTATGTCGACGGCAATGTCTGATCCAGCCTGGTATCATGATTTTAAAGATAAAGACTATATTTTTACAGATAAACGAGGAATATTAAATGGACTTCGTCTTCATCCTATAATAGTTCAAGGTAATAATGGTTCTTGTGGGTGTCCCTGTGAAGAAAAAGACCCAACAAAATGTCTTTTTGTAAGTAATTATGAGCATGAATTAGAATTAATAGACCTTCCGAAAATGATGAAGGGTATTACAGATTTTTGTAACAATTACTGTCAACAAAATAATATTAAAGAAGAACCTATTGCAGTTTTAATAGTATATGAAGCTCCTAATAACCCTTGTAGTGAACGACATAGTTTAATTAATTATTTTAATTCGCATGGAATAGAATGTAAGGAACTAGACTACCCTATCAGGTAGTCTATTTGATTTCTATTAAATTTTATGCTATAATATATATAGATAGAAAATGAAGGGAGAAGAAGTATGATTAAGAGGTTTGAGGTTCATTCACATACACATTATAGTAATCTTCGTTTATTAGATAGTATTAATAGACCGAAAGATTTAATTAATAGAGCTATTGAACTAGGATTATCAGGTATAGCAATCACAGATCATGAATGTATTAGTTCTCATCCTGAGATTAATTTTTATCAGGCAGAAGTTCAAAAAGAACATCCTGATTTTAAAATAGCTTTAGGAAATGAAATATATTTAACTGACACAAGAGATAACGGACAAAGATATTATCACTTCATTTTAATAGCAAAAAATAAAATGGGTCATCGTGCATTGAGAGAATTATCATCAAGAGCATGGATGAATAGTTATTGGGACAGAGGATTAGAAAGAGTTCCAACATTAAAAAGTGATTTAGAAGAAATATTAGCAAAATATCCAAATAGTTTAATTGGAACAACAGCATGTTTAGGTGGGGAATTAAGTGTAAACACATTAGAATTAATAAAATGTGAAAAAACTAATGACACCAATGGAGCGGCAGCCGCACATAATAATATAGTTAATTTTTTATTGTGGTGTAAAAAAGTTTTTGGAGAAGATAATTTTTATATTGAGTGTGCTCCAGGAACAAGTCGTGAACAAATTTTAGTAAATAAAAGATTTCCAACTATTGCAAAAGCATTTGGATTAAAAATGGTTATTGGAACAGATGCACATTATCTTAAAAAGGAAGATAGATATGTTCATAAAGCATATCTTAATAGTAAGTTTGGAGAGCGTGAAGTAGATGAGTTCTATGAATTTGCGTATCTTCAAAATGATGAAGAAATATATGAACATTTAAAAGCATCTGATTTTTATGATGTATTTATAGATGAAATGTTTAGAAATAGTTATGAAATATATGAAAAAATAGAAAATTATAGTTTGGCACATGCGCAAACCATCCCGCATGTTGAAGTTAAAGATTATGAAAAAGTTAATGGTTTGCCCGATTATCCTATTTTATCTAGTATGTTATCATCAGATGATAAAATAGAAAGATATTGGGTAAATCAATGTTTAAATAGATTAAAAAAATTAGATAAATATAATGAAGAATATATAAATAGATTAAATGAAGAAGCAGACATAAAAAGAACAATTAGTGAAAAATTAGGTACAAATATGTTCGCATATCCGGTAACATTGCAACATTATGTTAATTTGTTTTGGGAGTGCGGAAGTATAGTTGGTGCAGGTCGTGGTTCAAGTTGTTCAGGTTTAAATCATTATTTATTAGGTATAACTCAACTTGATCCGATACAATGGAATCTTCCGTTCTGGAGATATTTAAATAAAGAACGTGTTGAGTTAGGTGATATAGATTTAGATTTATGTCCAAGTAAGCGTCCTAAGATTTTAAATGAAATTAAAAAAGAAAGAGGACAAAATTTTAAGGCGGAAATAGATGATTTAAGTAGAAAAAATCTTGGTTGTACATTGATAGCAACATTTGGTACAGAGGGTACAAGGTCAACAATATTAACTGCATGTCGTGGTTATAGAAGTGAAGAGTATCCAGATGGTATAGATGTTGATACAGCACAGTATTTATCATCATTAATCCCAAGTGAGCGTGGGTTCTTATGGCCGCTTAATGATGTTATTAATGGTGATGAAGAAAAAGGTAGAAAGCCAATTAAAACATTTATAAATGAAGTAAATATGTTCCCTGGATTATTAGATGTTATGTCTGGTATTGAGGGTTTAGTAAATAAAAGAAGTAGTCATGCTTCAGGAGTTATCTTGTTTGATGAAGATCCATATGAGTTTGGTTCATTTATGAGAACTCCAAAAGGTGAAGTTATCACAGCATATGATTTACATATGTGTGAAGCATGTGGTATGACAAAATATGATTTCTTAGTAACAGAAGTTCAAGATAAATTAGCGGAAGCAATTAAAATGTTGCAAGATTATGGAGAAATTGAAAGTGATTTTACATTAAGAGAAGTATATGATAAATATTTTCATCCAAATGTTCTTCCTATTGAAGATAATAAATATTGGAAAGTATTGCAAGACAATAGTGTATTAAATATCTTTCAGTTTGATAGTGATGTTGGAGGTCAAGCTGCAAAAAAGATTAAGCCAACAAATATAATGGAAATGGCGGATGCAAATGGTTTGATGAGATTAATGACCGCAGAAAAAGGTCAAGAAACTCCAATGGAAAAATATATAAGATTTAAGAATAATATAAATTTATGGTATAGAGAAATGGACTCATATGGTCTAACAAAAGAAGAACAAAAAGTATTAGAGCCATATTTTAAGAGTTCACATGGTGTTCCTCCAAGTCAAGAGCAGTTAATGAGAATGTTAATGGATGAAAAGATTTGTAACTTCACTCTCGCGGAAGCGAATGCCGCACGTAAGATAGTTGGTAAGAAACAAATGAATAAGATCCCCGCATTAAGACAACAAGTATTAGATCAAGCATCAAGTCCATGTATGGGTAATTATATATGGAAGTGCGGTGTTGGTCCTCAGATGGGTTATTCATTTAGTATCATTCACGCATTAGCATATAGTTTCATAGGTTTTCAAACAATGTATATAGCGACAAGATGGAATCCGATATATTGGAACACAGCGTGTTTAATAGTTAATAGCGGAAGTCTTGAAGAAGATAGTGATTTTGAAGAAGATGAAGATGGATATGTTGTTGAAAAGAAAGAAAAATCAACAGATTATAGTAAGATAGCAAAAGCGTTAGGAGATATAATTAATAAAGGAATTAAAGTTAGTTTAGTTGATATAAATAGGTCAGATTATAGTTTTCAACCAGATGTAGATAATAATGAAATATTATTTGGTATGAAAGCATTAAATAATGTTGGCGGTCCGATTATTGAACAAATAAAAACAGGTCGTCCATATGCGGGAATCGCAGATTTTATGTCAAAATGTCCATTAAATAAAAGTGCAATGATTAGTTTAATTAAAGCAGGGGCATTTGATAAAGTAGATAAAGATAATGCGGCAGCCGCGGGTGTAGAGCCTCGTATCTGGACTATGGTGTATTATTTAAGTAAAGTATGTGATGCAAAGAAAAGATTAACTTTGCAAAACTTTAATGGTCTATTGCAACATGAACTTATTCCTCAAGAATTAGATTTGCAAAAAAGAACTTTTGTATTTAATAAATATTTAAAAGCAAATAAAAAAGTTGGAAAATATTATGTATTTGATAGTGCTTGTGAAGAATTTTATAATAAATTCTTTGATGCAGATAATTTAGAAATAATAAATGGTTTAACTTGTATCCTTCAAACAAGATGGGACAAGATTTATCAAGATGTTATGGCGGATGCCCGCACATGGTTACAAGAACATCAAGAAGAAATGTTAAAAAGATTTAACACATTATTATTTAAAGAATGTTGGGATAAATATGCACAAGGAAATATCTCCGCATGGGAAATGGAATCATTATGTTTCTATTATCATGAACATGAGTTAGCACATGTTAATACATATAAATATGGAATTGTAAACTTCTTTGATTTGCCAACTAACCCTCCTATTGATTCAATGTTTAAGAGAAATGGTAAAGAGATTCCTATCTTTCAAACATTTAAAATAATAGGAACGGTTATTAATAAAAATGATACAAGAAACTCAATAACTATTTTAACGACAAATGGTATAGTAGTTGTTAAGTTCACAAAAGAATATTATGCAATGTATAATCGTCAATTAAGTGAGATACAAGAAGATGGAACAAAGAAAATAACTGAAAAAGGTTGGTTCACAAGAGGAACAAAAGTAATGATAACAGGTTTTAGAAGAGATGATATGTTTATAGCTAAAACTTATACAAAGACACAAACTCATCAGTTATATAAAATATTAGAAATAGATGGCGGCAATATGAAACTTGAACATGAAAGAAAGAATGCCGCAGAAGAATAGGAGAATATATGAAAAAGATTATTGAACATGGTTTTATGAATTATATGGAAACTACCTGTCCATACTGCGGCTGCAAGTTTTCATTTGAATGGGAAGATGTAATTAGTCCAACTTGAGGTCCAACTTGGAGATATGATAATACAAATATTACAGTTAGTGGTTGTTGTATTACTACTGGAACCGCACAAAGTTATGAAATTTTCTGTCCTGAGTGTAAAAGAAAATTTCCTATCTTAAATTGGACTTTTAACTATCCTAAAAATACTTGTCCTTTTACATATAGTGGAGAATTAAAAAATACATCTGTAACAAAATATTCCTCAGATTGTACCTGCCACAAATGTTCAGACAAACATGATTAATTATATTAAGCAAGAAATAATATTGTGATAGAGGTTAAAATCCTTGAAATGATTTATATACTAAGGAGGAGACTATGCAAGTCATTAAACGTGATGGTCGTTTAGTAGAATTCGACCCAAAGAAAATCGAGAGAGCTATTCTCGCAGCATTCGAGGATGTAGATGGTGAAATATCTGACTACGCTAAAGATAAAGCTGAAAATATAGCAAGTTATATTGAAGGATATTATTTAGATGTTGATGAAACACCTAATATTGAAGATATCCAAGACCTAGTAGAAAAAGGTCTAATGGCAACAAAAAGAAAAGATGTTGCAAAAGCCTATATTTTATATAGGGAAGAAAGAAATAAAATTAGAAATTCTAATAGTCAATTAATGAAGGCTATTAAGGAAAAGATTGAAGCATCAGATGTTCAAAATCAAAATGCTAATATTGATGAATATTCTTTTGGCGGCCGCATGGGTGAAGCCCGCAGTGAGTTAATGAAAGATTATGCATTAAATTATTTAGTATCTGATATGGCAAGAGAAAATCATTTAAATAATGAAATTTATATTCATGATTTAGATGCTTATGCTGTTGGTATGCATAACTGTTTAACTATTCCTTTTGATAAACTATTAGCAGAAGGATTTAACACAAGACAAACAGATGTTAGACCAGCTCGTTCAATCAACACAGCATTTCAATTAGTTGCAGTTTTATTTCAATTACAATCACTTCAACAATTTGGAGGAGTTAGCGCAAGTCATTTAGATTGGACTATGGTTCCATATGTTCGTATGTCTTTTAAAAAACATTTTAAAGATGGTATGAAATATTTAATGGGTGTTGAAGATGCCTACTATCCAGAAAATTTATCTATTGAAGATGTACTATATCAAAATGAACCAAAAGTATATCAATATGCAATGGATATGACAACAAAGGAACTTATGCAAGCTGTTCAAGGTATGTATCATAACTTAAATACATTACAATCTAGAAGCGGAAATCAATTACCTTTCACTTCTATTAACTATGGTACTTGTACTTTACCTGAAGGTAGAATGGTTACAAAAGCATTATTAGAGGGTTCTATTGAGGGTGTAGGAAAAGTAAGAAAAACTCCTATATTCCCTTGTGGTATATTCCAATGTATGAAAGGTGTTAATCGTGCTCCTGGAGACCCTAATTATGATTTATTTAAATTAGCATTAAAATCAACAGCTCAAAGATTATATCCTAATTATGTTAATATAGATTGGTCTACTAACGCAGGATATGATATTAATGATCCTAAAACATATGTTTCAACTATGGGTTGCAGAACTTATAATGGTGCGGATATTAATGCTGAACCTGGTACAAATCCTCAAACTAAAGACGGCCGCGGCAATATATGTCCAGTTACTATTGTAATGCCAACATTAGCTATGGAAGCTAAAGAAGAAGCTGAAAGATTTAGAGAGGGAGCAGATGTATATTTTGATAAAATTGAATTATTTATGACGCTATTAGATAAAAAGATTCATGAAGCTAGAGATATGTTAGTTGAAAGATATAAATGGATTATTAGTCAAAATCCTGAATCTGCAAAATTCATGTATGAAAATGGATTAATGCTTGGTTATGATGGTAAGACAGTTGAAAGTGCTATGAAACATGGAACTCTTGTAATAGGTCAAATTGGTATGGCTGAAACATTACAAATTTTAATTGGTTGTGACCATACAGAACCTAGAGGAATGGAGTTAGCAAAGAGAATTGAACAATTATTTAAAGATAGATGTGCTGAATTTAAAAAAGAATTACATTTAAATATTGGTGTTTATTATACACCTGCTGAAAATATGTGTTATACATCTATGAAAAAATTTAGAAAAAAATATGGAATTATTCCTAATGTAAGTGATAGAGATTATTTCACAAATAGTATTCATGTTCCTGTATGGAAAGAAATGAGTCCATTTGAAAAAATTGATATTGAAAGTCAATTAACAGGATATAGTAATGCAGGATGTATTACTTATGTAGAATTAGAGGGCGGAGTTAAACATAATCTTGAGGCTCTTGAAGAAATAGTTAATTATGCTATGGATAAAGATATTCCATATTTCGCAATAAATGTTCCAAATGATATATGTTTAGATTGTGGTTACACTGATGAATTCAATGATAAATGTCCAATGTGCGGCAGTACGCATATTCAACAACTTAGACGTGTTACTGGATATTTAACAGGAGATTATAAAACAGCATTTAATAAAGGTAAACAACAAGAAACTGAACAAAGATATAAACATAGTAAAAAATTGGAGAACTGGCATGATTAGAATTGCTGGGTTAAATGGAAATGATTTTGTCAATGGAGAAGGTGTAAGCGTTAGCTTATTCCTTCAAGGTTGTCATTTTCATTGTAAAGGATGCCACAATCCTGAAACTTGGAATCCTGAAGGCGGAGATGCTTGGTATGAAGATGAATTAATCGCGCATATTATTGAATTGATCGCCGCAAATGGAATACAAAGAAATTTAAGTATTCTTGGTGGTGAACCACTAGATACTGATGATAAAAGAGAATTTGTAAAACAATTAATATATAAAACAAGAGATAGATATCCTGATATCAAAATAGTAGTCTGGACAGGATATACATATGAAGATTTAATAAAAGAGAGTAATACAGACTACATTTTAAAAAATATAGACTATTTGATTGAAGGTCCTTTTATATTAGAAGAACGCGACATAACACTTAAATGGCGCGGCAGCCGCAATCAAAGAGTTATAAATATGAGAACAGGAGAAAACATCAATGATTAATTTTTTAAAAATATTTTTCCCAGCTCTTATGGTAACTGGGGCTGTAGGTAGTTGTGTTTTAAACATTGTTACTGATAGAGCTAATTGGCCTGTAACATTACAATGGTTTGGAGCTGCATTACTATATACAGCATTATTGTTTAGAAATAAATAAAAAGGAGGAAGAAATGGCAAGTTCTTATTCATTTTTTAAAGATGAGGTAGCTCAATATTTAAAAGATAAATTCCCTAAAAGTGCAACAATCTTAGATGTTGGACCTGGTTGTGGAACATATTCTAATTATTTAAGAGATTATTTTAAAGCAATGGATGCAGTAGAGGTATATCAACCTATTATTGATGAGTTTGAACTAAAGAAAAAATATAGAAAAGTATATAATAAAAATATTACTGATTTTAAATATGCTTATTATGATATTATTATCTTTGGTGATGTATTAGAACACTTAACAGTGGAAGATGCTCAAAAAGTTTTAAAATATGCTTGTAAAAGATGCAAAGAAGTTATTGTAGCAGTTCCTTACTTATATCCACAAGGAGCAGAAGGGGATAATGCTTTTGCAGAACATAAACAAGGCGACTTAACAAAAGAAAATATGTTAGAAAGATATCCTCAATTAAAATTGCTTTATAGCAATGATTTATATGGGTATTATGTAAAAAAATAAAATAAGGAGGTTAAATTATTAAAAATAAACAAATAATAATTTAACCTCTTTTTTCTATTGGAGGTTTTATGGAAAACAAGGAAATATGTGATAAAATTTATTACATGACTAAGAAAGGGCGTTCTTTTAAAGAAATATGTGAACAACTTGGATTAAAAGATTATGAAATCGTAGGATTAGTTACTCTTATGTCAAGAGAGGGTTATAATATTGATTTCATAGACGGAGAAATTGTTTTAAGGAAAGTTCCTAAACGCAATCAAGACACATATGAAATTCCGTATAATTTAGAACATTTAAAACTATTATTAATTAGTGATACTCATTTATGTTCTAAATACGATAGATTGGATATATTAAGATATTTATATGATAAAGCTGAAGATAAAGGAGTAAAACACATACTTCATTCTGGCGATTTTACAGATGGAAGATCTACCAGACCTGAACATATATATGAACTAAAAGAACCTTCATATGCAGGACAAGTTGAATATTGTGTTGAAAAATATCCTAAATTTAGCGGCAATACTTATGCTATACAAGGTAATCATGATGATTGGTGGTACAAGAGTACAGGAAGTGAAATTCTTAAATCAATCGCAAAAGATCGTGATGACATCAAATACTTAGGTGCGGATTCCGCAGACTTAAAAATTGGCAAATTAAAAATTAGATTATTCCACGGTGTAGGCGGGCTTGCATATGCTAAATCATATAAGTTACAAAAATATTTAGATGCAACTCCTCTTGAAGATAGACCAGATATTCTACAAACAGGACATATTCATCAAAGTTTCTATATGAAACAAGATAATACACATTGTTTTCAAACAAGCTGTTTAGAAGATCAAACACCTTATTGCCGTAGTCTTGGATTAGGTAATGATAAATCTTGTTGGTGATTAGATATAGATTTTAATGACAAAGGCAATATTTATTCTATCACTCCTGAATTAGAAAATTTTGGAGATAAGAAAGTTTATATAAAAAAGAAATAATTATGAAAACTAAAATAGAAAAACACAAAGAATTATTAGATTACTTACATAATATGTATATTGCAAAAAATCACGATTATGGTGATAGTGTGCATGATACATATAAAAAATATGGTATTACTTCTTTTCTTGTAAGATTAGAAGATAAATTAAATAGAGCTAGAACAATTAGCTCCAAATCTCAAATGGTAGAAGATGAAAAATTGAAAGATACTTTATTAGATATGGCAAATTATGCTATATTAGCTGTTTTAGAATTGGAGGAGGAAAAGGATGAGTAAATTATATTTTAGATATGGTGCTATGAATTGCGGAAAAACAACCGCATTATTACAAGTAGCCCATAATTATGAAGAACAAGGTATGACAGTTCTTTTAATAAAACCATCAATCGATACAAAAGGTAATGATACTGTTGTTAGTAGACTTGGTATTTCTCGTAAAGTAGATGTATTATTACAACCTAATGATACTATTATTCCACATTTGCCAGATAGAGATATTCAAGTAAATGCAATTATCGTTGATGAAGCACAGTTTTTAACACCTGCGCAAGTAGATGAATTATATTTTATTTCTAAAACATTGAATATTCCTGTATTAACTTATGGATTGAGATGTGACTTTCAAATGAAAGGATTTCCAGGTTCTATAAGATTATTAGAAATAGCTGATGATTTAGAAGAATTAAAAACTATTTGCTCTTGTGGCAAAAAGGCAACACAAAATCTTCGTTTGGTTAATGGAAGACCAGTATTTACAGGTGAACAAGTTTCTATTGATAATCAAGATGATGTAAAATATTGTAGTATATGCGGAGATTGTTATTTAAAACTTAAAGGAGAATTTGAATAATGTTTAGACTTATATTAACAACAACAGAGGGTGAAAAAATTGAAGAAATAAATGAAATGATAGAGCTCTCTGCGGTATTAGAAAAATATAAAGATAAGTATATTGGTATGCAAGCAATATATTTACCCGGGGAAGTAGTAAAAAAGATCCCAGAAGAAGAAATAAAAACTGAAGGTAAAAAATATAATACAACAACTAAAATTACTAATTTTAATGTTAATTGGAAAAATATTAAAGCAGCTTGTATGACAACTATTTCAAAAGATGCAGGAGATAAAGAACCTTCACACGAATGGAAAAGAAAACTATTATTATGTGAACACAGTCCTATTCGTAGAGGAACTGTAAGCTGGAAATGGGAAGAAATTCCTTATGCTATTTCAACTCACTTTGCAAGACACCACGAAGGCTGTGAAAAGTTTATTAGTACATCAAGACAAGATAGAACTGGTGTGGATAGAACGACTAGAAGTCAAATGGATCCAGTTAAAATGGAGATGGATGCTAATATTCAAGCATTATTAAATATTTCTTATAAAAGATTGTGCACTTGCGCAGATCCGCTTACTAGACAATATTGAACTTCATTAGTAAACGAAATTAAAAAATATGATGAAGATATTTATTGGGCTTGTGTGCCTCAATGTGTAAGATGTGGCGGCTGCCCTGAATATAAAAACTGTGGATTATTTAACAGTTTTGCAAAAGATTTAAGCACTTCTGACTTATTAGATATGAATACTAGATATGATTTATATAATGAACACAGACAAAAAGTGTTGAAAAAATAAAAAAAATATATTATAATATTTATATATATAATAAGAAAAGAGGAAATAAATATGATAAGACCAATTTTTACATATCCAAAGGATAAAGATATATTAACTAAAAAAAGTTTTGAAGTTACAGAATTTAATGAGGAAATAAAAAGTATTATTACAGATTTAATTGATACTTTAAAAAACTCTGGTGGAGCTGGGATATCTGCAATACAAATTGGTAAACCTTATCGTATTTGTGTAATAAATTGGGACGGAATCCATGTGCTAGTTAACCCTAGAATCACAAGGTCAAGAGGTATCCATACAATGAGAGAAGGATGCCTCTCTGTTCCAGGTCTTTTTGTTGACCATGAACGAGCTCAAAAGGTGTGGATTACTGCACTAGATGAGAACGGAAAGGAAATTGAGTATGCGGAAGGCGGAAATGGTAGCTATATCGCTCAACATGAGCTAGACCATTTTGAAGGTAAGTGCTCGTTATTCGACGCGTATGACCAAGCGTCCGCACAATTAACGGGGGTTGAAGAAAATGTTTAATTTTATAAAAAGATATAGACAAAGAAAAAAACAAGAAAAGAAATTTAACAATTATATTTTTCAACATAAAGCAAAAATGATAAAATTATTTTATGAAATATTACAATGGCAAGATTGTGAATGGATTACAAAAGATGTAAGAATATTAAATGAATTATGGTATAGAATTCTAGAGCACGATGATAGTTTATATAGTAAGGCGGAGTATAAAGCATTTAGAGCCCATTATTATCCTATTGATATTTATGAAAAAATAGATAATGAAGAAAAATTTGAAGAGGCTTTAGAACATCATTACCGCACTAATGACCATCATTGGCAATATAGAAAAGATTATAATGTTTTAACTCTAGATGTTAAATTAGCTTGCGTTGAAAACTTAATTGATTGGATTGCGAGAAAGAGCGACCCTTATTCAAAATATTATGATATAATAGATAGCTTAGATGTTCCCGTAACCCAAAGAGATTTTATGAAAGATTTCTTATCAATAATTGAAAAAAATATAAAGGAGCAAGTTGATGATTAATATGAGCCCAGCTTTATATTTTGTCTTTGGTTTTATTGCTTGTTTCTTATGTGCATGATTATTAACTTACATAGGTGATGACTATGATGACGATTTAGAAGAATACTATAAGGAGGATGACTGGGATGATTTTTCCAAAAAAGAAAAAAAAGAACAACACAAGTAGACAGGTAAGTTTAGGAACTTCCTTATATGATATGAATAAAAGTCTAATTGAAAAACAAATTCCTGATTTAACAGATGAGGAAATGCAAAATAAAAAAACATTAATTATTGATTTTATTAATAATACGGGCAATCAATATTATATGCTATTATGTAATGATAGAAAAGATTATACAATTTTTAGAAGAGAAATAAATGAAAATGATGATTTCTTAGATAATATTGAAGCACCAGACCGTGATAGATTATGGAATGTATTAATAGATGAATGTCTTCCTAACCGCGGCCGCACAAAATCAATAGAATTAACTGAAAATCAAGATGCTGTTGAAATATGGATTTCAATAGAGGGAGAAAGTTATTGTTATATGTTTTTCCCTTATGACACAGCTATCATTGAATGTTAGGAGGTGCAGTATGACAATTATTGCAAATTTAAAAACTTTTACTTTTGCTCATAACATTGTAGTTATGGATGGAGATAAAGTACTTACAACAACAAAGGCGGCTATGAAAAACCTTCCTGAGGTTATTAGTCAACTAGCTAATACTTATGAGTGTAAAAAAATATTATTATCAGGTAATAAAGTTTACACAAAAGGTATTGGTGATAAGATTAGAGAATGCTACAAAGCAAAATATAAAAATAATGAAGAATTAGAGATAGAGTGTATATAATCTATCTTTTTTTGAAAAAAATAAAAATATGTAGTATAATATAATATACGAGGAAATAAAAGGAGATAAACTATGAAATATTTATTAGAAACAACTGAGTCTTATAGAGTCAGTACAGAAGAAGAAGTTACTGAATTAATCGAGGCTGCAAAAAGAGATAATCACTATATATTAAAAAAACATACTTCTCAAGTAAAAGAAAGAAAACAGAAAGGTGAAGTAGTTGATATGTGGTATAAAGTTACTTTAACTAAATATTTTACAAATGAAAAAGAACCTGAAGGAACAACAGAAGTTGTTTATAAGGATGGGAGTGCATTTTAATTATGGATAATTTAGTAACTTATACAGTAGACAACTCAGATACTTGTATGACTATGAGTGATGTAAAAGTAATTGACGGAAAAATGAATTGAAGAACTGATGTTTATTATAAAAAATTAAAAGATGATGCAAAGGTTCCAACTCAAGGAAGTGGGGCTGCCGCAGGTTATGATTTGTATAGCCTAGAATCAGATGGATTAATCGAAATTGCTCCGCACACAACAGTAAAAGTAGGAACTGGAATTGCTATTGAATTACCATATAACACTTTTGGTGCAATATTTGCTAGAAGCGGACTTGCTACAAAACAAGGACTACGCCCTGCTAACTGTGTAGGTGTTGTTGATTCTGATTATAGAGGAGAAGTAATAGTAGCTCTTCATAACGATACAGATGAAGTTAAATCTATTGTAGGCGGCGATCGTATAGCTCAATTAGTAGTTATGCCTTATGTACCTGTTAGATTTACCGAAAAAGAAGAATTAACAGATACTGTTCGCGGCGACGGTGGATTTGGTTCTACAGGAGCTTAATATGAATGCGGGTCTTTTAGCTTTATTGATGGCTCAACGCAATACTATGATGACGCAATCAACAATAGCAAAGAGCCACTCACATAATTCAAATAATGATAACATAAAAAAAGAAGAATATAAACCAAAACATGAAGAGAAACACTATAAACCTAAACACACAAAAGAGGAAATAAGAGTAGTGTCTATATAAGGAGGAAAATATGAAATACTTGATTACCGGTAGCGGTTATTTAGCTAAGCATTTGATTTCCGCCCTATTAGAAAAACCTGAAATAGAAAAAATAAAAATATTTTCAAGAGCAGAGAAAGAACAATGGGAAGTAAAAACACATTTTAATAATAATCCTAAATTAGAATTTGTTATTGGTGATATTAGAGATTATCAAGCAATTAATGATGCTCTTGTCGGAATAGATTATTGTATTCATACTGGCGCAATTAAAAGAATTGAAGTTGCGGAAAAACAACCTATGGAAGCTATTAAAACGAATGTTCTTGGTAGTATGAATGTAATAAATGCGGCAATCGCTAATAAAGTTAAAAAACTTATACTTATATCAACCGATAAAGCGACCTCCGCAACAACTTGCTATGGAAGTACAAAATTCTTAATGGAATGTATGGCATATGCAAATGAAAGCGATACGGATATTATCTGTACTCGTTATGGAAACGTATTTGGTTCAACGGGTAGTGTTGTTCCAATATTTGATAATTTAGTAAAACAAAATAAACCATTAACAGTTCGTAATGGCAATATGACGCGATTCTTTATGCCTGTTTCCGCATGTGTTGATATTATTTTAGATGCTATTGACGCAGGTAAAAATGGAGAGTTGTGGGTATATAGAAGTAAGGCTTGTACAATTCAAGAACTAGCCAATGCGTTTAGTGATAATCAAATTGTTATAGGAACTGAAAGTATAGAAAAAAATGATGAGGCTCTTGTTACAATTAATGAATTAAATCACAGTAAAAAATATTATAGTTATTATGTAATTCATAAAGATTATATTAGTGATTATATATATACAGAACCTTTAACAAGTTATACTGCGGGAAGATTAACTCAAGAGGAAATTAAACAAATGCTTGATGATTGGAGAAAAGATAATGTTTAGTATTGTCGTAATGTCTTGCGATAAATATAAATGTTTAACTCCCGCTTTTAAGCATTGTATTGACAAATATTATCCTAATCATCCTGAGATATATTTTATATATGGACAAGGATGTTGAACAGAAAGATTGAGAAAGGGTTTAGAACAAATTCAAGATGAGTATGTTTTATTCTTTCTTGATGATATGTTAATTAGAGAGCCCGTTAATAAAGATTTAATTAATAATGCTTTTCAAGTTTTACAAAAAAATGATAAAATTGCTGTAATTAATTTTGAACATAATTATAGAGAAGCATTATCTTTCTCTAATTATTGATTAAAACAAAAACAAAATCAATTTTATTTACATAGTTGTCAACCAAGTCTATGAAATAGAAAAGCATTTATTAATAATTTACAAAAGAACGAAGATGCTTGAACTTGAGAACTAACAACAATAAATAATAATTATACTTATTTAATAAATAAAGATGCTAATATTATAAATATAGGTAAAAGAGACGACTTAAATTGAGGAATATCTCGCGGAACAATGTCAAAAGAGTTTCAAGATTTTTTAATAAAAGAAAATATTTATTCAGACGAGATTCAAGATTGCTTTTCACCATATAAAATTAGTATTATTACACCATATTATAGAACATTAAATTATATTCAAAAATTAGCAAATGTATTAGAACCCCAACTAACAGATGATATAGAATGAATTGTTGTAGATGATGGATGTAATGAAAAAGAATTAGACAAATTAAAAGCAAAAGTTATTCACTTAGAAAAGAATAGTGGCGGCGGTAGCGTCCCTAGAAATATAGGACTCGATCACGCGCAAGGACAATATATATTATTTATAGATAGTGATGATTTAGTTACTTCAAATTATATTTCTACTATTGTAAATAAAATTAATAATGAAGGACATACATTTAATTATTGTTATATAAGTTGAACTTCAGAATGAGGTGATGTCATTATTGAAAATGAACCTCCTGCAACTAATACATCAATTTGAAATTGTATTTATAAAAAATCAGAAATAGGAAATGAAAGATTTAATCCAGAAATTATTATTGGTGAAGATTACGATTTTAACTTAAGAGTGAGAAAAGGAACTCATGGCAATATAACAGATATTTTATATATTTATAACACTACCGTTCCAAACTCTTTAACTAAAGGAGGTTGAAAATAATGAAAGAAAAACAAAAAACAATTTATATATATCAATCTTATCTATGTCAAATAGGTGGGGTTGAAACATTCTTATATAACTGATGTTCTCAATTAAGAGATTATTATGATATAACAATTTTATATGAAAATGGAGACCCTCTACAAATTCAAAGATTAAATGATTTAGTTAAAATGGAAAAATATGATAAAAAGAAATCATATACTTGTGATATATTTATTAGGAATTCTGTATGGGGAACAGTTCCTGAAAATGTAACCTCTTTAGACAATAGATATATTGAAATGAGACATGCGGATTATGAATGATTATTTAATCGTGGTGTTTTATTTGAACAATATCATCCATTTAAAAAGACTAACGAAGTTATAGGTTGTGCAGAACATGTATCTCGTAAAAGTGATAAAGTATTGCATGATCATCCTATTACTATCCGCAATATATTAGGAGAAAAACATCAACGCAAATTAAGATTTATTAGCTGTATGCGTATAGACCCAGAAAAAGGATGGAAAAGAATGCTTCAAATGGGAGATATGATGCGCAAAGAAGGAATTGATTTTGAATGAGATATTTATACAAATAATCCTCAATCATCAGCACCAGAAGGCTTTAAGTTTCACAAACAAACATTTGAAATATGAGAACCATTAAGTAGAGCAGATTACTGTGTATTACTATCTAATGCTGAAGGATGCCCATATACAGTACTTGAAGCACTACAATATCAAGTTCCTTGTATTGTTACTGCAATTGATGGATGTAAAGAATTAATTAAAGATGGCGTTAATGGATATATCGTTCCACTAGATATGAATTTTGATATAAAGAAAATATTAAAAATACCAAAATGTCCTGTTTATGATAATAAAGCAAAAGAAACTTGATTAAAATATTTAGGCGGAGCTGTTTATAAAAGAAGACCATCTAGAGATGAAAAATATATATTAGTAGAAGCATTATCAACTTATCAAAGATTAGCTTTAACTGATGGTGAATTAGGCTTTACACCAAAACCAGGACATCGTTGATGTGTTTCAGAAAAACGTTTACAAGTTTTATTAGGTCAAAATCCTAGAAAAGTTGCGTTTGTAAAACGTGTTGAAGATGAAGAAACTAAATACAAAGAAAGTATTTAGTTTCTTTTTTATTTTATAAAAAGATTGCGTTTTAAAAAATTTTTGTGTATAATGAAAGTAGAGAAAAGAAGGTGTTGATTATGAAAATACTATCCTTAGATTTATCTACTAAAAGTTCTGGATGAGCAATCTTTGAAGATGGTTTATTAATAAAGTCTGGATGTATTACATCTGCATCTTTGGATTTAATGAAAAGAATTAAGATAATGACTGCGGAGATCCGCAATATAATAAATGAAAATGGCCCAATTGATAAAATTATTGCCGAGGAAGTTAGACCAGAAGGTACTGGATATGGTGTTGGAAATCAAAAGACACATAAAGCATTAATGTATCTTCAGGCGGCAATCAATTTCATGTTATATGATGACTTTAATAAAAAAGAAATGGAGCTTATCTATCCTAGTTCATGGAGGGCGTCCATAGGAATTAAGACCGGCCGCGGCATAAAAAGAGCTAGTTTAAAAGAAAAAGATATTCAATTTGTTAAAGAAAATTACAATCTTGATGTTAATGATGATGAAGCAGATGCTATATGTATTGGATACTCTTGTTCTCATGATGAAGAAACCGATATAAATTGGGAATAAAAATTTTATTTCTTTACGATACTTTTATCATAAAAGTATTTTTTTTACTCTACAAGCCAAAATTTAAGCACAAAAAAATAGCACAGGTATAAAAACCTGTGCTTTTTTATTTTTATAATTTTGTTTGAACCTGAGTTGCTGATATACTCATTGTTCCATTTATTGTTAATGGTATTGATAATGAATTCATTATAAAATCACCATGAATATCATTATCAACAGATTGAACTGTAATTCTTGTATTTGGTTCTAAGTGATAGATAGGAACAATAGATAAATTAATTGTGCTATTATAACTTGTATTTTCTCATAACATATTTTTTATTTCATTAAAACAACTATTATAATTACCACCTAAACCAAGAGCTCCATAAATACTTGAACTAACTTGACAATAATCTTGACCACGAGCTTCACATTCAGCACGTTGTTCTGCCGCAGAAGATCCAGTTTCGATAATAACAATATCAGGAATATCACCCTCAAAAACACAATTAAAATCTTTATTGTTTTTTGAAATACTTCTTCTTCCGATATTATTTACATTTAAAACTCCAATATCTGTTTCACTATCAATAAAATCTAATCAATAATCTATATTTCAAGGATTTTGTTTTACCTCATCATAAAAATCTCCCGTATAAAGAGTATATCCAGTTAAAGGATCTGTTTCAGCTTGAACTTGAAAATTATATAATTTAGGTCATTCCGCCTTTAATTCTTGATAATAATAATTGGTTTCTAAACCTAATGTTTCTGCAGTTGCTCCAGATAAATATAGTTCAGAGCGTCAATCAGTAGTTTTTAATCTAACCATTTCTTGAGCAATATATTGAGTGTATTCACCAAGAGTTAAAGTAATATTTTGCTTTTCAGCCTCATATAACTCTGTTCTATCTTCAATCTCTTGTTCAGATTCAGATATTATTAAATAATTACTTTGAATTATTTCAGTTAAATTTTCTTCTTGAGTATCAACAGCATCTAAAGTACTAGTCATTAATTCATCTAATTTTTGTTGAGTGTCTAACTTTAATTTTAGTTTTGCAACGTTACCAGGATCTTTTTCCAAGTCTTCATTAAGCAATTCTATCATTTTTCTATATTGATATTCTAATTTTCTTTCCTCTGCATATTGTTGTTCTAAAGCTTCAATTGCAGCGGTATCATCAATAATATATTGTTTTGAGTTTGCAATTCTCTCTTGATAAGGTCTTATACCATATGTATCATCATAGCCTTCATATTTTTCAGTTAATTCATCTATTTCTGCCATAACTTCATTATAATGAGCAGAGCCAGGAATTATTTTTCAAATATATCTATCAAAAGTTGTTTCATCTACATAGATAATACCTTCTTGTCCTTGTATTTCAGGATTATAGGTTGAATAAATAGAACCATCTAATGCTACATACTGCAATAATGTTGGATCTCATTTATAAATAAATCCTGTGCTTAAATCTAAATAAAATAAATCTTCATTTCCAATTGCAGGAAAACTAGCTTTACTTAAATATTTAAGAGGAACTTTAGGTTTCCTTATTCCATCTTCTGGGTCGTTATAAAAGAAAACTTCATATATATTTCCAACTTCTGGTTTTTCATCAATAACCAAATGATATCTAATAGGGAATTGATTTTTTGCAGCGTCTTCTTTAACTCCTCAAACAATATAATCATTTTTAATATTACCATAATTAGGATTGTTTGAATAACTACTAATTAATTTTGCATCTGTAAAATTATAAACAGATTTTCCTTTTGCGATATCTATTATATAATCTTCATTATTTATATTTTCTAATATAATTGTAGTTTGAGTTGTATTTAAATAATTTTTAATTTCTTGAAAAATAAAATTTCCATCTATATCAAAATAATATTCATAATTAGATAATAAATTTTTAATTTTATCTAACATAGTACATACAGTATCTCCAGCATTTGCAATCAAATCATTAGGATATACAAAATCTGTTAAAATAAAACCAATATCTTGTCCGTATTTAAAAGTTTGAATTTGATGTCCATATTGTTGAGCTTCTGCATAATTAGTTGTATATAAATAAGAACTATTATTATCTTTTGTTAAATACAATGGTTGAGAAGCAGTTCATTTCATAACCATTTTTATTTTTTCATCTATATCATTAATAAAAATTTTATCTAAAGGAATATTACCAAAATGATTTACTAATTCTTTTATCAATTGAGCGATAGTAACTTTAGTTGTAACCATCCCTCCTGTAGTGGGATCTAATGTATCATATTTATCTAGAATTACTGAAGAAGTAATAGTTCCGCCGCATTCTCCATTTAACAGACACATTTTATCTTTTAATTGTGCGGAAAGTGTAATACCTTGATCTATAGAACTACTTAGACTACAAGAAGTGATTACAAAAGTACCTTGTGGATATCATAAAACAGGATAATCTAAATATTGATTTGTAGTATTTTTAATTCCAATTTCTAAATAAACTTTTTTATTTATAGAAATTAAATTATTTACATTTGTAATTGAGCTATTGTTACTATCAACAGTCATAGATAAGGTGCAAGTTCTGCGGACAGCAGATTTTCCATTTATAGAAACGCTGCCGCTTGTTGCCATACCTTGTATTTCTTGAATTGGATTTTCATCTCAATCAAGCAATACTAATTTAATATATTGACTTTGTAATCTTTGAGTATCAACAGCGATTAAAAATTCTTCATCTTTTAAATAAGGATATATTACTTTCATAATTAATCACCGCCAAGAGAAATACCTTCAGCACTTTCAACTGTATGAGACATAAGATTGTATTTATTATAATTTTCAATAGAACATTCATCGACTTCATATGCAGTTGCTGAAAAAGACCAAAGGCGTCTACCCAAAGTCTGATTAGGTTGAAAATTAATATCCATAAGTTTTACTAAGAAATTTCCTTCTGTTGGACTGCGGAATAATTTAACACTATCTTCTTCTAAAAAGGCTTTAACTTTTTCTCTAAAGGCTTTTTCTCATACAAAATCTGAATAAGGTGAAATATTTTCATCTTCATTGTAATTTTTATATTCTCAATACATATTTTGATACGCTTCTTCTTGAGTAAAGAAAATACCATCTTCATCCATTTGAGAAAATATCATTCCGCCAATAGGAAATTGAGCATAATTATTATGACCACTTCGTTTTATATATGGATATTTACTTCCTATAGTATCAATTTTAACTTCATTAATAACTTGTTTAAATGAAGCTAAAGAAGGATTGAATGTAATTTTAATTTGTTTATCTGCGGTAGATAAAAACATGTCCTCTAATACCATCATTACTGGGACATTAAATTTTGACATTGGTCTTCTAATACCATTTGGATCTACACCTTGAACAGCATATTTATATCATACGCCGCTTTCAATAGTATAATCATGTCATATAAAATCTATATAGTTTACTGCATTATATTCTGCAGTATAAACATCTTTTCAAATAGCAAACCCGTCCCTATAATCAGCTCTTCTAATAACAACCTTACCTGTAAAATATCCTGTTGCACGAGACTTAGTAACTCTAATACCAAAATTACCATTTTCAACATCTTTATAGGCATCTATAACTACTGTTAATTGCGTTTTTGTAGATTCTATAATATTAAAATAATATTTTAAACTATCATTATATAAATTTTTAGTTGTATAATCAAGAATAAAATAATAATCATCCGCAACTTCAAAATTATATGGGATAGCATGATTAAAAGTATTAACATCAGTATAATTACTTGTATATAAAATATCAGTATCATATAATAGCTTATCTTCATTATTATATACTCTAATTCTATAACTTTTTAAAGTCTCAGTTTCATTTTCATCTGCAAACACTAATTGTCCTACAACTTGAGTATCCGCAATATTTTCTAAAATAGATGCGGCAGATGTAGTACTAAACCCTGTTAATTCAACTGTTGGTTCAGATATACCACGAATAAGGCACACAGTAGACCATTCACTAAAATATTTTTCATTATATGTTAATCAGCTATCTATTGCTTGTACAGCATCTGGATCTGTTAAGTCAATTTCTGGATCAGTTGCATCTCTTCCTGTAAAACGAATTTGAATTTTATAATATTTATCTATTTCAAAATTACAACCTTCTAAATCTTCAGGCTTAATCTCAACATAATATTTATCATTTGTTTCTCTTGTATTATCTTTTTTAATTTCTTTTAAAGCAATTTCACAAGGATATTTCTTTTTATGTAACACAGAGCGATTTGTTGCTTGATTTCTTATTGTAACTTGAGCATTTTTAATATCATACATTTTATTGTAAATTGACAATGCGAAATAAACTCTACATATATATTTATTATCTGTAGTAGTCGCAGTTTTAAAAGTTGTAGTAATTGTTCTTTCTACAACTTCTGGTTTATCTTCAAAAAAAGTATTTTCAATTTCTTCAGCTCTAGAACTTCCTGTAATCAATGCTTCAAGAGCAGTTTTAAATTCCAATTTTAAAGCATTGGCACGCGCAACATACTCAGGACCAGTTCCATAGGTTGCTTTTAATTCAGCAAGATCTTCTTCATACTGATTCCAAAGTTCTTCTACTCCTGATATACCAGAATTAACAATATTTTTATTTACATCTTTTTCATAAATTATCATATCTGCATATGACAAAGTTTTATATGTTTTAGTTACATTATGAGTTGTTATATCTCCAACTAAAAATGCTGGCATATAAGTATCTATTGTAGGTGGATATAAATTATTTAATACTGCCATATCAACATCTCCTTTTATCTCTGCGGCAGCCGGTCATGCATTTGTTTGACCGCGATCCCGCACAATTATTTATTTATATTACTATTTTCTTTTAAATAAGTTTCACTTCTTTTTGGTAAAGCGCGAATCTCTTCCATTAATTCATCAATAAAAGTATTTCCGCCCTCATCTTTATAATGACCATATCTTTTTTCAATACAATCTAAACTATAATCATCTATTCAACCAATTTGATAACAAAAATAATGATGTTTTTCTGTTATCCAAGCTTTAATATCATCTTTATCTGACTCTGTAAGTAAATTAATTGCTTTTTTAATATCGTCAATTGTATGTTTTAATTGAGTTTGACAACTATTAATATCATTTTTCATAGTTTCTTGAGCTTGAATTAAATTATTTACACTATCTTGTAAAGCAGTTTTTTTACTTTTTTTCTCAAAAATTTTCTCTCCTCTGCCTCTAGCTCAATCAATTCAAGATACTACACCTTTAATAGCTGCCGCTAATAAGACAATGAATAATAAAATTTGGTCAACTGAATATGTATTAAGTAAATCTTTCATTTATTATGCATCTCCTTTTCTTCCAAAGATAAACTTTCTTTTACTATTGTATATTAAAAAAACTTTAAGTAAATAAATTATTTTAGACCAAAATAAAAAAGAGTGATATTTGTTATATCACTCTTGTATTTTAATTTGTTGTCCATCCAGCAGTTTGTAATTGTGTTATTAAATCTTGTCCTACTGTTGTAGAATTAATTTGTTTATTAGATCCATATAAAGGACTATACATATTTGTATTAAACAAATTCTTTCTTGTTACATTTGAGGCAGTTAAACATACTTTTGCTATATATATTAATGATTGTGTTGAAAGATTATTACAATATCCAAACATATTAGATATATTTGTAACTGTAAATAAATTTCAATTTTGTAAATTTATATTTACAAGATTATAACATCTACCACACATTCCTCCTGTACTATTTACTTTTTCAACATTTCAATTTTCAATACCAATAATATTTTGCAAATTATTGCAATTGTTAAAGAACATTCATAACGTAGTAAAATTATTTGTATTTCATCCTGCTACATTAACATCTGTTAAATTATTACAATATCCAAACATAGTCATAGCATAATTAACATTGCTCATATTTCATTGAGATAGATTTAAATTAGTAAGATTTCAACAATTAATAAACATTTGTCCAGTATTTTTTACTTTATATAAATTTCATGTTTCTATTCCATCAATTGTAGTTAGTTTTGTACAACCATAAAACATTCCTTGTGCATAATTAAACTTAGTAACGTTTCAATTGGTAAGATTTAAATAGGACACATTGTTACAATTGTTAAATATACAACCTGCATTATCTACATTTGCTGTATTTCATTTAGATACATCTAAAACAGTTACATTAAAACACCCTTGAAACATTTGATATAAATTATTTGTTTTTTGAGTATCTCATTTAGAAATGTCCAGAGTAGTTAAATTAGTACAATTACAAAATATACCTGCAAAACTATTGGCATTTCCTGTATCTCATTTAGAAATGTCTAGAGTGGTTAAATTAGTACAATTATAAAACATACCTGCAAAATTTGATACTTTATTAGTGTTTCAATCAGAAATAGCTAAAGTAGTCAAATTATTACAAAAACTAAATATATTGGCAAGAATTACAGGTCCTATTCAGCTATCATTTCCTCCAACTTTTCATTTTGATACATCTAATGACTGTAAATTATAACAACCTCAAAACATAGAAACATAATCTTGTACTTTATTCATATCTCAATTAGAAACATCTAAAGTTGTTAGATTTTGACAATAACCAAAAATATTATTTAAATTTTTTACATTACTTGTATTTCAATTTGAAACATCTAAAGCTGTTAATGCTTGGCAACCATAAAATGCATAAGCTAAACTATTAAAATTAATAGTGTTTCATTTAGATACATCTAAAACTGTAATTTTATTACAATTACTAAAAATACTAGATAAATATTGAAAATTACTAGTATCTCATTCAGATACATCTAATGCAGTTAAACTATTACAATTATTAAATAATTGATTTAAAGATTGTAATTTATTTGTATTTCAATTAGATACATCTAAAGCTGTTAAGTTTTTACACTCTTTAAAAGTTGCAAAAGCACTTGTCACATTATTTGTCTTTCAATTAGAAACATTTAAAGCTAATAAATTGGAGCATCCAGAAAATGTTTGTGCCATATCAATAACATTACTTGTATCTCAATTAGAAACATCTAGTGTTGTTAAATTAGGACAAGTTGAAAAAGCTTGATTTAAACGTGTTATATTACTTGTATCTCAATTAGACACATCTAAGGTTGTTAAGTTTCTACAATTATGAAACATTCTAAAAACATCTGTTGCTTTATTTGTTATTCAATTTGATACATTTACACTTGTTAAATTAGAACAACTATATAGCATTTCACTAAAATTTTGAATATTACTTAAATTTGGATTGACGAAATCTAATGATTCTAAAGGACACGTACCTGTACCTTGTCAAGGAAGAAATCTTGCAAGGTTAGATTCATTTAAAAAATTAACATTTAAAGTAATATTATGAATTGTTCGTACAGATGGATAAAATCCATAAGTACGTCCTGAAAAAGTAGCTCCTATATTAATCATATTAATTTTCATCTCCTTCTTCAATAGTAATGTCTGTAAATTGTAATGTTGTATCTTTTATAAAATTAACTAAATCATTATAATTATTATAAGTTATTGTTGACGAACCTCCATTAGTATCAACATATGTTAAATTATAAATTGGAGGTGGATTATAAGTAACAACTAAATCAACATTTCCCACAGGCATTACTCCATTACACCAATAATTATTTCCTTGAATAGTTCAGTCAGTAATTGTTGGACTTTGAACATTATACTCTTGTTGATAATCATAAATACCAGAATATGCAGTTGCAATTTCTGTTCCATTTTTATCACAATATTTAATATTTAATCTTCATTGTTCATTTTCAGTAGTTCAACCACTAGCTCTTAATTGATCTATTAAAGAAACTCCTACTGTATTAGACATAATTTGTTTGCTAGATCCATAAAAAGGACTATATTGATTAGCATTCCTTAAATTTTTATAAGATACAGATACATTAGTAGCTGTTAAACACATATTACAAATATTTTTTAAAGAAGCTAGTGTTAAACTATTACAACCTCCAAACATTGCACTAAGATCTGTTGCATTAATAATATTCCAATTATTAACTAATGCAGATTGTAATTTTTGACAACCGTAGAAAGCATAACCTAAATTTATCATATTTTTAGTATCTCAACTTCCTACTGAGAAAGTTGTAACATTATTACAACTGTAAAAAGCTCCATATATATTTTGCATTTTTCAAGTATTTCATGTACTTGTATTCATAGTTGTTAAATTTTGACAATTGTAAAAAAGATAATTTAAATATACTACATTATTAGTTTTTCAATCATTAGGAACAATTTGAGTACTCTTTAATCTATAACATTGTAAAAAAGTTCCACTTAAATCTATAACATTTGAAGTATTTAAACCCTTGGTATTAATAGTAATTAAATTATAACAATGAGCAAAAGTTCAACATAAATTCGTTACATTACAAGTATTTCATGTATTAACACTATTAAATATTGTAATATTAGTACAATAAGTAAATGTATCATACATACTTGTAACATTTGAAAGATTCCATCATTGAGTATCAATTCTTGTCGCAGCGCGGCAATTATAGAAAGCTTGATCTAAATTTTTCATATTTAAAGTATTTCATGTAGATCCATTAATTTCATTAAGTACTAAACAATTTTTAAATGTACAAAACATAGTATTTATATTACTCATATTTCATAATAAAGTATTAATATTAACCAATTGTTTACAATTGAAAAAAGCTTGCGAAATATCAGTAACTTTATAAAGATTTCAATTATTAGTGGTTAAATTTACAAATGCTTGACAATTATAAAAAATACGATTTAAATCTGTAGCATTTATAAGATTTCATTGTGAAACATCAATAGATGGCATTTGATAACATTGTAAAAAAGCAGCTTGTAAATTTTGTACATTTTCTAAAGTTCATCTTCCAGTACTTAAGGCGGAAGTAAGACTTCATAAATGAGCAAAAGTTCAAGTTAAATTTGTTACTTTAGACATATCTCAAGTTCAAGTGTTTAATTTAGTCAATTTAGAACAATGATAAAATGTTTGTTCCATATTTTCCAATTCATCAAAATCTCATCCTGTTGTATTTAATGCAGATAAATTATTACAATTATAAAAACATTCTCCAATATGTTTAACTTTAGGAAATTTTCAATGAGAAGTATTTAATGTTAATAAATTTTGACAATTATAAAAACCGGCATAAAAATTAGTACAAAATTCAGGATCCCAACTTGACGTATTTAAACTTGTAATTTGATAAGCTTGGCAAAAAAGTCCTGCTAAATCAGAAACTCCTTTAATGTTTCATTGTGATGTATCAATTGATGTTGCTCCTCATAAATGAGCAAAAGCTCATTCTAAACAGTAGGCATTGCTAAAGTTTCAATTATACACATTTAAACTTGATAAACTGTTACATTTATAAAAAATACCATAAAAATTTTGTCCATGATAAACATTTCAATTAGCAACATTTAAACTTGATAATAATTGACAACCTCAAAATACATCAGCAAAATTTGTAACATTTGAAGTGTCTCAAGTTGATAAATTTAATGTTGTAAGATTATAACAATTATTAAACATAGAAGCCATATTTGTCAAATAAGAACTTGATTTTCATTTTGCAATATTTAAAGAAGTTAAATTTCGACATTCATCAAAAGCAAAATCTATATTTTTTACATTTGCTATATTTCATTGAGATAAATTTAAAGTTTTTAAATTATATGAGCCTCTAAAGGTAGAATTTAATTGTTCTACATTTGCAGTATTTCAATTAAATAGATTTAATCCTGTTAAATTATAACAATAAGCAAATGTATTTGTCATATTTTTAACCTTAGAAACATCTCAATTAATAAGATTTAAACTTGGACATGATATAATTCCATAAAATGTACCCCTTAAACTTTTTACATTACTTGTATCTCAATTAGATACATCTAAATTAGGCAATGCATAACAACCATCAAATAAATATGCAAAACTTTCAACATTAGAAACATTTCAATTAGATACATTTAATTCAGCTAATTTAAAACAATTAAAGAAACAAGAATATAAATTTGTTACATTTGATGTATTTCAATTAGAAGTATCTCCTATAGTTGTAAGATTAGTACAATTATCAAAACTACTTATTAAAGAAGTAACATTATTAATTTTTCAATTTGAAAGATTTAAACTTGTTAATTTACGACAATTTTCAAAAGCATTTGCCATAGAAAGCACGTTTATAGTATTTCAATCAGAAATATCTAAATATTGTAAATTTTGACAATTAGCAAATAGCATTTTTAAACTTGCAACATTATTTGTTTTTCAATTACCTATATTATTAACATATTGTAAATTATGACATTCATTAAAAAGCATTTGTAAGTTTTGAGAATTATCAAAATTTCAATTATCTATATTAAAAACAGTTGGCATATGACAACCATCAAACACTGAACCAAAATTAGTAACATTGTTAGTATGCCAATTATCCACTTTAAAATCTATTAAATTATAACAACCATCAAAAATACTACTTAAATTAGATACTTTATCAATATTTCAGTTAGATACATCTAAATGCACTAAATTACGACAATTTCAAAACATATGAGAAAGACTTTCTACATTTGTAGTATCTCAATTAATAAGATTTATATTTCTTAAATTATAGCATGCGCTAAAAGTCTTGTTCATATTTGTAACATTACTTGTATTTCAAGTAGAAACATCTACATCGGTTAATTTACTACATTGTTCAAAAGTTCCTGTTAAATCTTTAACATTATTTATATCTCAACTAGCAAGATTAAATTCTATTATATTAGAACAAGCTCCAAATGTTTCTGCCATATCTGTAACATTAGAAACATTCCAATTTGATACATCTAAATTCTTTATATTTCAACATTCTGCAAATAAACCATGTAAACTTTTTACATTATTAACAATTCAATTTGAAACATCTAATGTTTTTACTTTTCGACATCCATAAAAAGTATTTGCTAAATTTTGTAAATTATTTAATTGTCAATTTGAAAGATTTAATTCTCTTAAATTATAACATCCTTTAAAGGTATTTGATAAATTATTAATTTTACTAACATTTCAATTAGATACATTTAAATGCTGTAAATTTTGACAATTATAAAAAGCATCTTCTAGATTTGTTAAATTACTAGTATTTCAATTTGAAACATCTAAAAATCTTAATAAAGAATCATTTCAAAAAAGATTACTAATACTTGTAATATTACTCATATTCATTTGAGAAAATCCGCCAAGAGTTTTTAGAGATGTAAAATTTGCAAAAGAATAGTTTATATTAACAATATTATTTAAAGAATTTTGACTATCCCCCAATAACATAAGCTCGGTATTTATAGGAGCCCCTTCTTGTTGATTAATATCATCTGTAAAAATATCTAAACGATTATTTAAAGATTTAGATCAATCTAAATCTAATATTAGATTTTTACAATTTGGAATAGTAGAATTCATACTATTAAGTGATGATAAAAATAAATTTTTATAATTAAAAGGTGTTGCACTCATTACAATTACCTCCTTTTTCATTTTTTATCTATAAATATATGATTTTTCTATTAAAATAATAAATTACTTTAGACCAAAATAAAAAAGAGAGCTATTTACTCTCTTCTTCATCAATAGTATAAACATACCCTTCTTTACCAAGAACTCCAGATTTTTCATCAAGCTCTTTAACCCAATCAGGAAGTCTATCTCTTATTTCATCAAATTCTTCTTTTCCTCTGTAATCTTCAGTTTTTATTTTTTCTAAAAATTGAAAGAAAGTAATTTGAGGAATAATACCAATCATATCTTGAGAATGTCCTGCATATTGCATTGTATACATACTTTTTAAAATATTCTCATCAATTTGATCTTCAATTTGTTTATAACAAGAGTGATAAAATCTTTTAGCATTAAATAAATTTTCTTCTGCAAACATAGGTTTTTGCTCTAAACATTGAACATATGTAAAATATTGACCTATCATCATTTCAACAGTAAACTTCATAATACTACCATTAAAAGGGTTTTTCTTTTTACAAAATTTAATTGCATTAATAGACGCGGCAGTTGCTCCTACTTGACATAAATCTCAATTATAAAGTGGAGTACCATTATTCTCTTCAATACCAATTCGAGTGATAGAATGTTCAGAGCCTTTTCGCCATAAATAAACTATTTTTTCAACAAAATTAATTTTTACTGGGAAACCTTCAATAGAAAGACGGACTTTCCAATTTAATTCCCCATCCTCCATAGCTCTTAATTTTGAAAATCTAATATCATTTGATTTTAAAAATTGTAAATTATATAATCTTCCAAATACTCAAGGATGTCCTTCATCCATTCTTGGCATCATACGAACTTTCATAGGATTTGGATCAACTTCTTGACAAAATATCCCTCTTACTTCAATACAATCAGGTGTAATTCCATCTCTTAAGTTTTCAAGAGACATTGGATCATAAAATACATCATCTGCATCTATCCAAGTTATTCATTCAGTTTTTGCGGCGTCCGCACATCTTTGACGTGCTAATCCAGGTCCTGTATTTACTTCGCAATCTAAAATTGTAATATCTAAATCAGGAAATCTTTCTTTAACAAAATCATAGCTATCACCTGGATTATCATTTGCAATTATTATCGCAACATCATTTTTAATAGATTGAATTTGAATAGAAGAAAGACAATCACAAATATGAGGTTGTGCTTTAAAAGCTGGTATTCCTACCGTTATTAATTTTTTATTTGACATATCTTTTTTCTCCTTCTAAAATTATTATACAATATTTTTTAAAAAAAGTCAAAATAAAAAAGAGTAGTTTTTACTACTCTTAATTTGTTTTTCATCCTGCTGCAGTTAATTGTGTTATTAAATCTTGTCCTACTGTTGTAACATTAATTTGTTTATTTGTTGTATAAAGTGGACTTCTAATGTTCGTATTCATTAAATTTTTATAAGTAGTAGTCATATTTGTTAAATTTAAAGCAAATTTTGCAATACTCACCAAACTATCAGTAGTTAAATTATTACATAAGCCGAAAGCGTTATTTCAAGTTATTAAAGATGGTAAAGATGCATTTGAAATATCTAAATTTACTAAATTAATACATCCTCTAAAAGTGTTATATCAATTTGCCATGTTTGGTAAATTTCAATTACATATATTAACATCTGTTAAATTTTCACAACCTGTAAAACAAAAAGGCATTGAAGTTGCATTTAAAAATGTTAAATCAGGAATATTAATATCTTTTAAATTGAAACAAAGACCATAGCTGTCATATAAAGAAGTAACAGTATCTAAATTTCAATTTAATAAAAAATTAAGATTTGTAATATTAGAATTAAAAAAAGTATATGCTAATCATCACACATTATTAGTTTTTCAACTGTCTAAAAAATAAAAATTAAGATTTCAACAATTTCTAAAACTATTAGAAAGATCCATAACAGAAATAGTATTTAATGTTTCTGCTCCATATAAATTTTTTAAATTAAAACAATTAGAACAAAAATCAGTTAAGTTAGTATAGGTAGATGAAAAATTCATATTATCAATATTAACATTAACTAATGATTGTGCATTATTTAATAAAGGTAAAGCATTTATACTACTATAATTATTTCAAGATCAATTTGACATATCTAAATCCGTAAGATTAGTTAATCCATCAAAAAACCTATTTCCATCTCAACTAAAACTATTTGAAACATTTCAATTTGCAATATTTAATCTTTGTAAGTTAGTGCAGTAACTGAATATATTTCCATTATTAGCGAAATCAGTAATATTACAAAAATTTAAATCTTGTAAATTTACCTCTACTAAATTCGTACAATTCCTAAACATAGCACTAATATTAATTGCTTTTTGAAAATTTCAATAATTTTTTAAATTATCAATTGAAATTAAACTATTACATCCAGAAAAAGTAAATACAAAAGAAAGAACATTACCAGTATCTCAATTAGCAAGAGGATCAAGATTTTTAAAATATATAGTATCTGTAAAAGTTTGTAATAAAGTATGTACATTAGAAGTATCTCAATTAAGAATATCATCAAAATTAAAATTTTTACAATTTTGAAACATACCTCCTAAAGTAATTGGTATTCAATTTTTAATACCTTTTACAGTGTTTAAATTATTACAACCATGAAATAAAAAATTACACTTATTAGCAACCTGTTGAAAGTTTAATGTTTCAAGATTCAATTCAGTTATATTTTGACAACCATCAAACATTCACTCTATACTAACTGCATTACTTCAATTTCAATTAGATAAATCCAAGACAGAAAGATTATTATCATAATAAAACATATATGAAAAATCTTGTACCTTATTAACTTTTCAGTTAGATACATCAATTGTTTTTAAACTGTTACATCAATAAAGAAACCTATGTAAATTAATTGCATTATTAAAATTTCAAGTAGATAAATTTAAGGTAGTTAAATTTGTACAAGTACTAAACATCTGTGCGAAATTTTCTCCCGAAGAAACATCTCAATCATTAACATTTAAACTATGAATATAATTATCTCCATAAAAAGTAGATGAAAAATTATTAACTTTTGACACGTCTCAATTATTAATATAAATATAATCTGCTCATATTCTTGAAAGACTTGAAGATAATTTTGTTAAATTACAAGTATTCCAATCATCAATATTTAAAGTAATTAAACGTTGTAAATTATTAAAAACCCCTTGAGGAATATATGTTAAATTGCACACATTTCAATTTGGAATCTGTAAATTAGTTACATATTGACATTCTTTAAAAACATTATTCATAGAAGTCATTGGACTGAAATCTCAATTAGGCATACTAATTTTACTAATAATAGCATTATACCATAAATTATCTATATTTTTTATATTAACAGCAGTTCAATTTTCTATGTTAAATCTCAAAATATTATCCATATTTAAATTACTAAAAAAATTATAAAGACTAACACCATCTAATACTCAATTATTTGCATACAATCTTTTCATATTATTATGTATTAATCTTCCTATAGAAGAATTTGTAATATGCCAATTTTCTGCGTAAATTATATTAGGATATGATCCACTCATAGAAGTATTTATAATGGTTCAATTATTCATGTCAAATCGTACATTATTACCAGATCCAACTAAACTTGTAACATATGCATTGTTAAATACTCAATTTGATAAATTAATATTTGAATTTGTTAATCAACAAAAAACACTAGCAGCATAATTAAGATTGTTTGTATTTCATTTTGAAAGATCTAAATTTCAATTATTTCATGGACAAAAAGGGGTGTATAAATTTTTAAGATTACTAACATCTCAATTAGAAATATCTGGTGGCTGTAAATTATGACAATAATTAAAAGTATAATACATATTTGTTAAATTGCAAGTATTTCAATTTGAAACATCTAACATTGTTAAATTATTACATCTAGTAAAAGTACCTTGTAAATGTGAAATATTACTAGTATCTCAGTTGGATACATCTAAAGTTGTTAAATTATTACAATAAGAAAAAGTATATCATAAATTTTCTAAATTGCTAGTATTTCAATTTGAAACATTTAATGTTGTTAAATTTACACAACCCGAAAAAGTGCTCTTCAAATTTTTAATATTACTAATATCTCAATTAGCAACATCTATTTCATTTAAAAAATAACAAGTGTTAAAAGTTTGATCAAGATGTTCTATTTTAGAAAAATTATTCAAAATAATTTTTTTAGTATTAGCTCCATATGGACCAATATAAGAATTTTCTTCTTTCGGAATTAAGAAAAAATCATTCATAGATAAATCTTGAGCTTTTTCTCAGTTTAAATCTAAAAATCAATTATTACAATTATCTAAATAATTTTCTATTAAAATATTTTTATAATTATATTTTTTCATTGTATTATTTTACACCTCCTTATTCTGTAAAACTAATTTTAAATTGAAATTTATTTGTTGTAGAAGTTGAATTATTATAAATTCTATATTTAATTTCAATAAAATGTTCTTCATCATCTAAATCTGTATAAACGACTTTTTGTACTGCGGTAGATGAAGCTGTTCCAGAAAAACTTTTTTTAACATTTGTACTTTGTTCAGAACTATAATAATTTCGTACTAAAGTCTTATCAACATTAGATAAAATTCCAAAATTATTAGTAGAAGAAGTGGTTTGATTAATACAACTAACAACTAATTTTCCTGTATTTGTTTTAAATTTTACTTTACAAAGAGCATAACTATAAGATTTTCCAGTATTACCACTTGTATAATATCCAGTATTTGAATTTAACGTAAAATCATAAGGCGCATAATACAAACCAGTTTTATCAATAGGCTCAACAACATACTCTCCATCTATATAAGGAACAGATGTAATTTCAACATTTTGAGAAACTGTATTTTGTTCATCATCTTCTAAAGTAATATTTATTACTTCATTTCCCTCTCCAATACCTGAAAATTCAATAGAAATACAAGCATTGGTTTTATCTAAAGTAGAATTAACTGTATAAATAGAAGTTTCTTCAGGAGACACACTTATAGAAAAATTATTAGGATGATCATCAACTTCAAAACCTCCATATAAAATATTTAATGTTTTAGTTCTTGTATTCATAATAGTATAATTATTAATAATTTCTCATGTTAAATTTTGACATACTCTAATATTTGTTAAATCATTACGACTATTTAAAAACATCTTTTTCGTAAGAACATTAGAAACATATATATTACAATTATTCATAAGCCCTTCAAAAGCATACTTACATTTTAATCAATTGGTAGAATATATCGTATCAAACTGACAATTATTTAAATAAAGATTTTGTAAATTATTACAAAAACTAAAAGCATATCATAAATCAGCAACATTTTGAACATTTCAATTAGATAAATTTAATTCAGTCAAATTATCACAATAACGAAAAGCTCCATATAAATCAATTAAATTATTTGTTTGTCAATTAGAAACATTTAACTCAGTTAAATGATTACAACCAGCAAAAGTCCAACTTAAATTTGTTAAATTACAAGTATTTCAATTTGAAACGTCTAAATTTGATAAATTATTACATCAATAAAACATATATGCAATATTATTTAATCTAGATGTATTTCAATTTGAAACATCTAAAGTTGATAAATTATAACAGGAAAGAAAAGTATCTACCGCAGATTGTAATTTACTAGTATTTCAATTTGAAACATCCAAATCTCTTAAATTCTCACAATAGTAAAAAGCATAATTTAAATCAATTAAATTATTTGTTTGTCAATTAGAAACATTTAAAGTTGTTAAATTATTACAATAATAAAAAGTTCCATCTATTAATCTTAAATTACAAGTATTTCAATTAGAAACATCTAAATTTGTTAAACCACTACAAGAAGCAAAAGTATTATATAAAACTTTACAATTAGAAATATTCCAATTAGATACATTTAAATTTGTAAAGCTTTGACAACCTTCAAATGTTCGATTTATACTTTTTAAATTACTAGTATCTCAATTTGAAACGTCTAAATCTGCTAATACTCAACATCATAAAAAAGTATTATTCATATACTTTATGTTACTAATATTCCAATTAGAAACATCTAAATTTGTTAAATTAGAACAACTATGAAAAACACTATTAAACATTTGTGTGCTTTGTAAATTTCAATTTGATATATTTAAATCTGTTATATTATAGCAATACATAAAAACATTATCTCAATTTTTAATTTTACTTACATTTCAATTTGAAATATCTACATTTCTAAAATTATTACAACCATAAAAAATTCCATTAAGATTATGTATATTTTGTAAATTTCAATTGCAAAGATTTATATTATTTACCATATAGCAATTAGCAAACATATAATCTAAATTTGTAACATTTTTCATATCTCAATCTTGAAATTCAATATTATCTAACTGATAACAATAATAAAAAGCACGAGATAAAGAAGTATTTTTAGGAAAACCACTCTGAACATTAATATTTAAATTTGTAAGACCTGACATACCATTAAACATGAACTCTAATCCAGTAGAATGTTTTCAATTTAAATTTAAAATAATATTAGGACAATTTCAATCAAATAATGCATGCTGATATGTATACCTAGCATCCATTAATAAATTATTATATTCATATAGCATATTTTTCCTAACCTCCTTCTTCCTCATCTTCTACAATTTCATCTTCTATTATTAAATCAGCTAAAGCGTTTGCATAAGGTTGTAATAAATTTTGAACTTCACTAACAGAATTACAATAGGTTACAGTATATTCATCTTCTGCATTTGCACGATAACTAACTTTAAATCTGACCGTTGCCTCAGGAGGTTCTTGATTAAACACTAAAACTCCATCAAAATAACTATTATAAGTATTGTTTGTATTCATAACTAAATTTTCAACTAATTGTTGATTAAAGATAATTTTTGGATAAATTTTTCCTACAATATATTCATTATAAACTATTGGACCTTGTGACATAGTAATAGAAATATCTGTAGCTGTTAACATAGTTGGAGAATTAGTTTGATCAGTAAGTTTTTCAAAATCATCATATATTTCTGTTATAAAAGTTTGTCCATTATCTTCACTATATGTTAATTCAAAAATATCTTGACTTTCTAAAATTTTTAATTTTAATAAAGCCACTCCATTTAAATCTGTATCACTTACTCTTGGTGTTAATACTGCAACAGTAGGTTCTGATGGAGTAATAAATATATCTGTGGCGGTTATTATATCATTAGAATTCATTTTAGTTACTAATAAATCAAAATCATTATACATTTCTGTTGTAAAAGTCTGTCCACCATCATTACTATATTTTAAAACAAAAACATCTTCATTATTATTATTATTATTATTATTAGTTTCTGTTTTAGCTTCTAATCACTGAGTTCCATCATATATATAATATTTATCTAAAGTTATATTATAATAACAATCTTCTCTTACAGGATTTTCAGGTGCCATATATAAATTAGGCACTATAGGTACATCATCATACATATTAATACCTCCTTTATTAAAATATGAAAAAATGCTCCTCTCTATTATTTATTTTAGCCCAAAATAAAAAAGAAAGCAAGTTGTTACACTTACTTTCTAGGTATCTTCATAAAATAACAATAAACTTTTTCATCTATTGCATCTTCATCTTTTATAAAATCTTTACTAAACTTAGCATACCATTCTACATTTTCTTCAAATAAATCATGATAATCATTATATGCTGAATTCATTACAATTCAAAAATCAACAGGTCTAATTTCAGAATATCCATAAGAATTCCTAACACCTTCAGTGTCAGCTAATTCTCATTTTTTACCATATGGTTCCATACATTCAATAATTTCTCTTGCTTTATCCTCTGTTAAAACGCGGCCTTCCGCAATCTCATATAATTTTTCTTCAACTTTTTCTAATTCTCTATCTCCAACCATATCAATAATATATTCCATATAATCAGACATTTCATCTATCTTTTTTGAATCACCAGAACTAATGATTTTATTTATATATTTTTTGTAGTCCATCTTCAATTTTTTCCACCTTTCTTAATACTTCATTTAACAATCTATTTTGATATTCTAATTTATGTTCCATATCAAAAATAATTGTATCTAGCTTTCTACTTTGAGATTCATTTTCTTCATACGAATGAAGTGATATATATGACAATAATACAGTTAATAAATCTAATGCATCAAGATTTTCTTTCATTATACACTTCCTGCAGGTTCTGTCAATTGTCCTCTAGGTTTTACACAAGAGGTAATTACAAATTGACCATTTTCATAATTATCATTTCCGCTACCATACATAATAGGATATCTTACTCTTGTATTTAATTGATTTGCATACATAGTATTTCCAGCTTTACATAAAACAGGAATATCTCCTACATTAGTTCTTATAAAAACAGGTAAATTCGCGGCCGCAGCTACATTATTGCATATAACGAGTCCATAAGTTTCTGTATTAACTAGATTTTTTACTGCTCTATTAGGAATTAAAATTACTTCCTCCTCAGTAGTTTCTACAGTTGAGCAAAAAATTGTTTGACAGTAATTATTCATTTTTCAATCTCCTTTCTCAACAAAAAATAGCGGAAGCACCTGGCCTCCGCATGTCGACTTGCAAAAGCAAGGATTAAGTTAAACTAGTATAAAGAATTACATCCACAACCAGTATAGCAAGGTGGATTTAATACATATCTACCTTGTAAATTTAAAATTGTGTCTGTTGAGTTTTGTACAGCAGCAGTTAAAGTAGCTGTTTGATTTGCATTAGATAAAGCATCTCTTGTAGTTTGAAGTTTATCACTTAATTCTCTGATATAATTATCTTGAATCATTTGTCTTGTAGCAGCATTTTCAGTTGTTACTAAGTTTCCAATTGCGGCAATACTATTGCTAATTTGTTGTTGAATATCTTTCATAGCAACTAAATTACTATAATTGCTTGTTAAAACAGTATCAGTTAATGCGCATTGACCTTGAGCTAATCCTCTAATAGCATTATCTTGTGATTGAAAATATAAACTATTTTGAAGATCACTTTGTCCTAAAGCTGTTGCTCCATTATTCCAGAAACCACCATTTCCGCCAAATAATAGAATGAAAATAATAATTAATGAGAAAATTCCCATAGAACCACCAAATAATCCATCGTTATTATCTCTTGTTAATGCTAATACATCTGCAGCTGACATTCCAGTATTATCGTTCATCTTCTTCCTCCCTTTCCTTAAAATATTTATAATAAAAAGCTAGTCACGTGCCTATCTTCTATTACCATTAATTAAATTAATCATTTGCACAAATTGTTCTTTTGAAATTCCTTTTTCATTACACATTTGCGCAATACTTTCCGCTTGTTTTTCTGTTGGTTGGCTTTTAATTGTATTAAAAAGTTGTAATTGTTGCGGATTTAGTAGACTTGTTAGCGCTTGCTGTGGTTGACTTGATAGTAGCATCTGTGATAGTATGTTCTGCATGTTTATCATCCAATCTCTCCTCCAATTCTTTTATTTTCTTTTCTAATTCTTCAATCTTAATATCTTTTTCATCTTTAGGAACTATAATATTATAAACTTTAGATATATTTCCATCTACTTCCTTAATAGATATTTTAGAATTTGGTTCATCAATAAACAGAGTTTTTTTAGATACTATAATATTAGATATATCTTCATTAGGTTTAACATATCGTATATCCGTATCTGAATTACTACCTGTCGCATTAATAATATTTTGAACAGGCGGCTGCGTATTAATTCCCATATTTTGAGTATATTGAGCTATCATATTTTCAATATTCTCTTTTTGACGATACAATTGATTCATCAATCCCGCATTATTGTAATTATAAGGCATATTTAATCTCCTTTCCATTTTTTAAACAATATAAAAAAGCCAGGCATTAGGAAAATAGACCTAATGCCTGGCTATGATATTTCGTTATAATTTATCTATCCATTTGTTTCAATCCATTTCCCTTTATCAGAGTTTTCTCTCTGACATATATATTTTATTTTTAATTTAAATAAATTATCAAATTTGTCCCAAAATTTTATGCATCTGTGCTATCGTTAGTAATATATAATGTATGAGTATTAGGATCTAGTCTAGTTCTAATACCACCTGTTACATTATAATCTGAATTAGGAACAGTCATTGTTGATTGTCCTGTTTCAATAGTAATATTACCATATCCTAATAACGAAGTACCATTAATTGTTTTAATATTTGTCCCACTAACTAATTCTGCTTGTTTTTCATCCCAATAAGTAATTTTTGCATCTGTAATATCATATGCTGGACTTGCAGTAAATACAGGATCAGTTTCAGAAGTAATAAATCCACTGTCATTTGTTAAATCACTTACTTTTGTTGGAATTGTAGGAAGATTAATTAAATCATTATAATCTCCTGTTGTGGCAACACTAGCTAAATCAGAACTTAATGTATAATAAGTTAAATTATTAACTGCATTTGTAATATATCCCGCATTATTAGTTAAATCACTCGTATCAGTAGGTAAATCAGTCATTCTAGCTAATCTAACTGAGCCAGCATCTTTACCAGTTCCAGATGTAGAATCTACATATACATCTCCTTGATATCAAGCTTCTCCTGTTCAAGTTAAAGTATGTGCATTTGATCTTGCGTCATCCGCAGTACCATTACCAACTATATGAGCATATACATTTGACCCACTAACTATATTATATTTACCTTGAACATGTTGATTATTACTCAATGCTTCTGTATAATATCCTTCAGCATGTGAATAAATTCCACTTGCCACAGTATTATTTCCTTCAGCATGTGAATAATCTCTTGAAGCTATACTATTATTTCCTTCTGCATGTGAATAAGTTCCTGAAGCTGTACTACTATTTCCTTCTGCATGCGCACCCATTCCACTTGCAGTTGTATTATTTCCTTCAGCATGTGCTTGTGCTCCGCTAGCTTCAGTAGTTCAACCTTCTACATGAGAATAATTACCAGAAGCTTCTCCTGATGCTCCTTCTGCATGTGCAGCAGTTCCAGATGCAAGAGATGAAAAACCTTCTGCATGAGAATAATCACCAGAAGCTTTTGTTGAAACTCCCTCTGCAACAGCACCATTTCCAATAGTATAATTTGTTCCTTCTGTAGAAGAACCAATTGTTCTAACACTTCGTGGTTGACTGCCATTAATCCAATTACTATTTGCTAATGATGGATTTGAACCAGCTGTTACATGTCCTTTATTGTCAACAGTAACAGATGTATATGTTCCAGCAACAACTCCTGATGTAGCATGAGATAATGTTCTAGTACCACTAGTTGTAATTGCTAAATTATCATCAATAACAATTGGACCAGTTGCATTTAAAGTAATACTTGTAACAGTACCACTTGGTTCGTCACCAGATGGAATCAATATCCAGCCAGTTCCATTACTAATAAACATATCTCCTACTTTTGCATTTTGACTTGCATAAGTACCATCTGTAATAACTTTATATGTAAAACCACTATTTGCAGCTGCAGCCGCAGGTAAACTAGTTATCGTTCCTCCTGACCCTAAAGAACCTTTAAATACCATAAAACCAGGAAGTGCGGCAATAGCTGAATCTACATAAGCTGTAGTTGCAACTTTAGTTGAGTTATCTCCACTTTGTTGAGTCGTAGCCGTAACACCATTTGTAATAGCACCAGTTAATATTGAAGCTGGTACTGAAGTAATATTAGCTTGACCTGATGTAGCAACACTAGTACCATTAACCGCTACTTCTGTAATAGTACCTGTATTAGTTGTATATCCTTGATTAGTTGCGGCAGTAACTCTACCATAACTATCAACTGTAATTCCTTGATAGGTTCCTGCAGTAACACCTGAAGCATCTAAAGCTATCGTTCCTGTCGTCGTGATATCTCCACCCGTAAGACCAGTTCCCGCAGTTACTTTAGTTACGGTTCCTGTATTAGTTGTATATCCACTATCATTTGTAAATGCACTTATATTAGTTGGAATATCGCTTGTTTTAGCAAGTTTAGAAGAACCAGAAGTTTGACTTGTTCCTCCTACATAAACATCACCTTTATATCATGCATTACCATTCCAATCAACAGTGTGAGCATTTGAACGAGCTGATGTTCCTGTTCCATTACCAATTATATGTGCATATGTATTATTACTATCTAATATATTAAATTTACCTTCTACATGTTGATTTTGTCCAGTTGCTGTTGTGTAACGACCTTCAGCATGTGAAGTTTGACCACTTGCTGTAGTATAATATCCTTCGGCATGAGATCCATTAGTTCCACTTGCTGTAGTATAATACCCTTCAGCATGTGCTTGTGTTCCGCTTGCGGTTGTTGTATTACCTTCGGCATGAGACGCACTACCAGAAGCCTTAGTTCCAGTACCTTCCGCAAAAGCATAAGTTCCAACTGAATAACTTGAACCATCTGCCATAGCATAAATTGTTCTTAAACTACCTGAGGCATTTGCATTTACTAAATTACTATTTACTTCGCTTGTTAAAAATCCACTATCATTAGTTAAATCACTAACTTTAGTAGGAACAGTAATATTAGCAACTGCATCTGTATTTGAATTTGCTGTAAAATCAACTATTTTAGTTCCATTTTTTTGAATTGTTAATTTTGCATCATTAACAACAGGAATTGTAGGTTTATTTGTTAAATCTTCATAGTTTCCACTAAAATCACTTTTAGCATTTCACGCAGTTCTTTCTGCGGCAGTTATAAATTTATGAGTTTTATTAGTATCATCAACTAAATCACTGCTTAATTTATTTGAACTTGTTATTTCTGACTGTAAACCACTAACTAATCCACCAACAGGAATATCAATTGTATTACCATTTTGTAAGGTTAAAATAATCTTTTTATTTGTTGAATCATATTGACCACTGACAACAACAGATTCAAGAGGTAAATCAATAGTACTTGAATTTAACACTGTACCTGCACTATTTTTTAATTTTGCAGTAATCTTATAATCTGTAGTATTTACAGATAGTTCTATTTTATTACCTGTAGCAGTTTTTAATTCATAATTAGTTAAATTATTAACATCTTTTGTAATAAAACTAGAAACATCTGGTATGTCGCTAATATTTGCCTTACCATTTCAATAATTAATATTTGTATTTGTGATGGTTGCAGCAGGACTTCCTCAATATCCAGAATCCACACGTTCATAATGTGCATTACCATTAGGATCGTTTGCTGCGGTTACAAAGTAATAAAGTTGATATTTTTTGTCATTGGCTGTCCCAGAAGAAAGTTTAAGCGCATATAAAACATCATCTTTCCCATTCGCAACAGAAGGTAAACTATTAACAAACAATAATGCCATACCATTTCTTAAAGTAATATCATCAGGAGGTGTAATCATATCCATACTATTAACTATTGTTCATGAAAGAACGCCTTCTTGTGAAATAGAAGGAACAAAAATATCACCTTTATCACCTTTCGCATAAAGGTCTACCTCAAGATAATTTTTCCCCTCAATAGGATTACTCATAACAGAATTATTATCATCCATGCTATAAAACCTCCTTTTATATTTTTATATCATTTTTCTTTTTCTCACTATAATAATATTTAAAAATACATAAGATAAATAAATTATTTTAGACCAAAATAAAAAAGACAATGTTTCCATCGTCTTTTATTTTCCTTCTTTTCAATGACTATCAATTTTTTTATATAATTTTTCAACCCTTTTTCAAGCTCCATCTTTTTTATAAAGTAGATGTCCTTTATTTCAAATTTCATTATTTCCTGCAAACAAATCAGCTTGATTATTGGCATTTATAAAAAAAGTATCTGTAATAACATCATATAGACCAACCTTATTATCACGAATTCTTTTACAAGGGAAAAAATCTCTTATTATTGATTGTGTTGCAGTATCAATAATAGTTAAATGATAAAGTTTTAAATTTGCGGCAGATCCCGCAACAGGATATGTTGTTGAAGGATATTTATAGTTTCTTCCAAAAATATATAAATTGCAATCAGGACCTCCATAAGCATTTAATGACTGTTCTTTTATAAAGCCATCAATTTTTAAGCTTTGAACGTTTTGTTGAATAATTAACGAAACACGATGCCTTGTAGTATTTGCAACAATATCACTTTCAATAACACCATAATCGGTTGTGGTTGGACTTTCTGAACATGGATATTCAACTGTAAAACGATTATTTGTATTTATGGCTAAATGAAATTGAGGATTTCAAGTCCAAGTTCCTTCAGAGTCTCCATAAGCTGCCCCAATAATTGTTTGTCATCCATTTTGTCAAGCTCCAATTGTACTTGTAAATTGAATATCTGCTTCAATATTTAAATGACTATTGTAATCATTAGGATTAATACCCGTATCAATTCATTGTGCTGCTTGACTTTGAATATAATCTAATTTTTGATATTCTTCATAATTTCAACCATTTTTTATCATAATATTAGGAGAACTTCCTTTATATGTTTCAATATTTAATGCAGATGATCAATTTGTACCACCATTATTTTTTGAAGATATAAAGAAAATATATTTTGTTCAATTATCTAAATTTTCTATTTCCGCACTAGTGTTAGTTCCTAGATTTTGAGAATCTCAAGAGTCTGTATCATCTATTCTAACTCATAATTCTACATAACTTGAAATTGTATTAGAATCTGGACCAGGAATTCCAACTTGATTATAATTAGCAATAGCTCCAATTGCATATCACCAATTTCCAAAACCAATAGAACCATCTATATAAGAACCAGATTCTATTGTATATGGATCTAAATTAGTTCTCTCTAATCCACCTCAACCATTTCCACTTCAACCAATGTGAATACCCTCATAACCAGGTACTTTAGTACCTTGTCCAGTTCCAGTGTAAATATTACATGGTGAATCTGATTGTTTTCATCTGTTATACTCTTCTGAAAAATTTGGATAGCATAACATAAATTCAAATTTTCCATCATTACGTTTGTATGTATTATCATCTAATAAATATAAACGAGAATATTTATTTTCAGTTTGAGTATTTTTACATTCTTCAACAGTACTAAATAATACAGTTCCTTCTATATTATTATGATAAAAAATTCTTGCTCAACAAGAATTATCACTTAATTTTTTAATTGCCATATCATAAATAGGTTTAGCAGGTTTTTTCCTTCAATATAAAGTATAATTTGTAATATTTCCATTGGTATCTCCAGTAGCAGAGCAAGATAAATCTGTTGAATTATATTTTACATTTGTAGCATTAACATTTAAATTTTTAGGAATGTTAACTAAAGTTGTTTTTTCAACTCCAGAACTTGTACTTGAAAGTGTCTGTGCAGAATTTTTTGCTTCCATATATAAGCTATATTTTATTCCAGGTGTTAATCCTGTTAAAATATCCGTTCTACTAGTTCCAGAACCAGCAACAGTATATGTATGTTCTGAACCTCCTTGTGGAGTATAATGCAATATAAAAATTGGATTAACAACACGTTCACAAGAACAGGAAAAACGAATTTTAGTTCTAGTTACTTGTCCAATAGACAATTGTACTGAACTTGGTTGATCTTCTTCCCAAATAGCATACATAGTGTAAGTACCTGTAGGAGTATAACTACCTGTAGTCCCTGTTGTTGCAGAAGAACTTGTATTTCATCCTTTAAAAGTATAACCACTTCTAGTAGCTATTGGTAAAGTAATACTTGAATAAGAACCAGTAGAAGAACTAAATTGTGCATATAATGTTTCACTTGCAGATGGAGTATATGAACCTCCTGAAGTTCCTCGTTTTGTTCCACTGGATGATTGTGTCCATCAACCAGTCAATGTATATGTAATAGTTGCAGTAGAGTTTAAACTTGTTGTACTACAAGACCCTCCATTTGCGTTAAAAGTAACTGTTCTAGTTGCTGTCCCATTAGATTTTGTTGCGTTTGGTAAAGAAATTGCACTGTAGGTTCCAGTACTACTACTTCATTGTGCGTATAATGTTTCACTTGCAGATGGAGTATAGGAACCACCATAAGTACCTCTCTTAGTGCCTGCGGATGCTTGAGTCCATCAACCAGTTAAAGAATATGTAATGGTTGCCGTTGAAGTTTTTGAAGCAGTGCTACAAGTTCCTCCATTTGTTGTCGCATTAAAAGTTACTGTTCTAGAAGAAGAACCATTAGACTTCGTAGCGTTAGGAAAGTTAATTGAACTATAACTACCAGTACTACTACCTCATTGTTGATATAATGTTTCTACACCACTAGGAGTATAAGAACCTCCATTGGCACATCTTTTAGTACCACCTGATGTATTTGTATATCAACCATTGCCACTATAAGTAACAGTAGCTGAAGATGTTAAACTAGACGAACCTGCAGTTCCACCATTACCATTAAAAGTAACTGTTCTGGAGACACTAGTGTTTGACCTGCTTGCTGAAGGAGTAGTTATTGCTCCATTCGAAGTTGAAGAATTTCATTGGGCAGTCATTGTTGTTCCTTCATTTGCGGAGTACGTACCACCGCCACCATAAGTAGCTCCATTTGTAGCTTGTCATGAACTAAAACTATAAGAGGTTGTGTTAACCGCAGTTTTTGAAGTAGGACTAACAGAACCTCCATTGGCATTAAAATTAACCGTATATCCGTTAGCAGTTGTACTGTTTCGTGAAATAGCACTTGCTAAAGTTAAATTTGTTCCATATGTTTTAGTTTGAGCACTTGGAGTAGAAGATCCTCCGTTTGCATTGTAAGAAACTGTATATGTCGTATAAGACATAGGGATATCAAAATTAAAAGTTAATGTATTTGGAGTAGAAGCACGTGCCTGAACTGTAAAATTTAAAGTTACACTATTCCCAGTTAAACCGGTTCAAGTTAAAGTTTTACTTAATAAAGCATCTTGATAGCTAGTATTATTAATACGCACATGTTTAACAACAGCACTTTGTCCAGATCCACCACATGTAAAAGTTCTAGTTTGATCAATATCATAATATGCACCATAACCAGCTGATGTACTACTATAAGCTTTAAATTCTAGTTTAGTTAAACTAACAGTACCATTTTGAGCGGTATATGTTATACGAGCAACACCACCTCAGTTTTTTCCACTAAAGGTAACTCATTTTTCCAATGTAGCCATATCCTTTTACCTCCTATGAATCTATTAATACAAATAAATCTCCATCTTTTCCTAGTGAATCGCTAGGTTCAGTTGAACCACTATAAACAGTTGGAATTTCATCAATTGTAATTAATTTTTTACTACCTGCATCTTTATTCGTTCCAGATGCAGATTTTACATATATATCTCCTTGATACCATGCATTTCCATTTCAATCAACCGTATGAAGATTTGATGGTATTTGTGAAGTTCCATTACCTATGATATGAGCATATAAATTTGAAGAGTCTTCAATATTATATTTACCTTCAACATGTTGATTACTTCCTTTAGCAGTCGTATAATATCCTTCTGCATGAGAATTATCCCCTTCAGCTTTAGTGCCTTTACCTTCTGCAATTGAATTTTTCCCAATAGTATAAGAAGCATTTTCTTCTAAAGAATATATATTTCTTAAACTTCCTTCAGAATTTCCATTTCTCATATTTAATATATTAATTTTATTTTTAATAACTTCTTGAACAACACCTTTTAAATTTAGTGGGTATTGAATAGTAATAGGAATTTCTAATTGAGTTCCAATAAATTTTTCAGTTCCTTCTGTTCCTATTATATAATTAGTATTTTTATTTAAAATTTCATCTTTTGTATATTCTTGCGGATCTTCATCATAATAATAAACATATTGATTATCATAAATATATGACCAAGTAGAATGAGTTTTTATTGTTGGCAATTGACTAACATTAGCTCTTTTGATACGTTTATACATTTTTCCTTCTTTATAATTAATTTCATCCGCATAATTAGGAACTGCTAATAAACCATTAGGAAAAATTATTGTATTATTATTATCTTTTAAAGTATATTCTATATCAAAAACAAAATTATCTTCAATATATTCTTCATATTTTGTATCTTCATCTCCAGCTTCAGTTAAATGACAACATAATTTATCAATACTGTTTGTTGGTACTACACATAAATATCCATTAGCAGGTGGTGTATAATATTGTAAAAAAGTTGAATCACTTAATGTTTGTCCTCCTGGAATTGCAGTTGTTGTAGGAGAAAGTAATGTTAATCCACGAGAAGATGTTGTTGGAGCAGTAGCATTTCAAGCAACTCTATAAATTGAATTCTCATTTGCATCATAAATTGTATAAGTATTATTACCTAAACATTCAAATCATATAATACCATACGTATTTGTTGAAGCATCTGGTTTACCCGATGTAACATTCCCACTTGCATTAATATAATAATTTTGAATTCTTTTAGTTGTATCATTTTTATTAAATTGATTAAATTTTACACTTGTTAATTTTGTAGGTTTTGCAATAGTAATAGTACCAATATATTCAGGAATAAAATGTACTATAATACTATCTCCATTAGAAGCAACTCCTGTAATAGTAATTCCAAATGTTGAAGCCATATTTACAATTGTTCCGTTACGCTTTCAAGAACCTTGATCATAAATAAAAGTATAGTCTCCTTCATTATTTTGTACTGCACTTCTAAAAGTTGCAACATTAATTGTTGCTGTAATTGTAGTAGATTCAATATCCATTGTACATTTTTCTTCAATAGTTGTACAATTAACACTACCTCTAATACTATTTATAGTAGCTTCTCCATTTAAAACATTTTCACTACCACCAGTTTTTCTATAATTAAATTTAGTATCACTTACAATTTTACTACTAGAAACTAAATTATTTGCAAATCCAACTGTAGTAGTAGGATATACACCAACAGGATCTATTGCAGGATAAATCTCATTCTGCTTTGCTTCATCACTATAAAAATGAATTTCTGCCATAATTTAGCCTCCTTTTAATGAATGTCATAAAATAATCCAGTTGTTATTTTATCTCCATCTATTCTTCCTATTCCCTTTGTTTCATTTTGATTTTTTGTATAAGTTACTCCCGTTCCATAAAAAAAGCTATCACCAATTGAATCAGTACCACCAGTAAGATAATAAGTAACATTATTTTCTTTTGCCTTAATAATTACACTATTTGCATTAAAACGCTCAAAATGTCCAAAATCTTCATCTTCTTCTGGTAATACATAATAATATAAATCATGAAATCTTTTATCTATTTCTGAGTATGATTCTTGTAATTCTGCGGGAATTGCATAAAATGTTGTATCACTTGGATCTGTAATAGATTCAAGACTTTCAACAATTTGTATATCTAATGGACCAGGAATTCCTTGTGGACCAGTAATATTTTGAGTAGTTGGATTGGTATAACCTTTATCATTAGTCCAAGAAATATTTCCATTTTCATCTACACTAGGAATAAAAGTTGCACCATATCCAGATACTGTAAATACTGTTCTAATAACATCATTAGTATATATATATTCTGTCTTTGTTCATAAATATCTTTTATTTCCTGCAACGGGAACTGTATCAGATCAATCAGGAGAATCCTCATCAGGAGGATTAACTCCATCATTACTAGTCATATATGTTGTAATTGAAGTGGCAACACTTATACCATCTTCTCCACGAGCATAAATTTCTACATTTAATTGATCATCTATTAAGGGTCTTTCACCCATTGTAGTATCATTAACCATAATTATAAGCTCCCTTCTGTAATTTTACTTGCTTCAGGGTAAAGAACAAATAATTTTGGTCCATCTATATCATAACCAATTAAAGTTGTATTATTATTTAATTCAATCTCATATCAAAATCTCTTATATCCTGACTTAAAAGGTTCACATAAACTTTTAGTTTCTGCTGAAGTTAAAGATATATCCGCAACATCACTTGCTTCGGTGAGATCAATTCTTTTTGTTAATAAAGTATTTTCAAGATTATTTTCTTCACAAATTGATAAGATAATTCAATCTCCAGCCTTAAAGTCACCTGTCCTATTAACTAAATGAAGAGTTAGAGCATCTCCTCTATTAACATAAACATTTTTATTAATTATTCTATACATAATTTTCCTCCTTTTCTCTCCTAAGCATCTTGTCCATTATTTGTTATATATAAAGTATTTGTATTATCATCAAGTCTAACTTTTAATACCCCAGCAACAGTAGAACTTGCATTTTCAACTGTTACATTAGATACTGCTGTTTGTACAAAAGCTGTTGTAGCTATTTTTGTAGAGTTATCAGTAGATGTTTGAGTTGTTGCAGTAACACTACTTGGAATAGCTCCACTTAATTGTGTTGCATCAAGAGTAGAGCTTGATGTTAATGGAGTAATTGTATTACTTCCAAGAGTAATTGTTCCATTTTCTATTTTTGCATCAGTAATACCATAACCACTCAATGTAGTCGGATTTGTTCCAGCTGTGACATGTCCTTTTGCATCTACCGTTACACTATTATATGTTCCTGCAGTTACACCTGAAGTATCATGTTTTAAAGTTAATACACCACTACTTCAAGTACCTGTAATACCATCACTACCTACAACTTTTGTATAGTTTTCACGAACTGTAACTGTCCAACCTGCAGTTTTATCTAGTTTATATACATATGTTTGATCACCTTGTTGATTATTACTGTGTGAACTTACGCTTCTATAATATTGAAATTCTACATTTGTTGGATTTGTTTCATCATTAACATATGCCATAAATGCTAATCTTGTTTGGCTTCCAGTTGCTGGGTTACTATTACTACTTGCTCTAGTATAAACAACATGTTTTGCAGTATAAGCTGTAAGAAAATCGTTTCAAGTAGAACTTCCATATTTTAAAATTGTCATACCTGACATAAAATTAGCATCATTTGTTAATTCACTTGTTTTAGTAGGTACTGTAACACTATTACTACCTAAAGTAATTGTTTGACTTGAAATACTTGCATCTGTAATTCCATAACCTGCCAATGTTGTTGGATTTGTTCCAGCTGTAACATGACCTGTATCATTAACAGTTACACTTGTATAAGTACCCGCAGTTACACCAGAAGTCGCATGTGAAATTGTGCGGCTGCCGCTTGTAGTAATTGCAGCACTACTATCTATTGCAATAGGACCTGTAGCATTTAATGTAACACTTGTTACTGTACCTGAAGGCTCATCACCTGAAGGAATTAATTCCCAAGTATTTGCATTAGAAGTTTTTGTTAAACATATAAATGTATCCCCAACTTTTGCAGTCTTAGATGCATATGTGCCATCAGTAATTACTTTATAAGTATCTCCAATATTTGCACTACCATCAACAGGTAAGGCAGTAATTGTACCTCCAGTACCTAAACTACCTTTAAATACCATTGGTTCTGGTAGATTATCAATAGCAGTATCAACATATGCAGTTGTAGCTATCTTTGTAGAATTATCTCCTTGGGTTTGTGTAGTTGCGGTAACCGCACTTGGAATAGCTCCTGTTAAAATACTTGCAGGTACAGATGTAATATTTGCTACTCCAGAAGTAGCTATCGATGTTCCATTTACTGAAACACCTGTAATAGCATCTCCTTCTTTTAATAATTTTTTACTACCACTATCTTTATTAGTTCCACTAGTAGAACCTACATATACATCTCCAGCATATCAAGCATTTCCACTCCAATCTACAGTAGCAGCATTTGATCTTGCATTGTCAGCAGTACCATTTCCAATAATATCTAAATATGTTTCATTAGATTCAGAAATGTTATATCTACCTTGAACATGTTGATAATCACTTGCTGCAATAGTGTATTCTCCTTCAGCATGAGATTTTTGCCCTGATGCAACAGTTCCACTACCTTCAGCATGAGCTGCATAGTCAGAAGCTGTAGTATAATAACCTTCTGCATGACCATATTTTCCTGATGCTGTACTAGAACGACCCTCAGCATGAGCATATTCATTTGATGCAGTAGTTGAACGACCTTCCGCATGAGAATAAGCACCAGATGCTTCAGTATTATATCCTTCTGTATGAGAAGCTTGTCCTTGTGCAATTGTACTATAACCCTCTGCATGAGCAGCCCATCCTTTGGCTATTGTATTATATCCTTCAGCATGGCTGCCAAAATTAGCAGCAAGAGTGTCATTTCCTTCCGCATGAGCACCTCTTGCAGAAGCTACATTTCCTCTTTTGAAAAAATAAATTGTATTTCCAACAGAAAAGACACTCATATCAGTATCTGATGATAAAGTAATTTCATCATCTTCTTGATTTATAGTAGTAACAAGACGATTATATCCATAATCTGCAGTACTAGTTAAACTTACATAGCATCCAATTAATGTAAGATCTGGTTCTGTAGTAAGACCTAAAACATTAGAATTCTTTGAAGAAATAATTGCCGAACCAAAAGAAGTGTTAGTATCTCCATATCCTTCAGCATGAGCTCCTTCTCCACACAAAGCAATTGAATAGCTACCCTCAGCATGTGTAGCATAATCTAAAGCTTTTGTAGAATTTCCTTCTGCATGAGAATGACTTCCATCTGCTCGTGTACTTGCTCCTTCAGCATGTCCATTTGCTCCATTAGCCTGAGAATAATATCCCTCTGCATGAGATCTTGCCCCAATAGCTTTAGCACCATATCCTTCTGCATGAGTTGCTGTATTTCCTGCTGTAGTTTGAATTCCTTCCGCATGAGCACCATATCCTTCTGCTTTTGAATCTTGTCCTTCAACAAAAGCATAATCTCCAATAGTGTAATTATCATTTTCTACAAGAGTACCTATTCCTCTTAAACTTCCTGTAGCTGAGCCATTAACTAAATTATCATTAATTTCAGTTCCAGCAATTTCAATTCTATTTGAAGAATCTTTATCCAAATAAATCTTTTTAGTATCAGTAGTTACAATAAATTGTCCTTCTGTAACAGGGAGGCTACTCAATTGATTATCTTCAACTTTATACGGTTTAAAAATTGCCATAAAAATTCCTCCTTTTATTTCTTAATATTTTTCATTTTATATTGAACTACTAATTGTTTGCCATTCTAATAAATTTTCTGCATAATTTTTAGCACCATTAATTGTATCAGCGCTACCAGCATCTGAAGAGCTACCAATTAATGTAGTTTGAACATTACTTGCACTACCAGCAGCATCATAATCTGTTGTTGCAGTATATGCGGCAGTACCTAATCCATAAACACTAACTGCATCTCCTTTTACTTTAATAGTACCATTTGTTGTCCCCGTTGTGATATCTGCTTTTTGTAAAGCACTATCTGCGGCAGTACCTTGTGCAGCAGTTGCATAATCAGTACTTGCTGTATATGCAGCGCTACCTAAACCATAAACGCTAACTGCAGTACCATCAACTTTAATTGTACCATTTCCGCTTGTAGAATCTCCAGTTGTTACACTTTGAACTGCACTGTCCGCTTTTGCTCCTTGAGCCGCAGTAGCATAAGCATCTGTATTTGTATATGCTGCAGAACCTAAACCTTTTACACTAACTGCAGTATAATTAGTTCCGTCTACAGTATATTTAATTTCACCATTATTAGCACCTTGAGCAATACTTTGAACAGCAGTTCCTGCCTTAGCTAATTCTGCAGTAACCGCATCCGCTAATTTAGCACTTGTTACAGCTTTTGCATCTAATTTATCAGTTGTAACGGCTCCATTCGCCAATTCAGTTGTTCCAATACTACCAGCTACAATAGTTGCACTAATTACATTATTACTATCGATAGCTAATTGTACTTGTGTTGCATTTTGTTGTGCAGTATATACATCAACTAAATCTTTAGCTGCAATATATAATCTATCACTTGTCGCATTTGCGATAATTAACTTAATATATTTTCCTGCATCTGAAGCACTTGCAGTTCCACTTCCTTTAATAAGAGATGTAACATCAATAAGTCCATCATATAATTTACCGGTTGTGCTATCATAAGTAATATCAACTACAGTACCGCTTGATACTACCATATCTTTAGGAATATCAATATTAGCACTTAAACCAGTTGCAGTTTGAGCAATTGCATATCTTTTTGAATAAGGGTCTGTTGTTTGACCTGAAGTTTCTGTAACAGTAACGGTGTAATCAGTTGCCGCAGGAACACTTACATAAAGACCTTCTTCACCTGAACCTGTTTGTAAACTAATATTATTTCCTGTTTTTGCAGAAATTTGAACATTAATTTTATTATTATCAGTTACTACAATGGAATCATCTTTTGCAATTACTTGAGTTAAATAACCAGGAACATCTGTATTAGATAATTCAATAGTACCTAAATAAAATTTGCTACTATCTGTTAAATAATAAAAACAATCAGTGTCTTTGCTTAAAGTTGCATATTGAGCGGCTGTACACTTATAAAATTTAATCATAATTTTATCCTTCCTCTCTTTTTAACATTTTTTATAAATCTTCCCAAATAGCTCCACCAACTATTGTATCATATTGATTGGTTGCGCCATTTCAACGATATAAAGTAGTTTCTTGAACGTAAAGAGTATCACTCTCTCCTTCAACAGGCAAACCACTATCTGAGAAAATTAAATTGGATTTTTGTCCTGTCATTTGAGTCCATAATCCATTATAATAACTCCATAGAGCGTTTTCTTGTCTTACGTAATAGAAACCTTCTATAGGAAAAGGAAGATTCTTTCTGGTATTTTCATCTGGCACCGTCATAATCGCGGCATAAGTTGTTCTTTTTTTATTTGTATCTAAATAAATATTTCTATCATCTGTTGTAAAAATTAATTGCCCATCTCTAATTTTTATATCATTAAGTTTTTTAGATGTTGTGGCAATAAATTTCATTATTACTTTATTTGGTATAGCCATAATAACATCCTCCTTCTAAACATATTCGAAAAATAGGACAATTTACTTGTTAGCTTTTGACCATAATAAAAAGCAAATAAAAAAAGCTAGTTATTAAATAACTAGCTTAATTTTATAAATATTTTGTTCAATTATTTGGCAAATAAACTGTTTTACCATCATATAAAACTTTATCCCAAGTATATCCATCTGATTTACCTACTGCTTTACCAAGTAGTTCACATTTAGTTCCCTTTGGAATAACTTTATATTTAGGATTTTTAAATCCATATCCATTTAATCTACACCATACTCCTGTAGTTAATTGAATATATTTTTTAGTTTTTCCGCTTATAATTTCATTAACTCTATTTTGAACTTCACGATAATTATATCCTGCGGCTTCTAATCTTTTCTTTCTGTCTTCACCATTTCCCCATTTACCAGCAATAACTTCTTGAGCTATCTCATCAATGGTTTTTTTACTAGGATCTTGATCACTATAATCAATATATTTTAATTTTCCATGATAAGTCCAACGTAAATTTTTAACGCCTTTATAATATCTATAACCATTTTTATCAATATCACTAATTATAGCTTTTCCAGTTCCCCATCCAGTTGTATCTTCAAATACTTTACCGTTACCTAAATAAATTCCTGTATGATTATATTTAGTTCCTCTCATACATAAATATTCTCCAGGTACTAAATTACTAAAGTTGGTGCTTACATTGGTGCATGTTTCATAAACGGAATTACAAGTAAAATCAGGTACACCATTTGACTTATAAACAGTTCCACCTCTAAATAAATTTTTATCAGCTTTAAAACCCCATAAAATAGATTTTACAGATACAACACAATCAAATTGCCATTTACCATTTTTTAATGTTGATCATCCAGACCCACTATGGTATACATTTGGAACATCATTAACAAGCCATTTTAATTTGTCAATAAATTGTTTACTTTTAAATACTGCCATAAAACATCTTCCTCCTTATTTATATTTGAAAAATTGCATATTTTACTTGTTACTATTTGTCCTTGCTTAAAAATTTATACAAAATAAAAAAGACTAGTTATAAACTAGTCTATTTATTCATTACTTTAATAGCATCAATAGTTTCACCTATATTACCAGCATAACCATTTTTACTATCTTTAGTGTTATATCCAGTTACATATCCTAACCAACGATTAGAATTTTTCAAATGAACTTGATATTTATATTTGTCTGTTTTTATAGCAACAGCATCAACATCGTTAGGTAAATTACCCGCATAATCGCTAAATGATTTTACTGCAGGCAACCATTTTTTCTTAACTTTATCATGTACTTTATATTCAGTTACATCTTCAATGCGGAAACCGCTTATTCCATGACCTAAATTTCCTGCATAATCATTTGCATTAATTTTTACTTTAGGTAACCATCTGTTCGCATTATTATCATATGTTTGATAATATTTTACATTTGCGCCAGGTAAATCCGCATCTAAATATGGTTGAGGATTGATTCTTGTATCATTTGAAGTTCTTACTTCAAAATGTAAATGAGCTCCAAATGAATATCCTGTATTTCCCATATAACCAATTTGTTGTCCCTTAGATACATATTGTCCTTTTTTTACATATACTTTTTCCATATGTGCATAAAGAGTATAATATCCATTAGGATGTTTAATTTTTACGCAGTTACCATAACTTGCATTTCCAGTTGCTTTTGGATTGTTTTTATATCCTGTTTGACAAAAAACTACAGTTCCTTCAGTATGAGCTTTAATTGGGCAAGTTGCACAAGCCCATTTAACTAAATCAATACCTCTATGACTTGTAGCTGAATAATATTGTGTAATACGATAATCTGTACAATCTAAAACTCTACATCCTGTTAGTTTAGTTACTGCCATCTTCTACTGGTTCCTCAGCAGTTTGTTCTTCTGCCTCAGCTGGCTCAGTATCTTCTGTTTCATTAAATTCTGTAATGAATTCTTCAGGATTTTGAAGCTCGTGTCCAATATCTCCTAAATCTTCTTCTTTTTCTCTTAAATCAAATAATTTTCCACCAACTAAATATAAACTGATAACACCAGCTACTACGATAACACTAGCAGTGATTTTATCAATACTCCAACCCCAAATTTGGGCTAATCCTAGTAATAATGCGTTAATCATATTTAAAGCATTAACAGCATATTTACTAAATTTCTTGATTTTTTCCATCTTTGTCATTAGATTTATTCCTCCTCTTCTTTTCTATCTTCCTCAACTTCTTGTTCTTCTGAACCAGTTTCTGAAGTTCCAATAGAGGCTGCCGCCATTTTGTATTGATCGATTTGTTGATTATAATTTTGAGTAACTTCATTTAACAAATCTTTCATTACATAATAAACTTCTTCAACTGTTAACTGCGAACCATTAATAAGACGAACAAGTTGTTGTTTGAAGCTGTATAATTTCATATCCTTTTATCTCCTTTCTATATTAAACATCTATTGCACCAGAATATTTTTCTAGTGTTTTTAGATATTCATAAGCATCATCAACAGTAAGTGTATCATCATAATCAATTTCTTCCTCAGATTCTGCAATATACACAGTGTCTGTTTGAATACTATATTTAGGTTTATTTTTATCTCTTTCTCTTTCCTCTTCATTAACATAAGAATAAACTCTAATTATCGTTTGTTTATTTACAACATTTTCTATATCATATATTCTATGATATTCAGTAGGAATACCATTTGATTGAATAATTAATTTTTTTAAAGCCATATTTATTCTCCTTTTATCTCATCTATTTCAGCTTGCATTTCTTGAAGTGCTTTTCAAGTCATCATAACTGCAGAATATAAATCAACTGCATCTCGATCATGAGTTAATGCTTTTTCTGCATAGTGATAATTTCCACCTTCATCAGGAATAATCATTCCTACATGTTTCTTATCTCCATCATCTTCAAATTTCCAATTAAAATTAACAATATCCGTATTTAAAATTTGATTTAAACAACCATCATCTGCAACAATATTTTTCTTTTTAGATTCAAGAGAACCGTTGTTATATGAAGCAGCTCATACTCCCGTAGCCTTCATATATGCAGAATTGCTACCTTTTCAAATTCCTATATATGAACTATCATCTGATGATGTAAATTTAATAGATTTATTATTTGCAGTTACAGTATCTATTTCAAGTTTAATTGTTCCTGCACTATTTGAAACTTTAACATTTCCTGGGATAATCTTAGTATAATTAAAACTACCCGAAGATCCCGCACCTCTTGCTATAATAGAATCTTTACCAACACAATTTCTCGCATTCGTAAAAGTAGTATCATCTGTAAAATCAAAATCTCCAACAATAAAACCATTTTTACACTCTTCATTACTACCTTCAAGTACAATTGAACCTTTATTAAATTGACCTCCAGCAATCTGAATACCTTCTGTTTTTACATTACCTGTATTACTAACTTCAAATTTACCGAATTTTACAGAACCATCATTATTTAAATAAAAGTCATTTTTATCATCATATTTAATTGCTCCATCATTAATATATCATTTTCCAATTTGACCAGACGTAGCTTCAATATTACCTTTAATAGAAACATTTCTTGCAACTAACTCTCCAGCTTCAGATACTTTAAAAGCGCTACCTTGCGCATTTTCACCTGCAGCTCCAAGAGCAATTCCATTAGTTCCAATATAGAATCCTGATACATTTGCATCAATATTTACTTTGTCTCCAGAATAAATATAACTATACTCTACATAAGGATTTTCACCAATTTTAATTTTATTTCTTCCGCTACCAAAAGAACCCGCAGTAGCTTTAACTTCACCAGTTAAGTCCACCTCTGTTGCGGTTAATTTACCATCTTTATCAATAACAAACTTTCTATTTCCAAATCTAATTTCAGGAGTCGCTAAATCTATCAATAGACCGCTACCATCTAAAACAGAATCTACGTAACTACCACCATAAATTAATGCTTTTGAATCTCCTAAATTAATTCCTGGACCTGGGTCAAGAATAATTTGACCAGTACCCGCGCGTCCAAAGATAGCCTTTCCAGTATCAGAATCTAAAAATAAAGTTCTCTCTCCATGATGATATCCTAATAAACCAGATTCAATATCATCACTATCTTTTTCTCTAACAGAACCCATTAACAATCCTGTAAAACTATTATCCGCTTCCTTATGTCCAGCTCCTATTTGGGGAGTTAAAATAATACCTCCATCTTCATTTAAAGAAATAGAATTTCCATCTCATCCATTTAATGCAGAATGTCTGTATCTATCTAAATAAAGATATAAAGGAATATGTATTCTTCCAATTTCTATATTATCAATATCTAAAATTTTGACTTCTAATGCATTTGTAACATTTTGTCCGTCATAAATATCATTTGGTTTTAAAAATTTTTCATTTTTATTTAAAGAATTATCATTTTCAATAATAAAATTATAGTCATTAGCAAATATACCTATTGCATAGTTAAAAATTCTACCATGTCTATATCATTCATAATTTACAGCATATTCATTATTAATTATTGAAATATCTTCAAGCAATCCATTAATTTTTTTAGTAACTCTAATTGTAAATGGAGTTGAATTACTGTAAGCAGGAAAACGTCCATCATCACTATATTTTACAAATCTAAAACCAGTATTTTTCTTTAATTCAATAGCATAATCATTTTCTAAAGATACTAATTTAACAGTAATTACTGGTAACATAGCATAATGTACAACATTATTATATAAAATTTCTGCTTTTACAATATTCGCGGCATTCTCTTTATATCCCAAGTCTCTAAAATGATAACCGTTTTCATCATAAACAACTTTTATAGAAGACTCATCTTCTTTTATATCATTATAGGTATTTCTCAATATTGACCAATCTATATGAATATCTTCTGTAGAGTCAGAGCCACTAAAAAATAACTCTCCGTCTTTTCAAAGTTCTACCTTAAATCATTTATCAGTATTGTAATAATTATAATTTTCACTGCGTTCATAATTTAAACAGCCAAAATTAAAACTACCATTAACAATCATTGGATAGCAATTATTTTCATAATTTTCATCATCTGGTGAATTAGGTACAATTTTACAAACAATATCAGTTCCATTTGTACCAGGTTCTCCATCTTTTGTGAAAGTAAAAGTTGTTTTTTTCTTTAAAAACAAACCTTTGTATATAACATTTAATTCAATGTTATTGTTATATAATTTATTCTCATCATAATTATCTGCTAACTCATAATTAAGAGTCATCTCATTACTATCTTTTGCAATAATTAAAGTATTATCTTTAGGAATAATTCATTGAACACGACAAGTATTTAAAGCATCTCCAGATACAATTTTTCCATTGTTATCATATAACATTACCTTAAGAGGCTCTAATATAATAGGATTATTTAAAGATTGATTAGTTGGAGCAATACCATTTACTGTATAATGAAAAGTTTGAGTACCATTTAAAATATCAATATAATATTCTCCCTCAGTTTCTTTTTTATTGTATACAATATAGCTTGCTGTTCCCAATAAAATATTGTTATTTTTAATAACCGCACATTTAAAAATTGCCTGATCAATAACCTTTGTTAAATCTAAGTCATATAAAGTATTAGCTTCTACTCTTTGATTATGTTTTTCTATAATCGTTAATAAACTATCTAATTCTTCTTGGCTTGCGGCTGCCAAAGCCAATCCTGTTTCAACTCTAGATAATAACTCATCATATTTAGCTTTAGCTGTATTATAAATTTCGTTTTCTTCTATCGTTTCTTCTAATTGATGATATATATTATCACTATCAATATATCCTCAATTATATGTATAGGTGTCTTCATTATTAGAAATAATTTCTTCATTATTAATTAAACATTTTAATATTGGATGTCCATGATCAAAATAAAAAGTATCTCCTTCACTACATTCAATACTTAAATTATATATTGCAGCATAATTAGGAATCATAACTGATTGTGCGGCAATCACTTTATTCTTTTTAACCGCAACACATTTAATAATAGTCTCTTGAGATAATAAATCTGCTTTAGTAATTATCATTAAATTATTACTAATATAATATTTTTTATCATCTGTAATATTATAATCATTTAAACATTCCCATCCAGGACCGCCTTCTAAACAATATTCAGGCGATGTATTTGTAATAGATACATTTTCTTTAAATCAATAGGTTTGTATATTGTCATCTGTTACATATTGATTTTTATATAAAATTTTTGCATTTAATTTCATTTTTGTAGTATCTGCATCATATCCATCAAAATATTTTTTTCCATCAATTTGAATTTGTAAATCATATAAATCTTGAATATTAGTATCTGTTTCATTTAATAAACTAAATTCAAAATTTCTTGCAAATATATCATTTTCTTTTGCCACTTCTTGAAAAGGAAAATCTTTTGAAAATAAATATATTTTTTTAATACCTACGAAATTATCAACATTAATTTTAAAAATTTTATATTGACGAACAAAAGAAGAAAGACTATAAGGATCTCCCTTCATTTGATTAATATCTAAAACAAAAGAATTAGTAATTATTTCTTGTGTTGAGTCATTTAAAAAATCTATATCAAAAATAAGACCATAATTACCATTTTTGTGTTGTAATAAATCTAAATCAGTTTTAAATTCAGCACCACATAAAATATTATTTTTATCTGTTATATTCTTCTCAATAAAATCTATATCTATATTAATATTATTTTCATTAGTATCTCTATCATAAAGAACGCATTCATCATATTCTTTGTATGAACAAAGTCCGAATTCTTGAGATGCAGAAATACAATTACCACTTGTATTTAAATACTTATCCTCTTCTTCAACAATATTAGTATACTCTATTTGATTTTTATCTGCGGCACTTATAATCATTTTATCTAAATTAAAATCTCCATTAGGAACTAAAATATTTACCAAAGTTCCAGATGGATAATAAATTTCTGTATTATTTGAAAAAGCTTCAAATTCACTATCTTGATATTTAACAATATATTTTCCCAATAAACTGTTTACCGAATCAACAATAGTGGCTTGAATAGTTCTATCATATCCAGCCTTATTAATTGCATTTGTAGTAATTGTTTCAATAGCATCTAATATTCTATTTTCATAATCTGTACTATTCATTTTAAGGCCACACTCCTTTTTTCTCTAATTTCCTTTAAAATATATTAAGATTTATTAAATATTATTAATTATCTTAGACCAAATAAAAAAGAAGATAGCTTTCACTATCTTCTTTCATATGCTCTTTGACTTGCGGCATTAACTAAATTATTTAACGCTTCTTCAATCTCTGTAGCGTTTTTAACATTAGGGAATGTTGCATCTATGTGAACGTTTTGTTCTAGGATTCCATCACTACCAGAACTGCCTCCAGAGTATCCTGAAGCAGTAGCTCCCGCCAATCTAGACAACATAGTGCTTCCTAATGAATATGCTAATCCTCTCATAATAGCAACAGTATTTAACATATTTTCAGTATCTTTAGCATTTAATACAAGCTCTTTTTGATGTAACATAGCTAAACGACCTGAGTTATCTCATGAACCTGTATAACCACCAGTATCATATCCTGAAATTTGACTTTGTTTTAATCATCCATAAGCAGAATCTGAAGATTCAACATGAATAGGATAAGGTCTTCCACTAACAATTTTTGTAATTTTAACTTTTTTACCAGGTCCCCTGCTTCCAGAATTGCCCCCTCCATAAGAATCTGCATAATATTTACCACCAGTATAAGTAACTACATCTCCAACCTCAGGGGTTCCATTTCCAGTTCCTGTTTTTGGTGTATTATTATTATTATTATTATTATTATTATTATTATTATTATTATTATTATTATTATTATTGTTATTATCGGTTGTTGTTTGTGGAGTATTATCAATTTCTTTTTCATTTAATTTTTGTTGTTGAACATAATATTTATAAGCTTCTTCTGCCGCAGTTTTGGCTGAAGTAGCTTGTTTATCAAACATTTCTTTTAGTTCTTTAACTTTATCATAAACCTTTTTAACTTGTTCTAATTCTTCACCATATTTTTTAATAAGTTCATCATTTTTAGTAATTAAAGGAGTAATTTTATTATACGCTTCATTAGCTCCATTTTTAATAGCAGTAAATGTTTGACCTGAAGCCTTCTCAAGCTTACCAAGATCAACTTGATAATCATTTTCAGCTTTTTTAATTTTATCTCAACCGTCTTTAGTAGCTCCAACAAATCCACTTTTTCCATCTGCTCCTACAAATAAAGTTTTCATAGAAGAAATCTTTCCTGCAAAAGTGTCCTCAATAGCTTTCATTCCACCATCTTTTCCATAAATGAAATGTTGAACCATTTGAGACACTCCATTGTCTCATGTTGGAATAAATTGAGTGGCAAGAATATTTTTTTCATGTGCAGTTAAAGAATCAAAACCATCTTTAATAGCCTGAAAACTTTTACTTGTATATCCATCAACTTGATTCATTGCAGTCTCTGCCGCAGTTGCAATTTTTTGGAAGGTTTCATTAGAAATTCTATCTGCTCCATCAAAAGCCTCTGAAACTGTATTAGAAATATCATTAAATGCAATTTTAGTCTTTCCTTCAGCATCAGCAAGAGCAATACCATATTGATTAGTTGAATTATCTAAAGAGTCTGCCGTTAATATTGCCAAACTTGTAAATAAAGATTCTTGTAATGTATATCTTGCAATTTGATAATCTTGTTCAATTTGAGTCATTAATTCATCATATTCTGTTTGAATTAATAATTCTCTTTCTGCTCTTTCTTGAGGGTCATTTATCATTGCGGCTTCTGCCATTTTTTGTTGATACTCATCCCATGCAGCATAAGCATCGTTTAATACTTGATTATATCTTTCTTTATCAAAATTATATAATTGATTATATAAATCTTCAATTTTTTGTTCAGCTTCCGCAATTTTATCATTATTAGCAACGTATTGATATGTATAATTACCTTGACTATCTCTTCTAAGCCTCATTTGAGATTTGTTCATTTGAGCCTCTTCAAGTGCAAGTCTTGCTAATTCAATATCATATAATTTATTTGCTCTATCTAAATCATATTGAGTTAATCTATCTTTTTGTTTTAAATCCTCTAATTGCTCATCCATAATCTTTTTTAGTTTTTGTTGAGCATTTAAATTATTAGATTTATTTATTGCATCTGTATATTTCTTTTCAAGTGCTCTAACTCCATATGTTGCGTTAACAGTATCTAAATATCTATCTGCATTTTTATTAATTAATTCTCATTCTTCATTAACATAATCTAATCCAAGTCCACCTGTAATAGCATTATTTAAATTTTGGAAAATATCATTAATAGCATTTTGGAATTTATTTTTAGCATTATCTAAACCTTCTTCAAGAATTGTATTAAATTCATTAACAGCATTCATTCAATTTTCTTTAGCTTTATTCCATTGCTCAGAACCTTCTTCTGCAGCTTGCATTTCCGCATATCAAAAGTCTTTTTGTTGTCTTTGAAAATCTAATTGTTGTTCATAATTTTCTTGTTGTTTTTCATAAAATTTTGTTAAATCTGAATAAGCATTTTCCCCATATACCATTTGAATAACTTTAATATCATGATTAATCATGTCTCTTAAGAATTCATAACTTTCAATTTGTTCATCAAATTTTTCTTGAACTTTATCCATTTCATCAAGAATAGCTTGATATAGTTCTTCTTCTAATTCAAGTTCTTGAGTCATAGAATCCATTAAATCAGTATATTTTTCTTTTAATTCATCTAATGCCTTTTGTCTATCATCACCATAAACAGAACTTTGTCCAGTACTATCCATTTGTTTAAGTTCTGTTAATATTTTTGTAACTTGTTCTGTTCTAGCTTGAATATCTCCATCATTATCTTTATTAAAGTATGTAGTAAAATCTTGAAGTCTTGCTTTGGCATTTCCAAGAATATCATCTTCTTTAATACCATCAATAACTTTTTTCTTTCAAGTATTTCAATCTCTTGTTGCTTGATTCATATCTAAAATTACAGTTAATTTTAAATTAAATTTTTCAACGTTAATTTCAATTTGTTTATCAATAGCATCTTGAATAGATTGCTCTAAACCAGGAATTTCACTAGCCACTAGAGTGTCATATCTATCCATGTTTTCTTTAAATTTATTAAAATTTTCTTTTGCTTTATCTATTGTTTTATTATTGTCCCAAGTTTCTTGTTGTTTTTTAGATAATTTATTATATTGAGCAATTAAACCATTAACATAATCTTCTTGAGCTTGGAATGCTTCCATATAATTAGCAATAGTTCCATCTGCATTAAATTGAACTCCTTGTTTTGCTAATTTTTTAGCAAGCTCACTTTGTTCACCTTGTGCAATTTTTAATTTTTCATTGTAATTTTGAATTTGAGTATTTAATAATTGCCATTGTTTAGTTAAATTTTCTATTAATTTTGCACCAACTAATTTTTGTTGTTGTGATTGCACTTTTTTAAGTTGGTTATCAATTTTAGAAATTTGAGTATTAACTTTGTGATATCTATCTGCTTCATCATCAATTTTATCCATTGTTTTAGGTTTAGATGATGAACCGCCACCACCACCAGATTTTCCTTTGTTACTTTTAGGCGGACTATATTTAAAACTATTTTTATTCGCTCCTTTGAATCTTGTTTTTCCAGCATTAATAACAGGAATTTGAATAGTTCCATTTGTTTTTGTAGTAGCATAATTAGTAATAGTTTTCTTTTCTAAGGTTTTAGGATCTGTATATGTTAAAGTCGCCGTTTCTCCATTAGCTTCAGAAATTTCAGCTTCTACTTTATCTATATTAGGATCATATCCAATGCCAGATAATATTTCATTCGCTTGAGCTTCTGTAATTTCTAAATTATTTAATAAAGTTTGCAATTGATCAGCAACATCAACATCTAGTTCTGTTCCAATTTGAATATTTTCAAGATCTAAATTATCAATATAATTCATTAATTCTTGAACTTCACTTGGCATTTTTTCTCTTCAATCAGTATTAATATTTAAAATATAATCTTTAGCTAATTCTTTTTGTAAATTATCTAATACAGACATATCCCCATTAGCTAATTTTCTAATATCTTCTAAATGTTGTTTAACAAAATCTTCTGAAACATCTTTTCCTAAAACATCTTTTACTTTAGTAATACTTTCTCCAACTTTTTCCATTTCCGTTGGATCTAAAGCTTTACCTGATTTTCATTTATTCAAAACATCTTTATTATCATTTAAAGATGTGCTTAATGCATCTAATTTTTTTGCAAATTTATAATGATTTTCTGCAGCTTTAATTGCAAATTCATCATTTTCTTTTAAAGCTTTACTATTTTTAATTAATTCTTTAGTATATTCAACAAAACCATTTTTATCAGTTTCTAACGAATCTGCAGTAGCTTCTGCTTTTGATCTGAAATTTTGAGCATTATACTTATCAATATCAGCTTGAGATTGTGTTTGCATTTTAGAAATGCCTTTAACATAATCATCAACAGAAGATAATCCACTTTTTTTATCTGTGTCAGTATTTACTCCTATTTTCTTTAAAGATTCTTTTAAATCTGCACCAGACTCAACAATTTCTTTAACTTTATTAATTTCTTCAGGAGTTAAAGCATCTATATCTCTTGATAAAATTTTATCAGCTAATCCTTTATCAATACCATACTCTTCACTTAATGCAGTTTTTGCTTCCTCCGCCTGCTTCCTGATTTTTTCATCATTAGGAACTAAATTATATGATTTTTTAAGATATTCATTATAATTCTTTCTTGTAGCTTTTGACGTATCTGCATCATATATATCTGCTTCATCAAAAGTACCACCATTTTGAATATACGCGGCAATAACAGCAGCCATTTCTTGACGGGTCATTCTTTGTCCGTCATATTCATACTGTCTATTTGCATCTCCATAATCAACATTAGTAAATTTAGCTTGACTAAAAGCTTGACCCATAGCTTTCTGATACATTCTCATGAAAACTTGAGCATCTTCATCAAACTCTTCACTACTTGTATAAACACCTCATGATTCTGCATCTAAAAGATTTTGAACAATATCATCACTTTTATTATTACCCTTTCATAAAGCAGATGCATATCCACCACTTTGTTGTACTTTATCAGGTACCATTAAAGTATTAATATTTGCAACTTTAGTATCAATATTATTTAAAGATTTTACTATTTCTTGAAAAGTTTTTTGTTCATTTTCTAAACTATCAACAATAGGATTAACAACCTCTGAGGCATTAACACCAGTATACCCATGCTCAGCAGCATATGTGTTTGCAATTTCCTTTACAATGTCATTATATCCTTGTTTAGTTAAACCTACTTGACCTAATCTACGTTGATCTGCTTCAGACAAATTATAAGTTGGACCATTCGCCGCATAGCTAGTTTTTACATCAACTTCTTCTAAAGCTCTTTGTTTATCTTTTTCATATATTTTAGATTGATTTACAAGTTTAGCATAATTAACAATATTTAATGATTGTTCTTTATTACTTAAATATTCATTAAATTTACCTTCATCTAACGATAAACGTCCATTAGTATTTTTAACAATACCTTCAATATTTAATAAATCTGGATATTTTTCTATAATTGCTTCAACTTGACTATTGACTTCTTTTAATTTTTCTTTTCATTCTTCAGAAGTATCAATACATCCATCTAATGCATGTTCTGCATCTTGTAAAGATTCTCAAGATTTTTTTAAATCTTGAATAGAATTTGATAATTCCTCAGATTGTTTAGTTAAGTTTTCTTGAGCCTCTTGAAAGCTTTTATATTCTCTTTCATCTGCAGTGATAGCATTATAAATTAAATATGCTGCTCCTGCAATTGCGGCTGCAATAGCTACATAAGGTAAAATTGCAAGCATTGCTTTCGCAGCCGATGCCGCTAATGCTCCAAATGCTTTAGATTGTAGTGCTGTACTAATAGTCATTCCATTCAATGCTGCAGAAGCACTTGGAATTGTTGTCATTAATTTAACAAAACCAGAACCAATAGTTTTTGCACCCATTGCTAAAGATGTAAATCCCATAGATAAAGCAGAAATAACTTTTAAGAATTTTTCTCCTTTACTAATAGTATCATCTTTTAATATATCATCTATATTACTCAACGCTTGTAATCCTGCTGCAACCTGACCAATTCCTGATGCAACATTAAGAAAACCTTGTACCATTTGAGTTGTTTTTAAATTATCTATAAATTTATTATAACTTTGTTCAGCATTTTGAATTGCATTTTGTAAATCTTGAGTGCGACCATCAACTTCTTTATCAATAACCTCACCAGTTGTTTTCACTTTTTGAGTAATTGTTTCAGAAGCTTTAGTTACTAATTCAACTAATTTTTGAGATTTTTCTTCATAATCTGCATCATCATCAGGAATTTTAATTTCTTCCAAAATCTTTGCCATTTCAGATTTTAATTTACCATCAGACAATAAATTAGATTTAATAATTTTATTTGCAGCTTTTTCATATTGTTTTACTTGTTTTTCAATATTAGATCTAGTTGTTTTAGTAGATTTTACTTGTTCTTTTGCTCATGCCGCACTAAATTTTTCTGATGCTTCTTTAGAAAATTTTGAATATTCTTCAAGCATTTTTTGAATATTTGTATTAGCAGCATCTACTTGAGTTTGATCTTCATGAACATCATTTATCTTAAAACCTGTTGTTCTTTTATCTTTAGAACTTTCTTTATTGATAATATCATAATATTCCTGAGCTTCTTTTTTTGCTTGTTCTCATTGAGCATTAACTTGTTCTAACTCATTTCTTTGAATAATAAATTGATTTGTAGTTTTTTCATCTTCCTCAGTTGCTACATCTCTTAGGCTTAAAAATTCTTTTTCCATTTCAACAAGTTTTGCAACTGCTGAATCTTGAGTTGTAGCACCGCTATCTTCAATTGCTTTAATTGCTTTTAGTTTTGCACTTGCTAATTCAACTTGTTCATTATGTAAACGAAAATTAGTAATTGCAGTTCCGATACTTTCTGCAATTGTTTTTCCAAATACTTTAGTAGCAATAGAACCAAGCATTAATAATGCAGTTCCTCCACCACCAATAGATTCTAAGAAACCTCCAAATAGATTTGCAACTCCAGTAAGTTTATCTATAAAAGAATTAATTCCTTTATTATCTACAAATGCTGCTTTTATTCTTTCAACAGCAGCACCTAATTGCTCTAAATGCGCTTCAGAACTTTGCATATAAATATCTTGTTGTCTTTGTAATTCTCCTGTTGCATTATTTGCAGTATTAAGATTTTTCTTAAAAGTATCCCAATTATCCATTAAAGCCATTAATTGAGAATATTGTCTAATTCCACCAACAGTTTGAGCAGTAGCTACTTTTTGAGCATCTGTTAAAGATTGCCATTTAGAACCCATTTCTTCTAAAATTACATCCATATCTTTAAGATTGCCAGTTGCATCTTTAATATCTACTCCAATAACTTTCAATGCTGATGAATATTTATTTAAAGTAACTCCATCATCTAAAGTTTCTCCAAGTTTTAGCCCTTGTAAACGAGAAAATAATGTTTTAAATGCTGTACCTACTGTATCTGCACTTTGACGAGTTGTTGCTGTAACAGTTGCTAATGCTGCTGCCGCATATTCATAACTTAAACCAACAGTTTTTCCAATAGAAGCAAATTTTTCCAATCCTGTTGCAATTTCTTCTGAACTAGATGCGGTTGTAGCACCTAATCTAGTTAATACATCCGCAAAATGTTCAAGATTATCAGACCCATCTGCAAAATTGTTCCAAATTGCAGTCATATAATTAGAAACCTCTTCTGTAGAAGCTCCTAATACATTTGACATTTTCATTGTAATGTCTGCTCTTTTTTTAGCCTCTTCTTCATCTAAGCCTTGTTGATAATAAATTAAAGCACCTTTAGTGTAATCTAAAGTGCTTTTTCCCATTGACTGTGCGGCTTTATTTGCATATTTAGCAAAACGTTCCATGTCTTCTGCAGAAGCATTCGATACTCTTCTAATTGAATTTAAAGAGCTATCTAAATTTTTTGCATATGTTCAAGCATTTGAAATTGATCTTGTAATGCCATTAAACATTGCAGAAGATAATCCCCATTTAACAGTATTTTTTAATGTTGTATTTAAATTTTCTACTAATTTATTAGTTTGTGTAAAACCACTGTTAACAGTAAGAACTTCTGTTGTTAAATTTCTAAGAGCTTGTGAACCTTCAATGCCCGCAGCATTTAAATTTCTTACTAATGACTTTGCATCAATTTTATTAAAAGCTGTAGCAAATTTTTCAAGATTAACAGTGCCTAACTTTGTATTAAAAGATTCGTTTAAAATATTTTGTAATTGCTTAGCACTTTCACGAATCTCTGTCATTTGTTTTTTAGCATCTTCTAAAGGTAATCCGCTCTTTTTAGAAAAATCTGCAGCAGTTAAAGTTTGTATAGAACGAAGTTCTGATTGAATTGCGCTTAAACTTGATTTATCGACATTAAATTTAATACCATATTCAATTGTACCACCTTTTGCCATATCCTTTTGCCTCCTTTTACTTTCTTCCAAATAAAAAAATTCCTCTTTATCTATTATGATAAAAAGGAATGATTTATTAACCTAAAATACCCATGCAAAAATATTATTATTCTATTTCTCTTCCACCATTTGCAGCTTTTGCAAAATTAAGCACCTCTTGATATTTATTTTTATCAAAAGAATTAACAATTTGTTGTGCGGCCTCTGCATTTCTAGGTAAGTCATCTATTATTTTAGTAATAATTGCGGCAGCAGTTGTATTATATCTCAATTCATTTTCAATTTTTTCATTAACCATATTTAAAAGTCCATTATATTCATTTTCATCCATTGCCGCAATAACTTGATTTATAATTCCATTGCTTTGTAATGTATCATATAATTTATACTCATCTTCTCTTTGTTTGTCTGTAAAAGTAATATTTGTATATAAATATATTAAATTAAGATGAAAAAACATATCAACTTTAATAGGATTATATAATTTTCCTTCTTTTGCTTTTTGTAAAGTAATATCAATTAAATCTATTTTATCTTGAATAGGTAAATATTGAATAATTTCTATATCAGTATTTTCAATTTTTTTAATTTCTTCTTTTGTTTTTAACTTTAAACTTGAATAAGTAATTTTTGTCATACTTATTTCCTCCTTTTTTCTCTAAATATATTTTACAAGATATTTTTTATCTTGTCAAATTTTATTTAACTGACTTCGCATTTAAATGCAATGTACCAAATACATTAGCGTAATGACGATTTTGTTGAAGCTGCTCTAAAATTAAACTTGCAGTATCTTTAACATAAATTTCAGTACTATTAGGAACATTATATATTAAATATTTTGCAAATAATGGATTGTTTTGCTCGTCTAATAAACCTAAACCTGATAATTCATATATAAAACGCATATGTGTAAAATGTTCAGAAACTCTTTCTGGACTAGCACTTGGAGTTTTATTTGTTTTTACAATAATTTGCAAACCTCTATAAACAATATCTCTTTGATATTCTCATTTATTTCCAGGAAATACAATGTTCAATTCTGCCGTCAATGATTTTAATATATTAGTTTGTCCTAGTTTTAATCTTGTTAATCAAGTAGAACCTTCTTTTGGGTCTTTATAGTTTTTAATTGTAAAAGTAGCATCTTGTAAATATTTTATAACTTCTGATAAAAATTTATTATTAATAGTTAATTTACCATTAACTGAAAAATTACCTGCAGCAATATCTATTTTTCCACTTTTTTCTTCTTGAATTTGATCTGTACCAACAGTAAATTTATGTTTAGTACTTTCTTCTATTCTTTTTTTTAAACTGTCTGAAAAAAATTTATCAAGGTCATTAACAATACTATCTGTAATTTTAACATTGTCAACATGGGCAGAACTTTTTCCCATCATGATTTCTTGTGGATAAACCTTGTCTCCATTTTTTTCTTTTAAAGACATTAAAATAGCAGCCATTTCCTCTTCTACAATATCATCAACATTTTGATTATGTGTAGTAACATGTTCTCTACGGAATAAAGTTTCTGCTTTAATAGCTCCAAGTCCATTTGTGTTTCCTCTCAAATTTTTTTGTTGTGAAAAAATATCATCAATAAATTGTTTATATCAATCACTTAAGTCATTTTCACTTAAAACAAGTCTATCCATCACAGGAACAGAGTTTGGATTATTTTTAAAGCTTTCTGTTTGTTCATTTAAATATCTTGCAGTATTTTTAATATCTTGTAAAAATTTTTGTAATATATCTGCACCTTTTTTATCTTGCTCTTTTTGAATTCGTTCTACTAATTTAGTATGAACATCTTTTAAAAGAACATTATAACTAGGATAGCCATATTCATACGTTCGTTTTTTATTATATTGTTGTCCTGGACTTGCCATAATTTATCACCTATTTTTCTATAAAATAAAAAAGAGGAGGTATAAAAACCTCCTCCTCCATTCAAACCCTTTTTAAAATTCCCTTATTTTTTATAAAGAAGATAAGGTACTATAAACTTCTCTTATAAACTAACTAAAATATTAAATTGATCCGTATGGTTCTCCGTTAGTAGTAACTGAGTCATAAGCTGTTTGATCAATTTGAATTCCAGCTTCATGTTTCATAACTGTATCAATTTCTTTTTCACTAGCATTTGGATCATCAACAATTTGGAATACACATAATACTTTATGTTTGTTATCAAAATAAGTATATCCAGGGAATGCATCCATTGTGAATGTAAATGTTGAAGGATCTCCTGTAGAAGCCATAGAGAATGTAAAGTTAGATTGAATTTTTACATTTGGTAATGTAATTTCTGCAGGTAAATCTTTTCCTGTATTTTGATCTCTGAATAATGTAGAAGCTTCAACATAGTAATATCCACCAAAGTTTTCTGCATCAATTTGTAATTCAGATACTTTTGTAGAATCTTTAACAACATAGAAATCAACAAATACTGTTGCTCCTTTATTAGCAGTAGCTCCTTCTAATTTTTTACCATCATCAGAAACTGTTAATCCATCAATGATGTCTCCTGTAACAGATCCATCTTTTTCAGTAATCATAACGAATACTGGAGCAGTTTCATCAATCTCTTCTTCAGATGCTAATGCATCAGTTAAATCGATAACACCATCAGCACTAACGTTAGCTGCAGAAGTAGTGTGAACATGAACTTGAATTCCTTCTTTTTTGAATAATCCAGCACCTGATAATACTGAGAATCCAATTGGAGATAATAAAGCGTCTTCAACTGTGAAAGTTAAAGTTTTTTCACCTTCCCATGCAAGTAAACGGGTATTTCCTCTACCACCTTGTGCATATACAGTAGTAGCTGCACCTTCAACAGTAGAAGTTTTTGCTGTATCGATATATAATACTGGTTGTCCAGCTTTAAATTCAGTAGTTCCAATTTTAACAGCTGATTTAGCTTTGAAAACTACATTACATATTTCTCTTACACCAAATTTCATAATTTTCCTCCTTTTATAAATTTTTAATTTGTCCTTTTACCACTTAATAAGAATCGCTTAATTCTTATTACTATTATCATTTATTATTAGAGTTTGTTAAGACTCCGTTTTCATCAACATCAGAGTGAATATCTTCCATCCAGTCATCGACATCTTGTAAATCCTTTGCTCCTGCCAACTGTGCTTTAAGATGGACATCTCAAGCAATTTTCATTTGGTATCTTTTAAATTCATCAAATAATTGATAAATTGTATAATTAAGCAAAGAATTCATGTCTTTATTTTCTCCTACTGCAAGAATTGAAACATATCTACTCAAAATAGCAATTTTTTGATTATCTTTTCCCTTTGCTGCCGCCAATTTAGCTTGACGATCACGCAGCTTATCAGCAATTTGCCTTGCCAATCCTCCAGACGGGTTATAATCTTTTTCGCCGCCGCCCAGACAAAGTATTTCGTTCAAAAGCCTAATAAAATAATCATAATTATCTTTATTTAACTCAACGGTTATATCATCTTGTTTAAAAATAATTTTCAAATTCTTAGTATCTACTTGAACTTGATAAGTAGGAAATAATAGAGATAATACCATTTGGGCACAAGTTTTATTTATTTGTACACTTGGATTTTTTTCTCTCATTATTGACATTATTATTTCAAAATTACTTATATTTTCTAAACGATTTCTGTCCTCACTATTTAATCTATCTTTTGTAAATCGTAAAAATTCACATCCTGAAAAAAATTTATCCTCACCTATATAAGCTATTTCTTTGATTGTTGGTGGATGTAATAATAAATTGACTTCATCAATAGGGATATCATTTCCAGATAATAACAATAATTCATTAATCATTTTCTTCATCTGGAATACGGTCATCAGAACCATGAACCGCTCTATAAGATAATGTATATCCTGATAAAACTTCATCTAACACTAATTCATTACAACCCATAAAATTTAACTCTCCAATTCCAGTTAACTTAGAATTATTTAAAATACCATCTATATATCCAGCAATTTTTAAAGGTCTAATTTGAAAATCGTCCATTGTCCAATAATCAGTATGACAAACTATATCAAAATGAACTGTACAATCTCTAAATTGCGGATTGCGAGCATTTGGAGTGAAATTATCAAAAGAAATAATAATATAACTTTTAATTTTTTCATGCTCTGGCATTGCAATTTTTGGAGCTAATTTTATATAACCTTCTTCTATTAAAGTTGCTAAAGTAGTACTTCTTACTTTATCAATATATTCTTGCTTAGTTTGATTAGATAAACAATCTCTAGTTGGTATTACTAAAAGTCTAAGTAATTGACGATTTTGAGGTTGATTTTCAAAAAATAGTTTAGTTAAAATTCTTTCTATATCTTTTTCAACAGAAAGAAATGATGAGCTTAAACTAGGAATTTCAATAACATCTCTTCTCATAATATCCAGCTCCTTTTATCTCTATAATGACTTAATAACAACATTTTTAGTTGCTAATATTTCATTATCTTTTACATAATTTAATTCAATATTTCCGCTTTTTGCAGAAGTAATTGAAATTACAACAGAAGTATCTGTTTGTTCTATTATTCTAGCTTTTGAACCAATAATAACCCAATTGCCGCCATCTATACCATCAATAGTATAAGTAACTTTATCAAAAGGATAAACTGAATCATTACCAGAAATAATATATTCCATATTTTCATCTATTGGTTGCGTATTATTTTCATTTTCTTCACCTGCTATATTATCAGCAGTTTCAAACTCATTAGTAAATGCTTCTTTTAAATATATAATTAACATAGTTTCAGAAGTAATATCATTTACCATTTGAACTTCTCAAAGTCTATTATTAATAGTTACTTTTTTAAATCTATGAAAGAAATCTTCTGTTTCTTCATTTCTCGTTATATATAAAACAACCTCATATCCCATTTCACTCCAAGAATTCAATCCTTTTGTATGTCATAATGCGTCTTTAGACCATTTTCCAAGATAGCCATAATAAGAATAGCCATTAATCATGACTTCATCTTCAGCTTTTCTTATGGTACCTCTAAAATAAGCATTCTCTTCTAAAATTTCTTGAATAACAATTCATCTTGTATTTGTCTCTTTTCAAGTAAATACATCTCCTACTTTCATCCCAATATAAGAATACTTTTCAGTAGTAGAAGGCAAATTTAAACATACATCTTCATAAGGGATTGAAATAATTTTATCATCATAATCTTCTTTAAGTTTATCATGATTTATTAAACATCTAAACTCTCTACCATCTTCTAAAATTGCGGTTTGACCTTGATAAGAGTACCAAAGGGCTCTTCTTAAACTTCATAACTTATCATTATTCATTCTAGACTCTTGATTAGGTCCACCATAATAATCAATTCTATTTTTTAAATTATCTAGTGCTGACATTTTCCTTCACCTTATTCATTAAATTTAAACACTCAAAAATAGTTCTTCTAAAATCGAAAAAACTATCTTTTGCATTCAATGTAAATAGCCCTTCTAATTTACAAAGTAAAGAAAAAAGAATGTCTCCATCCATTTCTCCCATTAATCTATTCATTCCCGCAATTTCTTCTATGATAGTAGATAAAAGAGTTTGTCAGTTATTATCTTCTTCCTCTCTCATAGGAAGTAATTTATAAACTAAGTTAATTAACTGCTTTAATCTATTAGAAATATCTTTATTATCTATTTCAATATCATACTTTAATAACATAAAGACCTCCTTAGATAATGTTTAAGATAACATCAGCTTCGCGGTCATCTTTAACTCTAATCTTATTAGGTACATTCATAACATCTCCAAAGGTAGATCTGTATATCCCATTTTCATCTGCAAGTCTTCTTTTATAAAGTCTTTGTAAATGAAATCCTTCTCTCTCATAATCTTTTTTTATCACAAGTAATTTTTGCATATGATTAGCTTGAGATGTAAATTTAAAGTCTGTACCACTATATTTCATTCTAGTGTTTTCAATACTTGCTAATTGTTGTCCTAACCATTCAACTATCATATAGGTTGATAAAATATTTATTTCTTCCGCAGTTAACACATTATTAAAAAAGCCTTCATCATAAATGAAGACTGGGACTTCGATATTATCACTATCCACTCCTTGATAAGTTCCTTGATCAATAAAAGATTCATTTTCATAAGCATTTAAATTTACTCTAGGAAATTCAAATTTGTGAATAGCTGTCATTAACATTTCTTGTAACATTCTAAATGTATCAAGTTCTGTTAATTCCATATACATCTCATCGGTAATCTTAGATAAAAAACTATCATAAACAATAGAGAAAGGTGTAGTAGTTATTGCGTCCATATTACACCTCCTTGCCATCTACTTTGTAATTATAATAGGCTTAGCTTTACGACCAGTTTCTGTAGTTTTTGTTGTAACTGGTGTTGCTCTTCTCTTAGAAGTTGTTTCCTCTACAGGTTCATCTTCTAAAGCAGCCTTTTTCATTTCAACAGCTTTATCAACATTAAAATTTGTCTTTTTTAAAATTTCATCTCTCATAGCAACATTATTAACAGGTAATTCAACAGCTTCTTCTTTTACTAAATCAATAACACCTTTTGGCGCAAAATCTAAAGTATCTTGCAGTTGTTCTAAAGTACCTTCTGTTAATAAAGTTCTAACGGTATCTTTTGTATAATAATACTCTGGTTCAACATTTCCTAAAAGCTCTTCTGCGGCTTCTTTATCTTGAATAATTAAATAATCTTTTAATAAATTTAACCCACCTTTTACCCAAGCAAGTTTTTCTAACTCTTCAAAAGTGATTGTTTTAGTTTCTCCGCCAGAAAAAGTTCTATGTAAGTTTAAATCAGGAATTGTATAACCTACAGTACCATTATCTCTATTAGTTAATTTTATTTCACGATTTTTCTCAACCATAATATTAACTCCTCCTTTTATCTCCTAATTTAATTATATCAAATTTTTTAAATTTTTTCAACTATAAAAAAACTGGAGGAAGATTAATTATAATTAATCTTCAATAGCCTAATTATAATATTTCTTCCTCCAAAGTTTAATTATCTAAAAAATTAGATTGATGCTTCACTATCTAAAGAAGTGTTCTTATATACACAAATATCGTTAGTTACTAATGTAGCAACACCGAATTTTTTGTAAACTCTGATTTCTTTAGACCAATCATGATTGTCTACTTCTTTAACAGCAGTAGGTCCTTCGAATGCGATCTTAACTGGTTTTTCATTTGCTCCAGTAGGAATAATCCAAGCATATGCAGGATTGATAACTTTAGTTGTGTTAGTTTCATCTTCATAAGATTGTTCTAATACAATAACATTATGTCCTTTATAGTTAGCTAAATAACCATTATTCCATCTTTCATCTTTCATTCCATTAGATCTCCATCCAGCTTCTGGAACCATAGTTGCAGCAAATTCATATGTACAGTAAATAGTTGATTTTCCTCCGTATGCATCTGCAATTGAAACTAATCTATCCATTTCAGCTTCAACGAAATCATTTTGAGTTGTTTTATTTCCATCTTGTAGACTTTCAACTGTAGCAATTAATGCTTTTGCGATTTCTCTATAAACAGCTTCATCTAATCCTTCCATAACGATTTCAAGTAAATCAGCAAAATCTACTCTTCCATCTAAGAATTCTTCGAAACCGATTTGAGCAGCTCCACCATAAGCTTCAGTTTGAACTTCTAATACTCTTCCATCTAATTTGAATACTTCGTATACTCCAGCTAATCCAACTCTTGTAACGAATCTTTTTGCTCTTCTTCTAGCAGCAGTAGTGATTTTTTGAACGAAAATTGGTTTGTCACCTTGAGCAAAAGTTTTTACTTCAGCGAACATTCCATATTGTTCTAATACTTTTTTAGGTAATACATCACTAATTGTTTGTTCGATTAATTCGAAAATAGTATTTTTATTTTCTCTATATAAAGCGTAACTTCCAGCTAATTCATTTAATTCATTTCTTAAAGTTTCATTTAATGCTGAATAGCTTAAATTTGTATCTCCAAATGAATACGCTACTTTTGAAGAAGGGTCTGCGTTAGCAACTGCTTTTGCTAATTTAATTAATTCACTTTTAACTAATGCCATAATTCTCTATCCTCCTCTTACGCGATTCTTTGAATCTTAACAGCTTCTTGACCATCTGCCATTGTATAAACTTTTACAACTTTGAATTGAATATCGCTGTCTCCGCCTTTCTTTAAATATCCTGTGTTACTGTCGATTTTTAATACGTTACCAACTTCTAGGTCTTCCATTTCTGTAATTCCTTTATTAGAAGTAGCAGCAGCATATAAACAGTTAGTAGTATAGATATCTCCTACATTTGTTTTGAATACTCTTGGGTAAATAGCTCCGTCAGAACTATCAGAAGCTTTAAGAGCAAAATCTTTGTAAGTTTCTCTATAACCATCGTATAATTTAACTTCGTTGAATACTAACATCCATTCTCCAGCACCTGTTAAATTTACTTCTCCAGTTGCATAGTCATATTTAACGAATTGTCCATTTTCTAATGTTGTTAAATCTGCATTTGCAGGTAATTGAGCGTAAATTTGTCCAGTTCTTTGAGCTGATAAATGATTAGGTTCAACTTGTCCGTAACCTATTCTTTCCATAACTTATCCTCCTCTTTTAATTTTTGCTATTTTGAGTATTTATGCAAGCAGAAATCCATGCAGGAATTTCACTACCTTCATTATTATCAATATTGAAAGTAGCAACTGCAGAGTTTTCTTCTTCTACTTTATTATTATTTTCGTCTAAATTCTCTTTTTCAAAATTAACCTTATTTTTTACACAAATTACACATAATTTTGATTCGATTTCTTCTAGACTATACTCTGACATATGTTCTTTTACATCTTTTTTATCTTCATCAGATAACATATAGAAACTATCAATTAAATTTTGTTTCTTTTCCATTTCAACATTCTTTTTGAATTCTACTAATTCATCATATTTTGCTTTTAATTCTTCATATTCTTCTAAAGAATATTCTTTCTTTTTAGTTTCTACATCATCAGAATTATCTAAAGGTTCTTTGTCTTCAGATTCTTCTTCTTCATTTTCAGATGTTTCTTCTTCATTTTCAGAATAATCAGAAGGAGCATCTCCCTCAGCTTCTTCTTCAGTTTCAGATTCTTCTTCTTCTGAATTTTCCTCTTCGCTTTCAGTTGTTTCTTCTTCTTCCTCTTTTTCTTCAGACTCAGGTTCAGTTTCAACTTCAGCTTCTGTAGAAGTAGTTTCTGTTTCAATAGAACTTTCAGTTTCTTCAGCTTCAACTGTTTCAGCTTCAGTATTTTCAACTTCTTCTTCAACAGCTTCAGTAGTTTTAACTTCTTCTTCCATGTTTTTTCCTCCTTCTAATGCATATTTTAAATCTTGCATCATAGTATATAATGTTTGTTTAAAACTATCATCCACTTTACTGAATGAATTGCTTACTTGAGGGGCAGTAATACTAGCACCTTCAAAACAAGGTTCAACATCTTCTCCTAGAATACATAATTTAGAAAATATCGCATCGTTAATTATAAAAAAGTCCATACCATTATTAACATTAGTTGACCAATGTCCATCTAAAGAACTTTCATCAAGTTCCATAGACTGATTATTTCCTTTTTCAATAACTCTTTTTGCTTCTTCATATTGACCAGTCCATAGATAACCAGTAGTCATTAAATATTTTCTTGTTATTTTATTGCCAAAATCATCAGTATCTTCAAAATCTTGAAACCATACTTTTGCATCTGGTGCAACAAAACCATAAGGCTTTGTTAAACAATTAAATTTAACTCCCTCATCATCTAAAATAACTTGTTCTCCATGATCTGCAAAATCTTCTTTATCTTCTTTGTAGTATCCAACAATAGGAGCTCCTCTTAAAGTCTTTGCCATATCTTTGGCAACGTCTTCGCTTATATAACTATGATTTCTATTCTCTCCAACATATAAAACCTTAATCTCACATTTAGACATTAAAGGATTAATATCTAAAGGTTGAAGATTAATAAATTCAGGAGAGCTAATTGTTGCTATTGATTGGTGCATCATATCATATTCCTCCTTGTTAAAAACTTCTTTTAACTATAATTATATTAAATTTTAGTAAACCCAATTATTATTTTTTGACCTAACTTTGAGATTCCTTATTTTGTATAGTTTTTTCAGTCACTTCTTCACCTTTAGATTCATTTGTAGGTCTTCCAGCTTCCCCTTCTTCAGAAGAAACCTTTCCGCCTCTTTCTTGTCTATTTTTCTCATTAACTCTATTTAATACATCAGAGTTCATTGTACTAGACATCATAGGTGGAATAAATACATTAACTAAGTCTAAAATATCATTTTCAAAGTATGCATTTGCTAAAATAGAACTTTGAGTTTGACCAAGAGCAATTTGAGGTAACATTTTACTGAAACCAACTTGCATTTGTTCTTTATATAACTTAGCCATTTCTTTATAATTATAAATAGTTGTTGTTAAAAGTTGAACTCTATAAACAACTTTTTTATTTTTTCTATTAAACTTTTGAATAATTTCATTTAAAAAATCTTCAAATTGAACAAGTAAATTATACATAGAAGCTTCATCATTTAAAATTGATTTTTCAAGAGCAATATTACCATCAGTATTAAATTGCATTTGAGAAATACCAGCTTCATTAAATACTGTTCTTTCTACTTTTCCTAAATCATCAACAGTAGTTGTAGTATTTCTATCTGCCATATCCGCAACATCAACATCTGCAAAAGTAGTTAATACATCAATTCCAATTGCTTTTGATAACATATTAACTGCATTATTATGAAGTTGTTGAGCTTCATCTACATCAAATACTAAATCACCATTTTTATCAACTGGCATCTTTTGAATTATTATTTTTAATAATTTTTGAGCCATTTTTCTTCTATCTAAATCTTGTGCGGCATCTAAGTCAATAATAGCAGGAATTACCGCAATCATAATAGGAAAATCTTCTCCATTAATATTAAATTTAATTGTTTTAGTTACATCTAATAAATATCAACCATTTTGATCTCCAAAAAAGTCTGGTTGTAATTTACCTTCTTTAAATAATCTATAGCCTTGTCTAAATTCTTTTGGAAATAAATTTAATACTTTCATTCTTTGAGTTGTATCTTTAAATACATCATCAAAATATTTCATATTAAATTCAACCGCAGGTCTATTATTTACTTTATATCTAGATCTACAATATTTTACAGGTAGCTCTTGAATTTGAAGTTTTTCGCCTTCTTCAATAAGATATCCATAATAACATCCATTTTTAACAACTTTTAAAGCCATTTCTCCAAATAATCTTTTTACTTGAAAATCTTCTAAATAATTTAATACCTTATAGAAATTTGTTAATGCTAATTCCTCAGTTCTTTGTTTTTCATCATTTACATATGGAGTTACCATCCAATCATATCTATACATATAAGCTAAATATCTACATAATCTATTATAAATACCACTAGTTCTATAAAAGAAATTAGATACTTCTCTCATAAAAGGAACATTATTTTCAGCGATAGCTCGTAAAACTGTCTCTTTGTCTGCTAATCTTTTATCTATTCTGTGTAAAGAGCCTAAAGTTAATACTGCATCTTCTAAAGTTTTTACACCAACTTTTATTTTAGAAAAGTCAACAGGTCTATATTCATCAGAAATCCCCATCTCTGACATATCAGGACGCATAGAAAAACCTTTAGATTTTATTTCTTGCATTCTATTACTTATCATTTTAGACACCTCTCTTCTTACTAAAATCCTCCAAGTGCATAGTAAGAATTCATAATATAATCATAACTAATTAAACTTTCATCTGTATAAGGTATTGCAATTAAAATAATATTATGTTTACGACAATATTCTCTTTTAAGTAAATCATTATATTGTTGTCTCTTTAATCCACTCTTGCCGCCAAATTTACTCTTTGCAATATAATGTTGTATTCCTTGATACTCGAGTAAAAACATTAATTGATTATCATCATCGAAAATTGCAAAATCAAATCTTAAAAGTCTACCATTTGAGCTATATAAATCAGGAAAAGAATATTCTTCTTGAAAATTGACTCCATTAGCTCGTAAAATATCTTCGATTTTAATCTCTCCACGACTAGCTCTCATTCTCACTATCTCCTTATATATTAATATACACGGACTTTGTTTTCTATATTTGTATAAAAAATTAAATAATTAAATGATTAATTTTTGACCATACACCTATTTGTTTGTAAAAAACATCATTTCCGCAATATTTCTTTTCTTCTTTCTTTTATTTCTATCTTCTTCTTGTTTAATATAATATAAACCATATTCAAATGCGGAAAACTTATCTTTTGGAATTCCTCTACTAGATTGTTTTAAGATAATATTTGCACCTTCATTTTCTTCAACTAAATTTAACATTTGTTCTCTTAAAATAGTTGTAAGAGTAAAAGGCTGCAAGTATTCTTGCCTTTGTGCGGAATCCATATTTTGACCTATTTTAGTAGATAATAATTTTACTTTTGCTTGATTTTCATCTATTAAAAATTTAATTTTTCCGCTACCTAATTGCATTTGAACATAAGTATGAGCTTCGGTATTTATTGGTAAATTAGCTTTAATTAAATACATTGCTCCTTCTTCAACCCCTAGACCTTTTATATTTTTATAAGACTCAACAACATCATCTGTTGTTCCTCCAGCAACTCCAAATGCAGGAAGTTCTTCTCCTGTTTCTGGATCAACTTGTGCTTTTGTCATAAAATCAACAAATCCAACACCAAGTCCATTAGCATCGATTGCCGCAATTTTAGCTTTATATTTATAAAATAACTTTTTAATATTAATAGCTTGAGTTTCAAAATCTTCAGCTTCATAACTATATAAATTAACTAAAGTTTTTAATGCAGCTCCTTGAGGTTGTGGTGTCACTTTAAACACACAAACTTCAGTTGTGCATTTTAAACGACCAACATCGACTCCAAGTACATAATAAGCATTTTTACTACTTCTACCGCTATGTTCATACTCGGGCTGTAATAAAACTCTATATTTATCAAATCTTTCTGCAGAGAAGAAAGCGTTTTCCGCATCTCCACTCCACTCAGACTCATATTCTCTTGAAAATGAACTATCATTATAAGTTCCATCTAATTTTAAATTTGTAATAAAATTTCGAGGTTGTAATCCTTCAAGAACTGGAACTCTTCAAGTTCCGCCTAAAACTATTGCTTCTCCAGGTTCAATAATTTCTTGAATTAAAATTTGAATTAATTTTTCATAAGCAAAACCATTTTTCCAACCAGCTGTAGTAACATAAATTTGAGATTTATTTGCAACCTCCTCTTCATGTCTTGAACCATCTGAAAGACGTCTATCAACAACCATTGTTGGAATGATAACTTCATTTAATAATGTTTTGTCAATTAAGATACACTCTTCCATTAAACCACCAGTTGCACGTTTACCACGAGAACTTTGTTGAGCAGCCATAATATCAAAAACACTACCATTTTTAAATTTATAAGTTACTTCATTTTTACTAGATTTAGTTTGACCTCTTGTTCAGTCAATTTCATTTTTTAAACCAGGAATTAAACTACATAATTCTTCTACTTTTTCTCTTGTAATTCCAGCAGCTTGTTCCTTACCGCCAGTTGTAACAAAGAAGTGTGAACCAGGATAAAGAATACATTTTATCATAGAACCTAAAACCGCTAAAAATGATTTAGAATAACCACGAGGGAAAGTCGCATAGGAATATCTATGACGCATAATTGCTCTTAAAAATATTCTTTGATATAAATACAAATGAAAGTTTTCAGGATTACTTCCGCATAAAAATTCAACAAAAATATCTGGATAAGCACGTCAAAAAGCAACGTATTGTCTTAATACTGGAATTTGTGCTTTAATTCTTTCTTCAGAAATCCCAACCTTTTTAGAAAAGGTCTTAGATTCTGATAATTTCATTAAATCCGCCAATGCCATTATTGATCACCGTCGCTTATCATTTCCGCATCAAGTTCTTTTTGTCTTTCAACTTCATCAAGATACTCAACATAATCTTCATCTTGTAATTCATAATCTTCATTTTCCGCAGCTTCATTCATCTCTTTTTGAATTTGAATTTTCTTTAAAGCATCTTCAATTTGTTGACCAAAACCTAAATCTTGAGTAACCAATTTATGTAAATAATTATTCATATCTTTTAATGTAGCATCAACTTTATCTTGTGGAACATCTGTAACATATTTAGGGATAAAACCTTCTCTTTCACACATAGATATAATTTCACCAACACTATCAACAAAATCATTTTTCTCGTCTTTATTTTGAGCTGCTGTAAATTTTGCAGACTTTCTTAAAGAATCATAAACTTTTGATAATTTTTGATAACCATCTAAATCACCAATATCTAAAGCTTGGTTCATCTTTAAATTTGTTTTACAAATAAATAATAATGTATTAATTGTATCTGCATCTTGAATATCAAATGAACGAGTCATCTCATTATACATTTTTTCTAATTGAACCCATTCATTAGGTTTATATAATCTTCCTCATTTCATAGCAAGGAATATTTTATCATCTTGAGTTAATTCAGCTCCTGGGTCTCCAAGTTCTTCTTCAGACATAAAATCATCTTCATTGAAACCTACAGAACCTGGATTTTGGCCAGTTTGTCCAATTGCGGGCTCTGGTGCATCCGCATGTCGGGTTGCAACTGTAAGCATAGTCTTATATTCAGCTTCAGAAATTTCACCTTTATCAAACCTTTCTTTGGCCTCTTGCTCTCTTTCTCGAGCCTCTTCCTCTGACTTAGCAGCTGCCGCCGCATATTGTTCTTGTAGCATCTCAGTATCATCTCAACCATATTGACGCCATTGTTTTAATTTCATTTTAGATAAATATCTACCAAAAACAGAACCACTTTTTAATTTTGTCGGGTCTTTTTCATAAATTCTATCTCTTAAAGTATTTCATTCCGCAGGAATGTATGGAACATCCATCTTTTTTAATAATCAAGTATAAGTTTTTTCATCAAAATTATCAATGTGCATAGTCAAACACTCTTTACACATTTCTGTTTTAGTACCATCTTTATAAGTGAAAAAACTATTTTCACCCATTCATTTTCTACACTTTTCACAAAAAAACTTATCTTTTTCTTCTGTTATGATTGCCGCCATTATTACTCACCTGCTTCCTCTTTAGCTTTCCTATTTCTACATTCTTTACAAATAGAATAAAAACCATCTTTTGAAGTTTTATTCTTTGAGAAATAAAGATTGTGAGCTAATTTAACTTGACCACATCTAGAGCATCTTTTCCACTTGCCCTTTTCAACCATTGTATAATATCACTCAAGGTAATTTTTAACAGCTCTTTCCGCAATCAATTTAGGTATCTTATTACGCCATAATGAACTAATATATTCAACAGAATGTTTAATACCGTATTTTAATTCAAGTAGGAATTGGATTTCCGCATTACTCCTACCATCTATTTTATAAATTAACAAGTCGTAATATAATGGATAATCATCTTCAAGCGCATCATCTATTAAATTATCCAAATCTAACATCATGTAATAACAATCACTTTCAAACCTACCTCAGCATTCTTGCTTTAACGCAGAATAGTTGCACAATAGTATTGAAATATGTTTAGGATTAAAAAATGAACAAATACAATCACTAACTGGCATTCCGCTTTCATTAATTGTGATGTGCTCATCAAATCTAGTGTAAACAAAAGACTTAACCGCATTAGATGCAAACACTGGTTGTCTAACCATATTTTTAATTGTGTATTGCTCTTGATACATTTCAATTAGCATCTTTTTTAATTTATATTTATTTTTACCTGTAGCTTTTTTCTCTTGTCTCTTAACACTTTCAATCGAGTCCTTAAGATCTGCTAAAGCAGGGATCTCCGCAACATCCTTAGGAGTAATTGATACTTTAGGAGTTAATAAAACATTTTTATCATTTTCTATTGTTATATTATAAAGACCGTCTTCACCATTTTCAAATTTACTTACTAAACCTTGATATGAAGTTTCTCTCTTATTTATCGTTATTAATCTATTATCAGTCATTATTTCTTTTTTCTTTTTTTCATCTTTATCCATTGCCATTATTATATAATTACTTAATATCTCAATGTATTTTTCAGTTAATTGATTAGGAGAAGCATTTCTAACAATTTCTTCAACAAGCTTTTTTCTTTCCGCAGGATCTTTTAAGCTATAATCTAGTTTCTTTAAATCCATTAGCACTATTCTCCTTTTCTAAGTTTAATCTTTTTTGACCTTCTATAATAATATTCTAATTCAAAATTTTTCTTTTGTCAACCTTGGTTTTTACATCTTTTTGACAATTATAAAAAAATATTATATAATATTATTAGAAAAAGAGAAAAGAAAAAAATAAAAACAAGAGGTGTATAATGAAAGTAAAGTTATACCTAACGTGATTAAAAATAAAATTATTCTGGACAAGAGTAAAGAAGTATGCGTGAGTTGCGGCGGCTGTCGCCTTACTTGTGGCGGTCATGTGGTTAATATTTGCACGACCTGGTGCTTCCGCATACTATTATATAGATTGAAATGATAATCACGGAGTTGCAACTGATTGTTGAGTTGAGAAAAGTGGGTTGTATTGCACAAAGCAGTATGGCGGCACTGTTGCGGTTAAGCAATTCTGTGAAGTTAATGAGTAGATACACCGTAATTCACTTTCCTAGGTGTGTATAGATTTTTTGAGAAGAAGGTTCTGATAACTCCTTCTTTTCGTTTGTCCTAAAAATAGGGGTGGGTCGTGTACCGAATTTGAAAATGGATTTGGAAAGATATGTGTCGAGGTAAACGCCCTTTGTAGAATTAATCTAGATTTTTCCCAAAATACTACCGCCCACCAAAACATTACGTTCCGTAGCAGGCGGAAAGAATTCCTGGCGTTGATTAAAATCGCAGGAGCGTAAAGAATTGAAGCGATGCGAATTAGTTGACAGAATTTGACATTACAAATTTTCTCGTTTGACATTTGAACTTTACACAATTAGACAATTTTCCTAAAAATAAAAATAATTATTAAAAAGTATTGACAAACAATTATTATTATGTTATAATTAAAGTGTAATAAAGGAGATGTGGTAAAATGGAGCAACCAATGTTATTTGATAAAGATGAATATTTAGATACAACAATTGAATTAAAAAAGATGATTAAAACAATAATTGATTGTTATGAAGATGAAAATAGTTTAATGTATTGTGATACTGAAACAATGTTAAATTTAATAAAAATGTTAATTTTTTATTAAAAACCTATTGACAAACCTTAACAACTATGCTATAATTAAAGTGTAAAAAGGAAAGAGAGTTGATTAAAATGATAAAATATTTCATTAAAAATATAAATAAAAAGGTCGTATTTGAAAGCACTGACTATTGTAAGACTTTAGAAGTTTATCAACAATTACATCAAAATGCAAATGATTATTACATAACAACAAATTGGAAAATAAGATAAATAATAAATAAATAAATAAAACAATAAATAATAATTAAATAAGAAAGGAATTGATATTATGTTAAAATTATTTTTAGATTTAGATGGAACATTAGCAAAGTTCAATAGTAAGAAAAATGCATTAGAAAGATTTGACAAAGAGAAAGGTTTTTTCTCAAGTTTAAAACCATTTAAAAACATTGAAATTATTAATGAAATTGCTAAAAACAATAATGTAGAGGTTTACATAATAAGCGCTACTCCAAACGAGCAAGCAGACAATGATAAAATGATTTGGATAAAAACTTATCTAAAAAATATCAAACAAGAAAACATTTGTTTTTGTAGATTAAATGAAAACAAAGCAAAAGTAATCAAAGACAAACTAAACATTACAATTGACAAAGAATGTATTTTGTTAGATGATTACACAAAGAATTTAATTGAATGGAAAAATCTAAATGGAATTGGAATTAAAAGATTAACTTCAAAAGCAGACAATTCAAGAAAGATTTGGAAAGATTATTCAATTAGAAATCTAATTCAATTAACAAAAACACTTGACAAAATTGCAATAGAGAATTGTTAAGTGCAATGCGGACACCGATGCTACACGAGAAAGGTCTCACCTTAGAGAGTGAGTGAGCATCATTTCCGCATGACATCAACACAGCAAATGAAATAAAATAAAAAATAAATAAAAATAATAATTAATAATACAATAATAATGTAAAGTAATTTACATTATTTTTAATGTAAACTAAATGTCAACTCGGCGGCTCGGCGTGGGCTGTGGCGAGCCGCATTTTACACTAGACTTTACATGTAAACTTTTGTCAACC